TGAATAACCACTTATTCCGCTAAATCCAGAAATACCTGAATATCCGGAGTATCCGGAAATTCCGCTAAATCCAGAAATACCTGAATAACCACTTATTCCGCTAAATCCAGAAATACCTGAATATCCGGAGTATCCGGAAATTCCACTTATACCACTATATCCTGAAAATCCACTAATTCCTCTAAATCCTGATACTCCAGAGTAACCACTATAAGAACTAATTCCAGAGAATCCACTAGTTCCACTAATCCCGCTAAAACCAGAATAAGATGAAATTCCGGAATAACCACTATAGGCACTAACTCCGCTATAACCAGAAAATCCAGAAATACCTGAGTAGCCACTATAACCTGATTTTCCTGAATATCCACTTATACCGCTATATGCAGAAATTCCACTATAACCAGAATAAGAACTAATTCCAGAGAAACCAGAATAACCTGATTTTCCTGAATAACCACTTATTCCGCTAAATCCAGAATATGCAGAGAATCCTGACAAACCACTATAACCAGAGTAGCCACTAATTCCAGAAATACCTGAATATCCACTTATACCGCTAAAAGCACTAATTCCACTATAACCTGAAACACCTGAATATCCAGACCATCCGCTTATACCACTAAATCCAGAAATACCTGATTTACCGGAATAACCACTGTAAGCGCTAAATCCAGAATATGCAGATATTCCCGAGAATCCTGACAAACCACTATAACCAGAATAGCCACTTATACCGCTAAAAGCACTAATTCCGCTATAACCTGAAATTCCAGAGAAACCTCTTATGCCACTATAACCAGAAATACCTGATTTACCTGAGTAGCCACTATAAGCTGATATTCCTGAATAACCTGAAGATGCAGCTGTTCCATTTTGTCCACTATAACCAGATAATCCTAAACCTGAATGACCGCTTATGCCACTATAACCAGAAATACCTGATAATCCAGAGTAACCACTATAACCGGATATCTCTAAACCTGAATATCCGGAAAAACCTCTTGGTGCGTTATGAGGCTGTGGACGTATCATTATTTATCTCCAATTTATTTAGAAAAAATTTATAAAGACAAAACTAGAAGTAAAACTAATGTTGCAATTGAACCAATTCCTCCTGCAGCAAATAAACTTCCCCATCTTGGTTTTTTAGCTTCAGTTAATTCATCATTTAAAACTTTTTCTTTTTGTTTATAGATTTCTTCATTTTTATCTTTTAACTTTTCAGCTGCTTCAAATTTATCATTTAATAAATTAACTTGTTCTTTTAATAATTCAGTTTGTTTTATTAATTCTTCATTTGATTTTTCAATTAATACAATATTTTTTTCTAATAATCTACCCTTTTCTATTTCTACTACTAATCTTTTAGAATCTTCAACTGAGAAACAAACTCTATCCTGTGAATACGAAAATTCTACAATAAATAATAATAAAAATGAAATAATTAGTGATAGTAAAAATTGTTTAGTATGTTTCATATCCAAGATCCTTAAACCTTTCTCTGACTTCTTTTTCATTTTCTGGTGGTTTAATATTAATTAATTGTTTTTTTAATTTTGAAATTTCTTTTTGATAATTTAAATTTATATTTCTGCTATCTTCTAATTTATTTTGTATAATTTTATTTTGCTCATCCTTATCCTTAATAATTTTATCATATTTTATTTTTTCTTCAGATAATTTATCATTTAATAATTTTTGTATTATTTCACTGTTTGGATCCGGAATATATCTTCCATAGGTAAAACCAATAAATACAATAGCAATAACTACAAATACACCAACACCAATTAAAATTTTATTTTTATATTTTGTTATTGTAGGTATCATACTTTCAATTTTTTCATTCATCTAAACAACTCCTAACATTTTATTTGCTGCCTCTCTAGCCTCTTTTGTATTCTTTCCTTGATTCTTAAGATATTTAAAAATTTTTATCCATCTTTCTCTAAATTGAGGTTTTCTCATAACTTGTCTTACTAATTTAATTGATATTTCTAATTGAATTAAATTTAGGTTAAATTCTAAATTTTCTTTTAGACTATTCATTTTATAAACTCCTTTAATTTATTATCATCTAGATAGCATTTTTCACATATAATTTTTTCTCCGGTTCTATCTATATGATAACCTGTCATTACATAATAAGATCTAGTAATTTTATTACATCTATTACAAATAATTCTGTTTTTATTTTCCATTTTTAAAATGAATCTTATACATCTTGAGTTGATTTTTGAGAACCAGAATTAACACTCATTTTATTATTCTCTTTGGTAATAGGTAAAACAGATTCATTTATAGGACTGCTATAAGGTCTTTCAGCAAAACTTTGTACTCCTTTTCCTATGAATGCAATTCCATTTGAAACACCCAATGCTGTGTATACTCCAAGAGGTATATCAATCATAGTTCTTGTCCAGATGCATATAAATAACCATGTATACCATACAACAACATTTGATAATAAAACTGAAAATAAAAATGCAAATCTTCCAGCTGATTGTGTTCCGCAGAAATCTATTAATTCTCTAAAGTATAATCTATTCATACAAATTCTCCTACCTCTTCTGATACATTATTTAATCTATTTAACCAACCTTTCAAAAAAATATTTTGTGAAGGATTGATACTTACTAATTTTCTATAAAATAATTCTCTTTCTTGTATCATATTAGCAATTAATTGATTCTTATCTATTTGGTTAATTGTTGACATTGTATTCGGTCCTAATAAACCATCTACAACTAAATTTAAATCTTGTCTATTTATCGCTCTTTGTAATATCTTAGCTGCATTTTTTGGTCCAGAATTTACGCTAAAATCAAACATTAAGAAATCAACTCCACCTGGAAAATTATCTAAATTTAATTTATCCCAATAATATTTTTTATAAATAGGTTCTACTTTTTCTGAATCTAATAGTTCAATATCATCAATATTAACATCTCCATCTTCATTAAAATCACCATATCCATATTCATGATAAAAAGTTTTTAATGTAGAAAGAGTTATTCCTAAGTTTGTTGGTCCACCTTTATCTAATGGATGATTACTAAAACCGCCTTCATATCTTAAAATTTTTGATAATGAATTTTTGAAGTTTTCTTCCATAATAGTATTTTCCTTTTTTAACAATACTAAGTTAATTTATTAATTTGTTCTATTAGTAAGATATCATTAGAACGGAAAATTTCCCCATATTAGAAAATGACTAATATGGGGAAATTTTAAAATTCTTAATTATTTTTAGTAGCTGGTATTAAATTTAAACCTTTTTCATTTAAGTTAATTTCATTTTTATTTCCAAATTGTGAATTATTTACTAAACTTGAACCATAAAAAAATATAATATCATCTTCTAAAAATTTATATTCTGTTTCATCTATTGTTATTACATATAAAAAAAGTTTTCCTGTTTTTTTACTAATATTTTCTTTTAAAATTGGAATATCAACTTCAATTTTATTTTCTTCTGTATTTATTTTTCCTGGAAAAATAAATGATTCATCATCTACATTTATTTTTAGAAAAACTAATTTTATCTTTTTAATAACATAATCATTAATATTAAAAACCAAACTTTTATTATTATTTAAGTTAATTTTTCTCATAATTTTACTTTTTGAAAAAATTTATAATTTGATTGTAAATTTCAGGCGCTCTAAAAAATACATTTTCTGAAAAAGTGTAATTATCCCACAAATCAAATTGATTCGCTCTTAGATTTTTTCTATCTTTTAAAATATTTAAATTTTCAGAATAACCAAATATTTGTGGATCAGAAATTCCCCATATAACAACACCAGGTTTTCCAACATGATGACTTAAATGAGGAAAAAAGTTATCAACTGAAATCCAAAAATCACATTGATCTATAAGATTCTTAAGAACTTTTATTGGTAAATGTTTTCTAAAATCTTTTACCAAACCTGGTTCTCCTTCAACTCCTAGTTGAACAAGTTGCTCATTTTTAAATAATGAAATAAGTTCTTTCCAGTATGGATAATTTTTTGGATTCCTTTTACCACTTCTCAATGCTCTTGAGTAAGGACTAATTAAAATCATTATTTATAAGCCTCCATTCCCAAATTAATATTTTCACAACCTATATATCTTAATGCTGGTACTGTAATAATATTTTTAAAACCAACTTGCTCCAAGGTCCATCTTAATTGTGTTTCTGTATATAGAAATTTATGAATTTCACCAGGAACCCATGGAATAGCAAAAAATTGACCATATAGATTCACTCTATCAGTTTCACTTGCTTTAATAAATGCTTCACAAGTAGTTAATAAATTAGGCGTTTCTAGATGTAGTTTTCCATCTTCTTTTAAAACTCTTTTCCATTCTTTTAAAACATCAAAAGCTTCATAAAAATCAAAATGTTCAATTAAATGCATAGACAAAACTTCATCAACTGAATCATCTTCATATGGAAGATTTTTAGCATCACATTTTACCTCAGCATCTTTATTGTATAAATCACAATTAACATAACCGGGTATTATCATACTTCCGCAACCAAGGTGTAATTTAATAATATCCATTTTTAAACTCCATAAAAAATTCTATATGCTTCAACAATACTCTTTGTCCAGTTATTATCTATCATCCATTTATAAATATTTTCGTTATTACTAGGACCTGATGATTGAGCAATAGATATCAATGTTACATCAGGATGATCATCAAATACTTCTGGGAAACAAGCACCTATAATTAAATATTTCCATTTCTTTTTTAGATCTGGTAATATGTTTAAAAATGCAAGATGATCACCTAATCCACAATCTAAGTTAATTAATTTATAACCCCAAGATTCCATTTTCTTAGTAAATAGATTTTCATCATGTTTATAAAACCATTCTGAATTATGACTTCTAATTCCAGTTGATTGTTGTTTTAAATGATGAATTACAATTGTCTGATCTACAATTAGTTTATAACCTTTTTCTTTTAACTCATGTGTAAAAAGAGTTTCCTCTCTATGGGCTACTGGAGATAAATCTAAACAAAAATCTACAATATTTGCTCTATAAAGAAAAGTACTATGTAGATGATCAACTTCAATAACTTGATTTCCAAAATTCCACTGGACATTAGCTTTTGAATATATATCTTCTAATTTTGGTGATGATTCTCCTCCATAACCTTTAGTTAAAACTACACCACCAACTGCACCAACATCATCTTTCATATGTGATAATAATTTCTCAAGAGAATCAGGACAAGCTATTTCATCATCATCAAGTCTCCAGACAAATTTATAACCACTTTTATTAGCAATTTGATGACCATGATGTTGACCTTGTTTTAATCCAAATAATACTTCCCATTTAATATTATATAAATCAAACATTTCAAATAAATATCTATATGTTTCATTTTCTCGTAAGTCAACTCTATCTTCATCTGTATTGTCATCATATAGAATAAATTTATCAGGTTTAACAGTTTGTGTAATTATTGATTGAATTGTTAATGGAAGTGTGCTAAAATATCTATTTTTAGTTGCAACAAAACAAACAACATTTTTCCCAATTGTTCTATCAAGAGGTAATATAGTTTCAGATTTTATATACTCTTTTATATTTTTAGAATCTTTTTTAATAATTCCAATTCCCATACTATGAGATGGACACCCTGGATACTCATTCTGATCAATAAATTCCCAACTTGGATATAATTCTTTTATTTCATTCCAAAATTGAGCAACATAACAACCATATTGTCTATGATGTTCTGAATCAACTATATCATGAAATATAAGATATCCGCCCATTTTTAGTAATGGATAAAAATTTTCAAAATCTTTTTTTACTCCTTCATAAGAATGATCCCCATCAATAAATAATAAGTCAACTGTTCCTACTTTATTTTTAACATCTTCAATAAAATTAGCATCATGACTATTACCTGGAATTTCTGTTATAAATTTTTCATAAGGAGAATCATTATATACTTGTCGCCTATAAGTAATTTCTTCTTTTCCAACATAACCATTATCTTTAAAATTTCCCCACTCAAAATTTAGATCACAACAAAAAACTTTTCCATTACATGGTTCAACTATATGTGCCCATAATAATGCTGTACCACCTCTATATGTGCCTACTTCTAAAACTTTTTCTATTTTCTCAGCACTAAGGAATTCTTGAACCATTTCTAATTCATATTTCTTCTGAGCAGTTGGCCATGTAATTTCGATTTTATCTCTTGTTAACTTTTCATTTTTATATCTATCTATTACAATTTGTCTATTTCTTTCATATATTTCATCTTGCATCCATTCAGAATGATGCTCTGTATGAAAAATTGGAAAGTTTCCTACAAAATAATTATTATCTTGTCCAAGTTTTGTATATGGAACTTGAATCAATTTCCATCCTGCATTTTCAGCTCTAATACAAAAATCAATATCTTCAAATCCTCCTGGATTAAATATTGGATCTAAGTTTCCAATATTTTCTAATACTTTTCTATGTATGGCTGCACAGAAAAATAGAATAAAATCACGATTCATAAATGGTCCCTTTAATGGACCAGTAATACCAATCTTTTCATCTTCATCAAACGGTTCTGTTAATAATTTAATCCAGTTATCTCCAAGAATAGTAACATCTTGATTAATAAGAATAATCATATCTCCAGAAGCATTTTGCATACCTATATTTAAAGCTCCGGTTGCTCCTAATGCTTCATCAAACCAATAATATTTACAATTATTTCCACTAATCTGATCTAAGAATTTTTTAGTTTCTTCACTACATCCATTTGCAACAATTACTACTTCAACCTCTGACATATTTGTATGTTTTACAATACTATTCCAAGATTCTATAAATCTATTTAAATTATTTCCATATACTGGAATAACTATAGATACTTTATTTTTTTCTTTTTTAACTCCATATCTTTCCTCTAATATTTTTTGGTCCTCTTTAATTATCTTATCCCAACCATCAAGACCATAAAAATCATGAACTGTTGCTTCAGCTTGGTGCCAGATTGGAAAACTTCCAGTTAAATGAGTTGGATTTGAAGTTGCATCTAATACTTCATTTGATGGAACCTGACTTATTAAATAACCTTTTCTTTTTAATCTCATACAAAAATCAATATCAACACCACACTTTAATGATTCATCTAATAATCCAATTTCTTCAAATAAATTTCTTTTAATTAATGCACAAAAGAATAAAATAAAACCATATTCTGCATCTTCTTTGCTTAATGATAATTTTCCTGCCCCTCCAAGAATTGGAAGCATTTTAAATGGACCTGTACATCCAATTTTTTCATCATTAAATGGTTGCAATAAAGAATCTATCCAATAATTTTTTGGTGAGGGAAGAATTTCACAATCATCATTTAGTAATAAAACATATTCACCACTAGCGGATTTAATACCTTCATTTAGAGCTATAACTGCCCCTAAAGGTTTATCAAACCATTTACACCAAATAGAAATATTAGAATTTATATTAAGTTCTAATACATAATCTACTATTTTTGGGTCAGCTCCATTCGCAACAATTAAAATCTCTTTATCAGATAAATTTGTAAATTTAATTAATGATTCAACACATTTTTTAGTTAATTCTAAATTCATAGTGGGGATTACAATACTTACTTTTGTCATTAATTATTCTCCTTTGTCTTTAAAAATGTTTTTTCATATATTAATCTCTCTCTACAAATAACTTTAACTAAAAGATCTATATCATTTCTTGTACATTTTGAATACATTCCTGGTTTAACATTATAATCTGAATATACAAGTTCACCACTATTTTTATCATAAAAAATAATTGAATATTTTTTAGCTTGTCTAAATCCATTTTTTAGTTTAACTTCTACTAATACTCCATCTTCTAAAACTGTAGAAATAATTTCAATATTATTTATTAACTTATTTTTTGGTTTCATAATCTTGTAATAAACCTCTCATTGGTCTTTTTTTAATCCATTCTCTAAATTCAATTTCTAGCTCTCTAAATTCTTCTTTAGACAACCATTTTGTATCAGTTGTTATTCCTCCTGTTCCATCTTTAGATACTTGATAAAATTGATCATAATCATCTGTTATATTTATTATTCCGTATTTTTCTAAATTATTTCCAACTTCAGTTCCTGGATATGGTACAAATGTTGAAACAAAAAGTTGATCAGGATTTGAATATTCTATAAATCTTTTTGTTTCTTCTAATGTATCTTTTGTTTCACCAGGAAAACCAATTATAAAAAATGCTCTTGATGTAATTCCATATTTTTTTGCCCATTGAATAACATTATAATTATCTTCAACTTTAACTTTCTTTTTCATCCTATCAAGAATATATTGAGATCCAGATTCTATTCCCCATGCTATTGCTTCACAACCAGAATCAGCTAATCTTTTATATATTTCTTCTGAATCATTTCCTGCCCTTCCCATACATCTAAATCTAAGATTTAAAGATTTTATTTCACCTAAAATTTTAAATAATCTTTTAGGTTTTAAAGTAAAAATATCATCTTGAAAATTAATGCTTTTAATATTAAATTCTTCTTTTATTTTTTTAATATCTTTTATAACCGTATCAGAATCTGCAAATTTAACTCCATAACCTAATAATTTGTGCATTTGCTCAAGTCCGCAAAATGAACAATTATGAGAAAGAATATAATTACCACCATTACTAGTGGATACAAAGTAATTCTCATAAGGTTCACATCTAAAATTGTACACTTCTTTTTTAGTTTTAATTTTTTCTATATTTTTTATTTTTAAACCATTATATGTAAAATTTCCGATTTTTTTAATCAAAGATTCTTCATCTTTTAATTCATGTTCCCATATTTCCAGAACTTTATATCCAAACTTTTCATAATTTTTAATTCTTCTTTTATGGTGTTCTAACCACCATTCATTTTTAGGATCTGGACAACACCCTTTACATTTATGCCAATAACAACCATATAACTCTATAAGTTTCTTTTCTCCATCTTTACTGGTATAATCTGGATAAAACCATCCTATTTTATTTGAATATCCTGTAAATTCATATCTATTTGGAAAATTTTCTTCTAATATTTTTAATAATAATGTTTCAATTCCATTTATTTCTCGATTAAAAAGATTATTTACATGAGGTTTATGCATTGGATTATTTATTTTGAGCCTTGTACTATTTCTTTTTTTCCAATCAATCCAATCTTTTTCAGTTGAAATATATTTCATATGCCATAATTCTTTTGGAGCTTTTTTAAAATATGGAACTATTTCTCCAGAATTATTTTTCTTTTTTAAAATATTTTTTACTTTATCAGAAATATTTTTATTTTTCATTGGATTATTAATTTTCATTCTATTAGATGTGTTATTACACATCTCTTTCCATTTATCTAAATTTTTATATTTAATATTCATTTCTTCTTTAGAATGTTTTTTCCATACTAATTTAAAACCACCAATAATTTCTCCATTTTTAATTCTGGTTTTTAATGTTTTACTAACTTTATCTCGTATTTCTTGATTTTTCATTGGATTATATAATTTTTTCTGGAAAGATATTTTATCTCTAAAATTAATTTTATATATTTCATCATCTATTTTTAAATCCTGCGCTCGAATCCAATTTTCTCCTACAAAAAATGGATGTTCTGGAGTACAATTAATAGAACTATTATCTTCAAATGTTAATTTTAATAGATTAATTGTGTCATTTTTAAATAGTTCTTTAACTTCTGTTTCTACAAGTTTTCCATCATTAAATGCTATTAATTTATCACCAACTTCAATTTTTTCTATAGATTTATTACTTTTATTACTTACAATTACTTTTACACCTTTTGGAAAACAATGATATGGGCAACCACGAGAAGTTAAATATGGAAGAGATAATTGATTTGAAATTTTACGACTATAACTATTTATATCTATAAGATCATAAGATGGAAATTCAAAATAATTTTCAGGTTCTTTTCCATTAATAATATGATTTTTTTCTTTTCCATTAATAATATCAATTATAGAAACTTCTCCATAACCAACTACTACATGATCTGCATATGAAAAATCATTTGGACAAGCTGTAGGATGTGCACCGCCAACAATAATTTTACTATTTGGGTTTATAGATTTACATTTTTGAATTATATCTTTGGTAATCTGAAGAGAGGAAATGTAAACTGTTATCCCATAAAAATCTGCATACGGAATATTCCAGTTTACATTTCCTGATAAATCAACAATTTCTACATCTAGATTGTTTTTTCTTAGATGACTTGCAATATACAATAAACCAAGTGGTGGGTCAAGTCTATCATCTGTAGAATTTAAATGAGGTGGGTGTATAAGTACGGTTTTCACATAAATCCTTTCGCTTTTTATATATTGTTCTAAAAAATTATTTTAATATCTTATTTATTTTTAAACTCCATCTGGATAAGGAGGTCTATCTGGTATAATTGATTCAGGTGTAGGATTTGCTACAATAATTCTTAACTCTGCTCTATACGTTAACCAAGATTGTGGTACAACTATTTCTTTTTCATAACATCTCAAAATAGTAATATCTGATTTATCTAAAGCAAGTTGAGCTAAATTTTTTATTTTTTTCTTTTTTTCTTCTTCTTTCTCTATAATAATACTTGGTTCTTTACTAAGAGCTTCTGCAAATTCTTCATCTGTCATCCATAATACACTAATCTCATTTATTTTATAACCAGCTTTTAAAGCATTTTGTCTTAAAGTATCTAGATTTTTTTCTCTTTCTTCCAAATCTTCAGAATATCCACCGCTCTGCATTTCAATTAATTTACCTGTTGATTTTAACAAACATACTCTATTCATAATCTTCCCCCTAAATTATTGTAATGCTATATAATAGTAATAACAAAGTTTTCCATATGCTCCTGCTGAAGACCATGTAATTGTAAAACCATTAGCTCCAAATGAACTAATATTTCCAGCCTGAGTTCCAGCAGCAGTTTCAGTTAAAGATATAAAAGAACCACTATTTGCAAAAGCAGTTACCCATACATCTGATTCAAGATAAGCAATTCCTTGATTTATTAAACTAGAACTAACTCCAAATGATGCAGATGATGAACAGACTGCAAAACAAAAAACTACAGTTGGTTGAAATGGTATTCCGCTTATAACTGTTGCAGAAGAGTCACTATGATATTTTGTAAATGATCCTGCATATGAAATAGCTGTACCAACTGATCTCCATTCTGGTGCATTTCCTGCTGGATTTACATATAATCTAGCATTTGGAGCTCCAATGGCTAATCTTGTTAAAGGTCCTCCCCAGTTAAAATATATATCGCCATTAGCATCACTTCCTAATACAATTCCCGAATCTCTAACTCTAATGCCTTCAACAACTACTCCATTTCCAGGTGTTAGTTCTTGAACGATATCCTGCTCAATTCCATAATGTTTCATTTAAGAAATTCCTCCAAATACTTATAATTTTAACCAGCAACGTATGTTCCAAAAATAGGTTCACAGAACCAACTATAACCACCACCAGAATTTTTAAAAGTAAAAAACCTTGCGCAAGTTCCTGTAGCATAACCTGACTCAACACTAACATAGCCACCATCAGTTCCTGCGACTCCAAGTAAGTAAATAATTTCTCCAGTTTGACATTTTAATCTAAAATATTTTGCTCTAACAGTTGGTAATATAGACATAAATGATAGACCAGATTCAGCAGTTGGTAGCTCAATAAGACAATCTGCATCTGTCATTCCATAGTTAGAAACTATTGTTTCACAACATTCAACTACAGTTAATGGACTAGAAGCTGAAGATGTTTTAAATATTTCTTTGCTTTTTCTAAGAATAGTATCTGGTAAAGTTTCTCCTATTGGTCCAGGTGAAGCTAAATCAACTACTCCACTATAACCACTCTTTCCAGAATATCCGCTTGTACCTGTAGTCCCTGGAGGTCCATTTACTCCAGAATAACCACTTATTCCACTATAACCTGAAATTCCAGAATAACCAGATTGTTGAGCATCAGATCCAGAGAATCCACTTATTCCACTATAACCTGAAATTCCAGAGATCCCTGAATAGCCGCTTATTCCACTATAACCAGAAGTTCCTATTCCAGAATATCCTGATTCTCCACTATAACCAGAAGTTCCTATTCCAGAATATCCTGATTCTCCACTATAACCACTTATTCCACTAGGACCTGAATATCCTGATTGTTGAGCAGATTCTCCACTATAACCACTTATTCCACTAGGACCTGAATATCCTGATTGTTGAGCATCAGATCCAGAATAACCACTAGTTCCAATATAACCACTGATACCAGAATATCCGGAGATTCCAGAATATCCGCTTATACCACTATAACCAGAAACTCCGCTATAAGCTGAAATACCTGAGTATCCGCTAATTCCAGAATAACCGCTTATACCACTATAACCAGAAATTCCTGAGTATCCTGATTCTCCACTATAACCACTTGTTCCTATATAACCACTTGTCCCAGAAATTCCACTATATCCACTAATTCCTGAATAAGCTGAAATTCCACTATATCCACTAATTCCGCTATAACCAGATATTCCAGAATACCCAGAAGTTCCTGTAAGACCTGTTTGACCAGGAGGACCATCTAATCCAGAGTATCCGCTAATTCCAGAATATCCTGATTCTCCGCTATATCCACTAATCCCAGAGAATCCTGAAACTCCAGAATATCCTGATTCTCCACTATAACCAGAGATTCCCGAGAATCCTGAATAACCGCTTGTTCCAACACCACTATATCCAGAATACCCTGATCTTCCAATTCCTGAATATCCACTTATTCCGCTATATCCACTTATTCCTATTAAACCTGTTGGACCAGGAGGGCCATCTAAACCCGAGATTCCACTATATCCGGAGATTCCTGAGAATCCTGAAACTCCAGAATATCCTGATTCTCCGCTATATCCACTAATTCCTGAATAACCGCTTATACCGCTATATCCACTAATTCCTGAATAACCACTTATTCCGCTATATCCACTAGGACCAGAATAACCTGATTGTTGTGCATCAGATCCTGAATAACCACTAATTCCTGAATAACCGCTTATACCACTATATCCACTAATTCCTGAATAACCGCTATATGCACTCCTTCCGCTATATCCACTAATTCCTATTAAACCTGTTGGTCCAGGAGGACCATCTACTCCTGAGTAACCACTGGTTCCTGAATAACCACTTATTCCGCTATATCCAGATGCTCCACTATAACCTGAAAAAGCTGCCTCGCCATCTAAACCACTATATCCTGATATTCCAATTCCTGAATAACCACTTATTCCGCTATAACCAGAAATTCCTGAATAACCGCTTATTCCGCTATAACCAGATGTTCCGCTATAACCTGAAGCTGCAGCTTGGCCATCTAATCCGCTATAACCTGATAAACCCAATCCTGAATAACCAGATACCCCTGAATATCCACTTATACCACTATATCCAGAAATTCCTGAGTAACCTGATTCTCCTATTCCTGAGTAACCTGATTCTCCTATTCCTGAGTAACCTGATTGACCAGTACTACCAATTCCTGAATAACCTGATGTTCCAATTCCTGAATAACCACTTATACCACTATATCCAGAGATACCTGAATAAGCTGAAGTTCCACTAAATCCAGAAATACCTGAGAAACCAGATACTCCTGAATGACCAGATAATCCACTATATCCGCTTTTTCCTGAATGGCCAGATGCACCAGTAGGACCGCTTATTCCGCTTATTCCAGAATATCCACTAATACCTGATTGACCTGAAATTCCACTGATACCAGAATACCCTGAAATTCCACTATATCCAGATTGTCCAATTCCGGAAAATCCACTTGTACCACTATAACCAGAAGCTGCAACTGCTCCATTTTGTCCACTTATTCCACTATAACCAGATACCCCTGAACTTCCAATATATCCAGAATATCCGGATACCCCTGATTTTCCAGAATATCCAGATTGTCCAACTATTGTTATGGTTTGTTGTGACATTTTTAGTTCCTTATTTTATTCAAGATTATATTTTGAAACAAAGTCATTCCCTTCATTAATAATTTTTTGTCTTTCTTTAATAAAGTTATTCCAAACTTCACAATTTTCGTTTCCGCAAATTAATTTTTCAGTTTTAGCTTTTTCTTCTCCGCAATTTTTTATTAAATTTGAAGTAATAACATCGACATCTTTTTTTGATTTTACTTCAAAACCTTTAAATATTAATGCTGTTTCTATCCATTTTCCATTTTCATATTTTGGTTTAAATAAATTGTCAGTTGGTTTAGATATATTTTTAAATTCATTAGGAACTTCTTCTCCAATTTTATTAATAAAATATTCTTTTCCATCTGTATCATAATATAAAGTACCCCTAAAATCAGGTTTAATAACCCATTCAATATCATCGTTTTCATAAATAGCTACTTCATTTATTTTTAGTTTAGGTGGCTGTGTAAATGTTGAAAATGCTGGAGATGTATATTTTTTTCTTCTTTCTATTTTAGAAACTTCCGGATCAAATGATGCATCAGATGGTCCAATGTATTCAAATGTTATTCTATCATAATTATAAACTATATTTTTTTCAGATATATATACTTTACTCATTTTATTCTCCTAACCATTATGCATATTTTATACAGTACATTACTGCCATATTTTTTGGTCTTGTTTCAGTATCTGAATTATTAACATGAGACGTTACTTCTCCTACACTAGCTTCCAAACTACCAAAAGTAGTCCCACCTGCGTCCGAAGTTCTTGCAACAAATGGAATTGGATGTGTATGAGAAATAATTCCATCAGCCTGATATGTTCCAACATAATTTCCAGAAGTAATTGTTGCTCCTGTCATGTATGTATCAACACCGACTCTGGATGCAGCATCTGGGTCACCCGCTGGAGCAGCAAGAGTATTTTGCCACCCTCTTAGAAAAACACCTCTATAATCTGGAATTCCAAAATATAATCCACTATCTCCATAAGCACCATTTAAAATAGAATGTAATGTTGGATAAACAGATTTTAATTTCCATGATCCATCACATTCTAAATATCCAGCTGGAGGTGTTTCTAAAGTCCAAGAAATTACTGATCCTACTGGGGCGGTATTATCAAAACCACTAAATCCTGAGTATCCACTTATTCCACTATAACCAGATGGTCCAGGGTCGCCAATAATTGTTCCAAAGTTATTTCCTCCAATTGATAAGGAAACACGTCCTGCGATTGCAGTAGAAAATGTAATTGTCATATTATTTGCGTCTACTGCAAGAATATTACTTGGAACTACCATATTTCTATTAGTATCCCAAATAGAAACAGTAGGGTATTGATAATTAAGATTGTGTACTATATTCCAGGTAGCAGATGGAGGATTTACATAAGTGGTATACCCACCAACAGGAGTTCCCGAATATCCACTAATTCCACTTGTTCCAACTCCACTATATCCAGAAAGTCCTGAATAACCACTTCGTCCAGATACTCCAGAAATTCCACTAAATCCACTCAGACCAGAATAACCGCTCTGTCCAATGAAATCAGCTTCTGTCCTGATCTTGTTATACATATTGGGATTTACAGCTTCAATTTTCATTTATAGTTCCTCTATCTATATTTTTATAATTTATTAGTTTACACTTCTTCCAGTTTCATACCAAGTATTTGTAGCTCTATCATATACCAAACTTAATGTATCATTAGCTGTTCCATTAAAGTCAGCTCCTCCAGCTAATTTAATTGTTAAACCATTTTTTATTACAATATTAGAAGAATCAAAAATTATCTTTATTTCTTTTCCATCATATGCGTCAGTAAAATCTATAATATTTAAAGCAGAAGAATTTGGTTTCCAGATTTTATGACCAAGAACAGATGGAGAAGCATCCAAATCAATAAAAGTGCCGACGCCAGAATCTGTACTAGATAAATCGAAACCAATTATATTTGTATCATTTTCATAAATTATTGCATAATCATCAAAAGTTGCAGCTCCAGAGAAAGAAGCATATATGTATAAGTTACAAAAACTTGCAGTTGCTCTAGAAACTTGAGGACCATTAACTGTAGCTGAGGCCGCTCCTGCAGTTAAAACATCGTTTAAAACAAATGTTCCATCTCCAACTACATCTCTTACAAACATATAATTTGCATTTGTTAAACAAACAACTGCAGTATTTCCAGATAATGATGCAGTTATAGTACTTCCTGGAGTAAATGTTCCAGATAAACCAGTAATAGGAATCTTTAATGTACTAAATTTATGAACTTGATTTAATTGAGTTGATTCAAATTCTCCGGAACTTGCACCATTAGAAACAAACCAAGCAACATTTCCTGGAGTATTTATGTTTGACATAATTTGACATGAAGGAATTAATGTTGCGTAACCAGTTTCAGATAAATTTTTTGTTTGAAAAACTTTTCCATTTGATCCAGTTATACATTTATTAATAAAATCAATAGTTGCTGTAGTTATAGCTGTATCAATATAATCATCATTATTAATTTCATCAACTGTTAATTTATTAAAAATTGATTGAGATAAAGTATCTGTATATTCGTCAAGTTCTGATAATCCTCCAGAAATACTTCCTTCAGAACTACCGGGCATAAACCACATAGAACATGTTTGATCTCCTGCGTCATATGTTAAACATATTCCAACAAATTGTGTATAAATTCCTGGCATTACTGGAGTAGCAGATCCTGCTTCAATATTAGAAAGATATACTCTTTGACCAGTAACTAATGTTCTTCCTGTTTCAACAGGAACATTATCACATCTTCCAAAAAGTCTAACTACACCATTTCCAGTAGAAACTAATCCTTCTTCTAAAACTACTCCAACTGCAAAAGTTTCTCTGGCGGTAGAAATTGCAAGACCTGCAGCAGAACCAGATGTTAAATAAACTAAAGAACCAACTGGACATCCTGTAGTATCAATTCTATCTTTTATAGCGTCCCAAGAAATCCATCCTGTTGATCCACCAAAATATATTTGATCTTCATTTCTTACATAAATTATTCTTCCTTCATCAGTTTCTTGAACAAACGTTGGTAGTGTATTTTCTGTGCCAACATAAAATTGCGCATATTCTCTTTGAATTGTTGGATTTGTAGGATCATAATCCCATACTGAATCAATGACAAGATTTCCAGGAGTTCCTGTAACATATACCGCTTTTAAGAATAAATATCCTGAAGTAAAACTTCCTCTTTCTGATGGTCTTAAAATTGTTATTTCAGCCTCTGGAGCAGGTTTAGATTTTACATAACTGTATTTAAGTAGAATATAATAATATCCAGTTTCATCAAAATGATCTGATGATATATAAAAATCTACATCATGCATATCAACAGACATCTGATCAGTAACTTCAATAATAACGTCATCTTTATAACAAATTCCTTCTGAAATAATTAAACCGGTAGTTGACGTACTATCAACACTTACATCTATTGAGTGTGTTCCAGAAATACAATCTACACCTCTAGAAGCTATTCTTGTTAGTTGATTTACTACATTTGAATTATATGAAGAATATGGGTCTATTGTTCTTGTCTGTTGAGGAATTATATTTCCCATTGATTTTTATATCTCCTTACTGTATTTCTCATGTATAATTTATTTTTTGTTCTGATTAATTTAATAAATCAGAATTAAAAAATTAGTTATCTTATTTCTTACTATATATATAACATTAAAATAATAATAAGAGAGGAATTTTATTTAATGGATAAAAAATCTGTACATCAATCTTTAATGGACGAGGGTTATGACTTATGGGATAAAAATTCTGATTTTTTATGTTATGAAGAGTTTCTAGATCTTGCGCAAGAAAAATTAGGATTTTTATATAGAGAAGCTGTAATAACAGGTAATTTAAATTATCAAGTTGGAAATGGCGGATTTCACCAATGGAATGCTAATGAATATAGCGTATGTATTGATGAATTAATTAATTTTTTCCAACAAAATTTTGATAAAGAAAATAAAATTATTATATCTGTATTACATATTTTAGAAGAGGTTTCTGAAACTATTAACTGGGTTGAAGATGGAAAAAAAGAAATTAAAAAAGTAGATTATGATTATAGAGAATTTTTTAATGAAAGATTAGATGATTATCTATATGATAATCTAGGCAGATCTGATGAATCATACTATAAGATAAATGAAGAATTAATGGAAATTCTAGAAGAATTTTTTTCTAATAAATTAAACGAGAAAAATGGAGAGAGTAACAAAAGTACCCTCTCCGAAACTTCATCAAGTAATTAAATCAAAGTAATTAATAAGAATTTAAATTATGTTCTAATAAATTTTTAAATTAAGTTATATTTTTTTAGAGATTCTTTTATTTGAGTTATTGATGGTTTTGATCCTGAAATATTAATAATTCTCCATCCATCTTTCTTTAAAATTACATCTCTACTATGTTTTGGTACATCTTGATTGTGCCAAAAAGTATTAGGAAATTCAATATTTAATTTTAAGGATGGAATACAAATATCTGTTATTAATCTATATTCTAGATGACCTGATAAACTAGTTTTTTCAATATAAAATGAATTCTTTAAATCATAAAAATAAAAAAGTAAAAAATCTAATATTTTTAATTTATCTTTATGAATAATATTATTAGGATCAGGAAATTTAGTATTAGTTTTTTCTTTTGAAAATTCTTTTACTTCATCAATAAAATTTGTTACTGATTCTGTAAATTCTTTTGTAACAACAGGAATTTTATCAAGATTAAAATCTCCAAGACAATCTTCAATCATAATTTCCTGTTTGGGTTTAATTTCTTCTTCAATTATTTCTTCTTTTATAATATCTGAATTATTATTTCCTTCAAATAGTTTAACATTTTTTAATCTTTGTTTTGCACTATAAGCTTTACTAACTGTTGGATAATCTTTATATTTTTGAATGTATTCTGTTACTGTCATATTATGAAATTTTAAGTGATTATAAGTTAATTGATTTAAACCCTTTCCACATTCTTGACAAAGGATTAATCCTTTTTCATCATATATCTCCATCTTCAATATTTCCTTTCAAATTTTAATAAATCGTTTAATTTATAATATGTTCTAAATTTTTTTAAGAAAGGTTAAATTTATGGATAGAAAAAAAAGTGTTACCCTAACAAAAGAGGAATTTAAAAAATCTCAATACTATGGTGATAAAGATTGTTCATACTGGATATCTCAAGGAAAACCAATTGTATGGATTGAGGAATATAATAAAGATGGAGTTCAGGGTTATAGTGATATTGGATATGGATGTTTAAAGTTAGTTATAGATGGACAGGAATCAGTATCATATAATGGAAATTGTGTAGTTTTTAAAAATTATGTTTTATTATCACCTTATTATGGTGATGAATATGAAGGAAAAGTTTTTAAAATGATGAACTAGAAAGGATAATATGACTCCAAAAATAAAAGAACTGTTTAGAATAGTTATGTATTTTGTATCATATGTAATTGTAACTGTATTAGCTTTTTATGGTCTAATTACTTTTTATCAAAAACACTGTTCAATACTTTTTTCAAAGTACGTTTATCAATTTAATAATTTTTTACAAACTGGAAATAATATAGCTATTATAGTAATATTATTTCTATTAATTTTTGGATCTTATAATTGTTACAAAAATTATAAAACAAGAAAATAATTAAAAGATTATAATTATTATTGATTATTAAAACTTTTAAAAAAGAAAAAGGAGATTTTTAAATGAGTAAAACGAGAATTGAGTTTCTAATTATTGATCCACAGAATGATTTTTGTGATCCAAAGGGTTCTTTATATGTAGATGGAGCTGATCAGGATTCTATTCGTCTTGCAAAAACACTTACAAGATTAAAGGATAGGATTGATGATATCCACGTTACATTGGATACACACCATTATATGGATATCGCACATCCAATTTTCTGGGTTAATTCAAAAAATGAACATCCAAATCCTTTTACGTTGATTTCAAAATCTGATTTAAAAAATGGAACATGGATGACCAAAGATCCAAAGTGCATGAAGAGAGCAACACAATATGTTGAAACACTTGAAGTTAATAATAGATATCTACTTTGTATCTGGCCTCCACATTGTCTAATTGGAACACCTGGACATAATGTAGTACCTGTAGTATTCAACACATTGTTGGAGTGGGAAAAGAAATTTAAGATGGTAGATTATGTAACAAAGGGGTCTAATTTCTGGACCGAGCATTATTCTGCAGTTCAGGCTGACGTTCCAGATCCTCAAGATCCCGGTACAATGCTAAACACCAAGCTTATTCAAACTCTTCAGAATGCAGATATTATTGCTCTCTCTGGTCAAGCTCTTTCTCATTGTGTTGCAAATACAGTTCGAGATATTGCAAATAATTTTGGAGAAGATAATATTAAAAAGTTGACACTTCTTATTGATACAACAAGTTCTGTTAAGGGTTTTGAACAGATGGGTATTGACTTTCTAGAAGAAATGAAAAGAAGAGGAATGCAAATTTCTACAGCTGAAGATTTTTTAAAGTAAGATATTAAGAGGACTATTTAATGGTAAATGATTTTAAAGTTAAATGTAAAGAGTGTGGATCAATATTCCCTTTTAAAAAAATTATAGAAGATTTTATCCCAGAAAAAGATTTTTTACGTGCAAAAGTTGGTAAAAACAATCCATTTATATGGGATCATAAAGATGAATTTAAAGCTTTAAAATGTCCAATTTGCGAACTTTTTGCTTATGATGGTTTTGAAGAAGTTGGTTTTGAAGAAGTCAATAAAGAGAAACAAAAAGCTCCAGATGAAAAAGATGTACTTATCCAACAAATTCTAGAATATTTAGAATATGGTACAAAATTTGAACCAGTTTTTGAAAAACTAAAAGTTATTTTATCTGTTTATAAACCATATATTAAAGATTTCACGGAATATTGTATTGATACTTCAGTAGAAGTAAGGAAGAGACTTTTTGATGGTTTTACAGCATATGGTTTTACAAGAGAAGAATCTTTACAGTTAACTATTTCTTCTTATAATGAATTTAAAAACTCAATAAAAGATTTTTCTAATAGTATGAAAGGAGTTAAAAAATAAGTAATGACCAATCTAATGAATTCCAATGATCTAGAAGTAATTAAAATTGCAGGCGCAGGTAGTTTTCAATTTTCAGCTATTCGTCCAGAAGATCTAGGAGCAACAGAGTATACACTTGTTACAATTGTAGTTGATATTACAGGAAGTGTTCAATATTTTTCAAGTGATCTTCTAAAATGTGTCAAACAAATTGTTGAAGCATGTAAGAAATCACCAAGAGCAGAAAATCTTCTAATTCGAATTGTTACATTTAATTATTGTGATAATATTCAAGAGCTTCATGGTTTTAAACTTCTAAGTTTAATTGATCCAAATGATTATAAATCTTTTAAATGCGATGGAATGACAGCTCTTTTTGATGCATCATATGAATCTATCGCAGCAACTCTTACCTATTCAAAAAGTCTTATTGATCAGGATTATTACTGTAATGGATGTATCTATATTATTACAGATGGAGTGGATAATAATTCAAAAGTTGCAACAAAAGATATGATTAAGAAGAAGCTTCTTGAATCAACTAAAAATGAAGTAATTGAATCTCTTATTACTGTACTAATTGGTATTAATACAACTGATGATGAGTGTAAAAAATTTCTTGAAAAATTTAAAAATGATTCAGATCTTACTCAATATGTAGATGTTGGAGAAGCTACTCCACAAAAACTTGCGAAATTAGCCGGATTTGTTTCTAAAAGTATTTCAAGTACCAGTCAGGCACTAGGCACAGGAACTGCATCACAACCACTTATATTCTAATTATTTTGCAATTATAAATCTTATTAATAAAAAATAATACATAAATTCTATAAAGGAAGATATTTCTTTTACGAGAAATATCTTCCTCAATATATTTTTAATCAAAAAAAGGAGTTATAAAAAAATGTACGAAAATTTTTTTTCAGATAAATTTGAAGTTAAAATGGATTGTGTTTTTTTATCTGCTCAAAAACCAAAAAAGAATTGTCAGGATTATTGTTTAGTAGATGAAAATAAATTTTTTAAATATGCAGTTTTATCCGATGGATGCGGTTCTTCAAAGGATACTGGTTTTGGTTCTCAATTATTAGTTCAAGTTACAAAATCATTTTTAAATAGTGAAAAATATAATGATTATTCAACTTTTAATAATTTACGTCAATTAGGCAATGATGTTATATTTAAGTGTAGAGATATAATTAGATCTATCCCAATATGTGAAGAATGTCTTGATGCTACATTATCAGTTTGTATCATAACAGATGATAAGATTCTTGTAAATATGTATGGTGATGGAAGTCTTATAGAAGTAGATAAAAAAAATGAGATTCATTTTATTAAAACAATATCTTTTGATGGTAATGCACCATTTTATTTATCATATAATTTAAATGAAAAAAGGAAAAAAAGTTATTTTGAATCTTTCGGAAATCAACGAATAGATTTTTATAGTAGAAATGGTTTATCTACTTTAAATGATGTAGAACCAAATTTACCTTCTCTTGATATTGGAGACCTAGAAGATGTTAGTTTAATAATACTTACTTCTGATGGAATTGAATCTTTCTATAATTATAAAACTGGAGATAGAATTTCATCTATAGATATAGCTAAAGAATTAATAGATATTAAGTCAAAAAGTGGAGAATTTATAAAAAGAAGAGTTAGAAAAATAATGGATAATTTTGCAGCTAAAGATATTTATAATTCTGATGATTTATCAGTTTGCGCAATTTTAGTTGAGGAAAAATAAATGGATTTACATATAGGAGAAGTTACAAAAATTTCAGCTAGAGAAACAACTATAGCTTTTATAAAAAATAAAAGAATTGCAGACAATATTACATTATTTATTGATTTTGAAAAAATAAAAGGATTGTATATAGATCTTGATAGAAAACAATTTAAAAAATTATATAATGAGATGACTAAAATTTTTATGCGGGAAAGAAATGTCAAAAATCCTATTAATAAATAAAAAAGTAACAGATACATGGAATAGGAGAATAAATGATTAAAGAATTTAAAGATGAGTTTGCATTTCTTTCAAATTTTTATACTGATAAAGATGGTTTTTGTGTTGAGCTTCATTATCAGGCTATGAAATTTAAAGATAATAATATAATTCAAGAAATTTTAAAAATGACTCCCGGGCAGTCTAAAAAGTTTACACATCTTCCAGAAAATAAGCCAAGAATCAGAAAAGATTGGGGAAAAGTTAGTTTACATCTAATGGAGTCTTTAGTTAGATATAAATTTTCAAAAAAATATGAAAAATCTCTTTTACTAAAAACATATAATAAAGAATTAATAGAGGGAAATTATTGGCACGATAATTTTTATGGACATTGCTTCTGTGATAGATGTAAAACAATTCCTAAATTTAACCATTTGGGAAAAATTATTATGAAAATAAGAGAGGAGATAAGGGAATGAAAAATTTTTTGATAATAATTTTATCCTTTTGTATAGGATGGTTGGTTAGTATCTTTATTTTTGGAAAACCTTTATTTAACCATTATCTTTATGATATTTTATTAATGATTATTCTTGGAATAATTATGTTTTTATCTATTAAAATAGGTGATTATTTATTTAAAGTAATAGAATCAAAGCGGAGAAAAAATAAATGAAATATTTTATTCAAGGAAAAGGTCAAGTTGATTTAAATCAAAATGATTTTATTTCTGAAGGTGGAGAGGGAAGAATTTTTAGCAAGGGCAAAACAGTTTATAAGATTTATATTGATTTATCAAAAATGATTCCCCAATCTAAAATTCAGGAATTATCAGTTCTTAATAAAAATAATATTGTAATTCCAAAAGATTTAATTCTAGATAAAAATAATCAAGTTCAAGGTTATACTATGGATTTGGTTCAAGGTGTAGCTCTATGTAAACTTTTTACAAATGATTTTAGAAATAGAAATAATATTGATCCAAATTCAATTTCAAAGTTAGTTGAAAACATGATAAATACAATAGTATTTATTCATGATAAAAAATGTTTATTAGTAGATGGTAATGAAATGAATTATTTAGTAGACGATGGGATTTTTCAAACTCCATATTTTATTGATGTCAATTCATATCAAACTCCATCATTTCCCGCTACAGTAATCATGCCATCAATTAGAGATTGGAAAGCTAAAAAATTTACAAATCTAAGTGATTGGTATTCTTTTGCAATTGTATCCTTTCAACTTTTTATAGGTATTCATCCGTTTAAAGGAAAACATCCAAAATATAAATTAAATCAACTTGAAGACAGAATGAAGGATGGTGTATCTGTTTTTAATAAAGATGTAAAGGTTCCAGCTACTTGTAGGGATTTTTCATATATTCCAAATGATTTTAGAGAATGGTATCTAAAACTATTTGAGAAAGGTGAAAGAATTCCACCACCAAAAGTTATCGGTCTGTTGAATATTTCTCAGGTTAAAGCTTCTATTATTAAAACAACTAATAATTTTGAAATTAAATTTAATATGGATTATAAAGAAGAAATTATAAGAGTTAAATTTTACAATGGAAATAAAGTTGTTACAACAAAACAAAATATTTGGATAAATAAGATTAATTATAAGATTTCAAGTAGCGAGATTGGCGTAGTTTTTTCTCCAAAAACATTAGATCCAATTTTTGTTAAAATTGTATCTAATAAACTTTTATTATTAGATATTAAAACTCAAAAAGTAATTGAAACAAATATTGAATGTACTGAATTTTTAATAATTAATAATACAATTTATGTAAAATTTGAAGGTAATTTAATTGAGTTGAGTCTAATAGATCTAAATGATAAAGTAATCCAATCCATAAAACATGTTTGGAATATCATGCCAAAATCATCACAATTTTTTGATGGATTTATTTATCAAAATGTTTTAGGAAAATCTTATTTAGTTATTCCTAAACCAGAAGTTGCTAAAAATAGTTCATGTCAAATTTTATATATTCCAGACTTAAATGGTTATAGAATTATCAATGGAAAATATGAAAATGGAATTTGTATGATTATTGGTACCAAAGGAAATACATACGATAAATTAATTTTTAGATTTAATGATTCTGGTTCTTATGATTGTAGAATTTTTAACGATGTTGATATCAATTCAATTAACTTTGTATGTTTGGATAATGGTGTTTGTGTTTCAATTAATGATGACGAATTAATTGAAATATTTTCCAAAAATTTAAATTCTTCAAAAGTTAATGAAATTAAAGATCCTGATATTAATTCTTCAATGAATCTTTGTAAAGATGGAACAAGAGTTATGTTTTATAAAAATAATGAATTATATTTTATGTCAATGAGGAAGTAAAAATGGCAAAATGTTGTTGGAAAGTTGTAACAAAAGAAAGAAAAAGCTGTTCTGTACCTGGTGGAATATACTCTTTAACTTATAAACAAGGTGAAATTATTAATGCTATTAAGGAAAGCTTTGGAATATTTTGTTTTAGAACTAAAAATGATGCTATTATTTTTAGAAAAACTTATAATCTAAGTTGTATGATAATTCGTGTTAAACCATTATGTAGAACGAAAACATCAAAATTTAGATTTAGTCCAGTTATTTTAAAAAATGAATATTTTTACTTCTTAAAAATAAAAGAATTAGGTTATATGACAACATATAAAGTACCAAAAGGAACAGTTTGTTACCAATCAGTTGAAGTATTGGATTAGGAGGATAATCTAATGAGCGAAAATGAATTTATCTTATTTAGCGATAGTTCAATAGATAGATTAAAATTAATGATAAGAGGTTGTCAAACTTTCGCTTTAATAGATCATAGTAAAGAATCTCAACGAATTGTAGATAACACAGATGACCATATAAAATATGGTAATAAATGGTGTTTTGTATTAAATAAAGATTGGAAAATTTATATAAAAACAATAGATGATATACGTACTTGTATTAGTGATTTTATGAGAGGGTATGATACAAGAGTTGAAGAAGAAAAAGAGATTAAAATTAAAGAACAATGTTTAAAAGATGAAATTGAAGCTTGGAAGATTAATAGAAAAATGAAATTAGATCAAAAAAAGGAATTAATGGAGGAAAATTATTAATGAATAATTATATGATTTCAAATCCAAAATATAATATTAATGCAATGAGAATTGGTTGGTATTCTGATAAATATTTTTTAAGAACTCAAGAAATATTAATGAAGGATAAATATAATCAATCTGTTCATTATCAATATTTTCCAAGAAAAAATGTTACAGTTTGTGGACTTGATCATGTATTAGAAATTTATAAACAGTGTACTGGTTATTATTCTGATAGAGAAAGAGCTTGGGAATTATTTTGTGAATTTCAAAAAATTAATCCATATTGTTGTGATGAATTAGACATTAATAAATTCTTTAATTTAAACTTGGAATTAAATGATTTATGGGTTAATAAATATGATGAAATTATTTATAATTCATTAGATGAAGCAACCTTTACTAAAAATATGGAACCTTGTATTGGTATTATAGGGAATCCAAAATATTTTTCTCATCTAGAAACACCAACCCTTGGTATTCTTGCACAGGAGTCGGCTGTAGCAACTTCAGTAAAAGATGCAGTAGAAGCTATTGGTCCAGATCGAAATCTTTTATTTTTCCCAGCAAGATTTAGACATTATGCTTCTCAGGCACCGGATGGATATGCAGCTGGTGTTGCAGGTGTAAAAGCTATGTCTACAGATTCAAATGGAGAATATTGGGGATATAATGGAATCGGAACAATTCCCCATCTACTAATTGCTGCATATGGTGGAGATACACCAAAAGCTGCATTAAAATTTGATGAAATGATTGATCCAAATGTTGATAGGGTTATCCTAGTTGATTGGGATAATGATTGTATTGGAACTACAATTAGAACAGTAGCAGCATTTCTTTCAAAATTAGAATATTCTAAATATTATCAAGAATCCTCAAAGCAGGATCTTGATGTTATAGATTTATTAAAAGATGCAGATAAATGCAGATATTTTGTAAGAAATCATAGACATGTTATAAAGAATGTAATTGGAAAAGGAAAGGGAAAGATTTTTGGAGTGAGGTTTGACACTTCAGGGAGTTTGATTGATAAATCTTTACCAAAACTAAAAGAAAATTTTGGAGTTTGTCCACAATTAGTTTTTGAAGCAAGAAGAATATTTGATGAACTTGGTATGGAAGATCTAAAAATCTTTGTATCTGGTGGATTTGATCTAGAAAAAATTGAATATTTTAACAAATTTGAAGCGCCTTATGATATGATTGGAATTGGTTCCTCAATCGTAAATAAATTTCATTCAGATTTTACTGCAGATGCAGTAATGCTGGATAATGAACCAAATGCTAAAATTGGAAGAGAACTTCAATCCTGGAGAAAATTAATCTTAAGATAAAGAGGAAATATGAGACTTACATTATTAGGAACAGGTAGTGCTTTTACTCTTGAAAATAGTCAGACTAATTACCTAGTTGAAATTGGTGATTTTAAAATGTTAATTGATTGCGGGTCTGATTGTAGAAAAGCGCTATATGAAGTAACAGGTTTAACATATAACGATATAAATGCAGTTTTTATAACTCATTTACATGATGATCATTGTTATGGTCTTCCATGGTTGGGATTTGCAAAATATTTTGCTAGGTACGGAGATCCCACAAAAAAATTAGCATCATTATATGTTTCTAAATCTCTTGTAGATCCATTATGGAATAATTGTTTATCTGGTTCAATGTTGTCTATTGAGGGAAAAGTTATGACGTTAAATGATTATTTTAATGTAATACCCCTTGATCAAAATGAACAATTTAAACTAGGAGATGCTGTTTTTCAGCCAGTTCAAACTGTACATGTAATGAATGGTTTTTATATTACACCAAGTTTTGGATTATTAATTTATATAAGAGAAAAAGCTATTTTTATTACAGGGGATACACAATTTTGTCCTGAGCAGCTTATAAAATTTTATGATATTGCTGATATTATTTTTCATGATTGTGAAGTTTTATACACACCTGATGGAAAACCAATTGAATCAAAAGTTCATGCACATTATGAGAGATTAAAAACATCTCCTTATAGAAATAAAAAAGTATTAATTCATTATCAAGATGGAGCTACTAAATTAAAAGATGCTATTAAAGATGGATTTTTAGGATTTGGTTTAAAGGGCGAAGTTTATGCATTTTAAAGGATAGAAATGGAAAATGATACTATTGTAGAAGTAACATTAACAAAATTATATATTTTACCAACTAAAGATAAAAATGAAATTGACAAATTAATTCAAGATTGGTTTTCTAAAGAACACATGACTTCATATCACGCTTTTAGAGATTCAAGTGATGTATATGGTTTTCATAAATTTATTGATTATAAAATTTTAGAATAAAAAATTTTATTTAGGAGTTGTTATTATGAATATAGTTCAAAGAAAATATGCAGTTAATAGAATTGAAAAAATTTTGCAAGAAAAATTGATGGAAATGGGCCAAGAACATAATAAGTTAGTAAACAAATTTTATGAAGAACGAACTAAAAGGTTGGATGATCTTAGACTATTAAAAATAAAATTAGTTGATGAGGGAAAGGTAAGACTTAAAAAAGATTGTAATATAAATCCAAATTGTACTATTGATTCAGCTTTTGATTTTTCTAATCTTGATTGTGTAATTCGAGAATATGATTATACTGAATTTAATAAACAAACTAAAAAGGTAAGAGATAAAGCTAATGAAATAAAAGATAGAATCATGTTAGCTAGTGATAAAGAAGCTTCAGATGCTATAAAAGAAATGGAAGATTTTAATCTTTAATAATGAATATTTCAAGTACATTGATTAATATAGCAACTGATGAGGCTCAAAAGAGTGATCATAAACAAAAAGTCGGTTGTGTTATTTTTAACAAAAAGAGGATCCTTTCAAAAGGTCATAATACTTGTCAGAAATCAGTAAAAAAATTGCATCCTAAATTTCAAAGATACCCATTCAGTGTCCACGCTGAAGTAGATGCAATAATAAAAGCAAAAAAAGATTTGAAAGGATCCTCTATTTTGGTAATAAGACTAAATAAAAATAATCAATTTAGATTAAGTAAACCTTGTTCTAAATGTATGAATTATATGGATTATGTAGGAATTAAAAATATTTATTATTCAATAGACAGATTTCCATATGTGATTAAGTTATAAAAATAAATTCAGTATTGATGTAATTTCTACATATATTAATATTTGAATAGAAGGAGAATAGTTGAATAGTTGTTTGTTTAAAGAATATACAATATTGGATAAGTGTAATTTTTTATGGGATTGTAAAAATTGTGAATCCTTTCAAAAAATTAAATCTATTGCAGCTGGAAAATTTATAGATAGACTAATAATTAAGAAAAGAAGGAGATGAGAACAATGATTAGTATCTATAAAGATATTAAAGATATGAAATGTGGCGAGTATTTATCTCCAAGAGTTAAAGCAATAAGAGATCTTCAATTCTGTTCTTCTAAAGATGAAAAAGGTGTTCCTCTCTTAAGCTTAAGGTTAGCAAAAGAAGCAATAGATGATATGATGTTCAATAAGAAACCATTTTTATTGGCTAACGATTCCTCTCGTTTTTTAAATATATCTCATCTTGTTGATTGTGGATTCTCTGTAAATTTTTTACAAGATGAGGATTCTAATTTAAAAGATTGTATAAAAAATAAATTAAACGATGTTAAAAGATATGTTGAAAATATTTGTCATGATGATCCAAAAGATGCAAGAGTTTGTCATGAAATTATTAGATTTATCAACTATCTTCAATCAACATGATAAAGAAAAAGGTGTTGCAAAACAACCTATAAAGATCTGTGAAGATTGATATAGGTCTTAGGGTCCCCATTCTAAAGTTTTGCAACACCCATTTTTACATTTTAAGAAAAATGGGGAATATAAAATAAATAGAAATAATAATTGAAAGGGGGTGAGGAAATAATTGTTTAGGATGCAAGGGAAACTAAATAAAAATTTATTAGTTGCATCAAGAAAACAAGTTTATGAAAATCTGGAGAAAGAATGGGGACCTGCGGATGAAACTCAACTTTCAACCAAAAAAAGAAGGTAAACTTTTTAAACCAAATATTTACATAAATAAAATAAAATTCTAGAAAAACTATTCTTAGAGACTAAAAAGTCTTCTAAGAATAAATAGTTTTTTGTTAATTTTTATTTTTTGTTTAGTTTTTCTAGTAACTACTACATATATTAATTTTTGAAAATAAATAAAATTTGTTAAAAGGAAAAAATTATGAAAAAAATATACATAGTAATAATTATTCTTTTTCTATCAGGATGTTCTACAAATAGATTTTTGAGTCAGGGTTATGTAGAACATGAAAATTTTCTAAGATTAATAAATGGAGAAAATAACTTTGAATTAAAAACTATAAATTTAAAAGATTTAAAGATCGTAATTGTAGATGATCAGGTTAAGATGCCCTGTATCTATAATTACGAAAAAGGTAGAGAGTTTGTAGGATGTGCAGTTGTTAATGCATATAGTAATACAATATATGTTAAGGGGAAAAAGACCAAGAATGGTTTAGTTGTCTCACCTTCTGTTATTGGACATGAATTAATCCATATTATAGAAGGCGGAGATATAATGTTAATTCATGATTATGATAAAATAAAAGATTAATTCAGAAAGGATTATAAATCCTATAAATAAAAAGGAGAACTAAGATGAAAAGTAAAATTGGATTATTGATTGTCATTGGACTCATAATTTTAAACCCAATACAATCAGAGGGAAAGTCAACATCTCAGATTTTAAATACAGAATCTATAGCTTTATCTATTTCATCTCATCTTTCTGTAGGAGGAAATAGAACAGTTGTGGTATTGGATTTTGTAAATGCAGGAGGAGATGTTAGTGAATTGGGAAATTTTATTTCTGATGAACTTTCTGCAGACCTGTCATTAAAAACAAAAGTTATAATTGACAGAGATTATTTAAAAGATGTAATGAGAAAATGTAATTTATGTGAATCAGATCTTTTAAATAATAAAACAATTAAAGAACTTGGAAAAATTTCTGGAGCGGATTCTTTAATCGTAGGAACGATTACAAAATTTGGAAAAAATATGAGAGTATCATGTAAAGTAATTGATGTAGAAAGTTCAAATATTATTCATGTGGAGAGATGGGACATTAAAAGAAATCCGCAGGTTGATAGATTATTTGGTACTATCCTCTATGAGAAAGAAATAAAAGTAAAAAGAGTAAAGAAAGAGGATTCTAATAATAATCCTCTTTTACGACTATTAATGCAAGAAACAGAGGAGGAAAATAACTATACAATAGACATAAAAGTACGTCCAATTAGAGTTATATCTGATTGTGAGGCTACTCCTGGAAATTATTATGCAACTGTTGTATACACATGTATTTTCACAAAACCATATGATAGAAGTATGTTTCAAAATACAGTTGAAATTTCTGGGAGAATTAGAAGAGCATTTCTATCAACAGGTTACAGAATGAGTGGTTTTCGAAAGTTATATAGAGAGTGTGAGAAGAAGTAAAAAATAAAAAATGGGCAAAGTAACGCTCATTTTTTGTAACTAAAACTAGGAGGAAATATGTTGAATGAAGAAGATGAAGAGATTAAATTTATAATTGAAGAATTTAGAAATTATGGTAAAAATTTTAATAATTCATATAATTTAGTATCTGATAAACAAATTAAACTACTAAAAGAATTTATTTCTGATTTTGCTGAATTAACAGAAAAATCTACCAAGATAGATATATTCTTTGATGTTAGGTATATTTTTCTTAATTTAATGACAGCTATAACTATTGATCCAATATGTCTAGAAGAAATAGAAATTCTTATATCAGAATATTTAAAACCAAGAATTATAAAATCAATTATGAATCTAGATGAACACCTAGAAAAAGTAAAAAAATTTATTCCTGATGATGTATTTTTTAATGATAAATTTGGTCTATTAACAAAAGAAAAAGAATATTTAAATTTATTTGAACCAGATGGTCGTCAGTTAACAATTGATGATTTAATTAATGAGAAAGGATGATAATGAATAACATAGAACTATTAAAATATTATGATAATTTATATTTTAATGAAGGAACAAGTCCATTAACTGATACAGAATATGATTTATTAAGATCACAAACTAAAAAAGAATTTCCAAATGACCCATATTTTTTAGAAGTTGGTAATAAAATTGATTCTAAATATGAAGAAATTAAACTTCCATTTGTTATTGGTGGTTTAGATAAAGTAGATATAGAAACGGTTGAAGATTGGATAAGAAAAGAAAGAGGAGATGTAGTTGCTTCTGAAAAATTAGATGGAAATAGTATTATATGTTCATGGAAAAATCATCAATTAATTCTTGCTGCATCTAGAGGAGATGGACAAAAAGGTCAAAATATCTTAAATAAAATAAAATATGCAGTTCATCCCATTCCTATTAAGGAAAAAGTAACTTTAAGAGGGGAAGTATTATTAGAAGGAGAAGTATTTAAAGAATTAGGATTTAAAAATAGAAGAAATGCAGTAACAGGAATGTTAAGAAGAGATGAAATAGATCCCAACATTCTTAAAAAGCTATCAGTAATTTTTTATGAAGTTATTGAGGCTCCTAAATATTATAATTTAGATAATGAAGTCAAAAGGTTTATTTTTATTAGTGATATTTTAAAATTAAAAATTCCAATTTTCGCAACAATCGAACAAGATTGTAATATTCCTCTAACTTTATCCAGATTTTTAATTGAACAAAAAGAATTTGCAACTTATGATATTGATGGATTAGTATTAACAAGATATTATTCAACAAGAGAAAATACAATGCATCCAATAAATAAAGTTAAATTTAAAGTAAATGAATTAGCTAAAAGATGTGTTGTTATTGGAATTGAATGGAATGTTACTAGAATGGGTTATATCAAACCGGTAATTCTAATTGAACCTGTAGATATTATGGGGGTTACAGTATCAAGAGTTTCTGGTTTTAATTTACAATTTATAGTTGACAATGGTATTGATAAAGAATCAGTTATTGGAGTGGTTAGATCAGGAGATGTAATCCCTTATGTAACTGAAGTTTTTGAACGGGCAGAAACTATAATTCCTGATAAATGTCCTGATTGTAATGGGTCTGTTAAAATAATTAGTAAAGAATTAATTTGCACTAATCCAAAATGTTTTCATAAAAATGTTCAAGAAGTAGCTCATTTCTTTATTGAGATGGGTGTAGACGGTATGTCGGATAAGACTATTGAAAACATCGGAATTACTAGTATTAAAGAAATGTACCTCTTAACTAGAGAAAACATATCAAAATTACCAGGTTTTGGTGAGAAAAAGGCTGAAATAATAGTAAATGAAGTTCAGAAAACTTTGAGAATAAAACCGGAGAAACTTTTAGCTTCTTTTGGTATTCCTTTAATTGGAAAAACATTATCTAAACAACTATGCTCAAGGTTTACTATTGATGAATTATTCAATATTAAAGATCCTGATAAATTAGGTTTAGGACCAATTACATCAAAATCTTTAATTGATAATATTGTAAATTATAAAGAATTATACAATTTCTTAAAATCAATTGGTTTACAATTTTTGGAGGAAAATATGGAAGAAAAAACATTAAAAGGATTTACTTTTTCATTGACTGGAGAAGGTCCAATGAAAAGATCTGAAATTCAAAAGTTAATCGAGAAAGTTGGAGGAGAGGTAAAGGGAATCGGAAGAGGAGTTAATTATTTAGTAACAAATGATCCAAATTCAACAAGTGGTAAAATGAAAAGTGCAGCAAAATTTGGAGTATCAGTAATTAGTTATGATACATTATTCAAAGAATATCTAATGGTAAATATTGATTAAAATGAGTAATGAAATTGAAGATTTAGAAAAAGATATTAATCTTTCAAAAAGAATGGTTGGTTTCTTGAGTGGAAGAATAAGGTCAATTTATGAAAATAGAATAATGGAAAAAGAGGAAAGGTTAAAATTATTAAAAAATGAAAATAAAAATGGAACGTGTTAATAATAGATATTGGATAGCAGATTTTATAGAATTACCAGGTTCTCCTTATATTGGAACAGGAAGAACTAAGGTAGAAGCAGTTATCGCATTATTTATTAGAAACAAGAAAGACATTCTTAAATTAGATTTTACAAAAGTTGAAATTAATGGAATCTTATGGAGAGAAGGAAAATGAGATTAATTAAAGATCCAGAATCTGGTTGGATAAAAGAAATCCTTTCCCTTGAGGATTTTCAGAATAGTTTAATTAAACTTGAAAATCTAATTAAAAATAGCGGTATAAAATATACAAATATTATTGCTATTCCAAGAGGAGGTTTAGTAGCAGGTGTTTGGTTAAGTCATCATTTAAATATTCCAATGATAATGAGAACTCCTTATTTAACCTTTGGTCCAATTTTAATCGTTGATGATATTGCAGATACAGGAAAAACACTATCTAAAACAGATCCTAAAATGCACTCAGCTTGTCTTTATTATAAAAAACGATCAATTGTAAAACCAACATATTATGCTGAAGAAACTGAAAATTGGATAGTCTTTCCGTGGGAATTAATTAATGGAGAAATCAATAGGGAGATATAATGGAAGAGCTGAATAGATTAATAAAAGAAATGAATGAAAAAAATGGAAAAGTTGAATCAAGAATACCGATTGGTTTTGAAAAAACTTGTGAATGTAAATTTATTATTCCAGATTTTATAAGTGGTACTTTTAAAATGATTGATAATGGTCTGTTAAGGATTAAAAAATTTTTAAAAATTGATAGATATTTCTGTCCTAAGTGTGGGATTGAACTAAACAGAAGATAAGAATTAAAGTATAGTTTTGAAAAATAACTCTTATTGAGTTATTTTTTGTTTATTTTTTATAACTATTACTATATATATTAAATTTAAAATAAATAATAAAGGAGATTTAAAATGAAAAAAATAATGATTAAAGATATCGACATGAAATTATTTTTCTATCTTTTCGCAAATTTTAGTATTGATCTTGATGAAAATGAAAAAGCTATATTTGGTCTTCCATCTGAAAAATCCCGTGATCAAGCTATTCATGATTGGACTTTTTCAGACTATGAAAGAGAAATTAAAATGAAATATGAAAAAAATCATACACATGATTAAGGAGAATGAGAATGGAAGAAAATCAAAAAGTTTGTAGAATTGGTCAAATTGTTCAAGCTATTCATAGGATTGCGTGGCAAAGAGCAAAAAACGCGGAAGGTTTTGATCAGGCGTCGCATAATAAGCTAGGGCTATGTATTGGACCAAGATGCGCTCTTTGGAAAGTATTATATCCAGAATATAAGAGAGAAGCTCATGATGGCGGAAAAGAATACGTTATGCAACTTGCGTATGAAACAGGAAGAAAAGCTTATTTCATTTATCCACATTGGATTGTTGATGAAGGTGGATGTTGCGGTTTAATTAAATAAGGAGATAAAAAATGTGGACTATACTGTTCTCAAATTCATGGTTTAAATGGAGAAAGAGCAGTTCAAAAGGTTTTTTCTACATCATCAATTAGGCTTGAAGAATTTAAAGAAATACTTGGTGCATTATCTATTCATTGGCAAGAGATATATAAGACAAGAGTTAAATTTGAATAGAATAATAAATAAAAGAATAGGAGAAATAAAATGGAAGATAAAATTAAAAAAGTATTTACTGCTACATCATACGGAAAAACAACAAGTCTAATTGCAATCAGTGATATTGTTGATACATATTACACATTTGAAGATTTAAAGAAAGATTTTTGCAAAAGATTACGAGATCTCAACACCAATCTTTTCGGAGTAGGAATTGAAGTTGGATCTCTAAAAGCAAAAGATCCTCGAGAATGTCATTTTTTCATGTACACTCCAGTTTTCGAAAAACAAAAACTATATCAGAAGATTCCATTCGTAATAAATGAAGAAACAAAAACAACTTTAATTGATGCTTTTGCATGCATCGGAACCAAATTCGGCCTAGACTCTCTTGACTGTTTCGTTGAAATCAAGAGCTCGGAAATGGGCTCTGGAATTGTGTGGGCTGAAGTGTATTATGTCTCCAATTCCCTTTATCCGGCACTCATAATTGAGTGTAACGAGTTTGTATATTTTTAAAAGAGGAATCCATGGGGCAAGCTAATTTAAAAAAATCATTGAATAAAAAACGGTTAAGGTTTTTTCATTTAATGAATAAAATCTCAAATTACTCAAAACAAGAAATAACAGAATTTGCAGATAGGAGGAAATTATGAGAATTAAGATTAATACAGAAAATTATAAATTAGGAGATACTAAAATAGTAGAAAAATTTTTAACTCTCCCATTAACAATTGGTAATGAAAAAAGATGGTTGGAAACATGTAGATATAAAGTAAGGTGTTGGAGAATTTATCGAGAAGGAAATTATACTAAATACGGATGGGCTCCAGTTGAATGGATAGACTAAAAAACTTATCAAAGGAGAATGCTATGAGGTTTTCTGACTGGGTAGAAGATGATGGTGTACATGAATCAATCGTTTATCTATTTGATCATGAGAAGTCAACACCAATTTTAAAAGCTCGGGCTGTTTTAAAGTCAGATGGTGAGTTTGAGTCAGTTATTCGAGATTTTAATTCAGGTATTATGGTTTCTACTGATCCAAAATCAATGCCTCTTGATGTTGCAAAGAAAAGGTCAATGTCTCTTTCGAGAAATATAATATATCGTCAACTTGATCATAATTAGAAAGAAGGAGGAATTAATTAAAAATGAAGATCACAACCTCAAACGGAAAAGTGTTATGGATTACACCTGGTGATATTGTTAAACTATTCTTTAATCTTTCCAAGGATGTAACAGAAATAGGTAAAATCATTTCAATAACAGAGCGTCTTGGAAGTTACAACAATGGGCGAGATAAATCTCAACCATTGGTAAAATACAAGGTTCTTGAAACAACAAGAACTAAAGAAGAAATTAAATTCAGTATTGAGTGTGGAATAACAAGAGATCCTGGGACTGCAGATGCATCATATATAGTTGAGCTTATAGAACGAGCTAAAAGTTCTAAAATTAGAAAATCTCTGTACACTCCAATCAAGGAAGCTCGACAATATCTTGAACATCATGGTTCAAAATGTGTCTCAACTATTGGATGTTTGTTTACTTCCTATTCTCATGGTCTATATGGAAATGAATATCATATTGACTTTAAAAAAGCTTTATGGATGTACAGAAAACAAAAATGTCCAGGATTGGTAAGAGAGCTGCATCCTCTTATAGTTGAAGTAAACAAAAAGAAATTCAAAAAATGGTTTGTTCAAAATCATAACAGATTTTTACAAAACAAAAAAGAATTAGCTCGTTTAGAAACAGAGTTCAATACAGGATGGGAAGAACCAAGATGGGAAGAACCAATCTGGGATGGCGGAAGAGATGATTAAGAAGATTTATATAATCATACTCGTGTCAAATATGATTATATTTAATGGAGGATGAAATAAATGACAGAACTTCAAGTTACAAAATCAGGTCATGGAATGTTTTGTATTGAAGGGTTAAACTTGCAACTTCATGAGCTACTCTTAATCAGATTGTTGACAACTTCAACTTATATAGATTCGGAAAATTTCAAACTTTCAAGACAGGCTGGAGCCTTTCTTCAAGGATATGACGAAAAGTCTGGTTGGATCCTTGTAGAATTTTGGAGTAAAAATTTCAAACCATTTGTTGATTATGTCAATGAACAATTAAAGGTTATTAACACCAAATGTTACTTCTCAACAGAAGTAATTACCAAAAACCTTACCTGTTCAAAAGTTGAAGGTTTTGATCCTGATGGTCGCCCAATCGTTGTATGTTACTTATATCCATGTCCAAAATATCTCCAAATAATGAAACGATTATAGGAGTAATTAAATGGAAATCATATCAAGAACAATTTCAATTGTAATTATTCAAAAGAAAAGGGAGTATCATTTATACTGTGGAGATACCAGAATTTTCATAGTAAAAAGAAAGAACATTCAAAACCAAATATTCTGGACATTTAAGTCTTGTCTGTCTTATGTACCTTCCTTTAAATATAAATCTTTAAAGGAAGGTTTTAAAGCGTCTCTTGATAGATTAGCAAAATTTCTAGATAGATTTATTGCAAATGATTTTCCGTGGGAGATTAGAAAAATAAAAGGAGAAAACTGATGCCACCGAAAGAAGTCAGATGTGAAATTTGTGATCAAACAGTTTTGAAGTCAAAAACTCTTGCATATAAAAATGGAAGAGCATGTCGAGATCATGATGGAGTTCAAGAATTTTCAAATGATCTCAGGCTTCAAGGAAAACAAAAACTTGAAGATTCGATAAAGAGAGAGGAGGATAAACATAAACCAAGAGATTACAAAAAAGAAGATTTGGATATGAAAGGTACTTGTTGGAGATGCGGATGTGAAGGAATTGATTATGCTAAATTTTGCTTTGAGAGGATGGCAGCTCTTGAAAAAATGAACATTCTTGGAAAAGAATGGGATTTCTTCAATCTTCCAAATAAAATATTTGAGAATATGCCAGAAAAATCTCGAACACCTCTCCTTGTCTTAAACATTCAAGAAAGACCAGATGTAATCGAGAAGTTAAAGTATAAATTTCGAATAGTTTCTCATCTGGCGAAGATGGTTCAAGTTTGTCCATCTTGTTTAAAAGATATGAAACTGGAAGAAGAATGGTACAAGATCGTAAAACAATTCGCTGAAAAAATAAGTGTAGAGAAATCATTTCTCCTTGGATCTTTATTCCAACCAGTAATACAAAAGATTGCAGAACAACGAATTGCAGAAGAAATAAAATAAAAAGTGATTAATAGTAGTTTATAAAAATAAACCGCATGTACTGGGTTTATTTTTTTGTTTGAATATCTCTAACTAATTCTTGTTTTGATGGGATATAATCAGTATATCTAATAAAACTCCATCCTAATTTTTCTATTTCTTTTTGTCTGATTGAATCTTTTTCTTTATTTTGATGCCAATAAGAACCATCATATTCAATAGCTATCTTTTTATCTATAATCGCTACATCTATACAAAAATAACTTACTGAATAATTAAGAATTGTATTAGGATAAAGCTCTTTGGTTAATTCAAATAATTTGAGTTGAGGAATTGATGGGTTGGTCATTCTAGAACATGCAATTGCTCCAGAAATTTTTTTATCTTCTATTAATTTTTTTGCTTTTTCTTTACCATGAATTTCTAAATAAGTTTTACCTTTTAATTTAGATGGTTTTCCTTTTATTGCTTTTGAAATTTTCATGGCTCTTTCTGGATTTTTTATCTTTGATGGAATACCTTCTTTACCTCTGAATAGTACTTTGTATTCTTCAATTTTCATTATATTTCTATTTCCGTATCTTTCTTCTAATACATCTCTAGTTTTCTTATCTAATTCTTTACTTTTAAATCCAACTCCGCCATATTTTCTATTAAAAGTTTCTGTTATTTTTTGATCACATTTTAACCTTGCTATTGATCTTCTATCTGATTCTTTTTTTGTCATTGTTGGGATATTTGGAAATTCTTTAATTACATCATCTATAGTTTTATTATGTAATTTTTTAAGATGTCCCCAGTGTAACATTTTAAAACCACTTTTATTACAATATGGACAAGTTATTGAATCTACATCTTCAATTTTATATTTACAACCAATTCTCATAATCTCTCTTTTCTATAAAATATTTTTGGAAAAATGAGACTCAGATTTCTCCGAGTCTCATTTTAAAAAAGTTAGGTTAAAAGTTAACTATTTACGCGCCAATCGTTAGAGTTGCGATACCATTACTTCTTACCAAGGCTGTAGCATATCTTGAAAGAATGGTTAAGCTTGGAGTTGAGGTAAGTGGATATGGGTGAAGTATGGCGGGAACATAGGGCGAATAATAATAAACTGCCCTTAGATCATCCGCACTCTTTAGAACTAGAATCATAGTTCCCTGTGTTACGACTGCACTTGTTAGAATTCTCCATTTTCCACCAGAAACTGTAGCAGTACGATAACCTAGATCACCATCAGATGAAGATGTTCCAGTATAAGCGAATCCATTTAGATCCTCAAGAATAGCTACATCAAGTGGGTTGGCTAAAATAGTATTTGCACTTTCAATATTAGTATCAGTATAAACCTGAGCTGAGAGCTGGTTTAGAACTGGAGTAATATTCTCGTGCCAATACTTAGTTCCCCATGTATAGGTAACTGGAGGAGTTCTATCGAATGAACCAGTATGAGCAGCACTATTTAGGCGTGTATTTGCTGTAACAAGTGCGTTTACAAGTTCACGATCGATATCTAAAGCAATCTGCTGACCTAGAAGGTTAACAATCTCTGCCTGCATTGAAACATCAAATAGTGCACGCATATCCTGTTCCATGTTAATGGTCCAGTTTGCGCTAATCTGACGATCTCTAGCATATAGACGAATCTTGTCAACATTAATCTTAATGGATGGGTTAACTTTGTTTTCTTCTAGTGAACAAGTAACCTGATAACGAACATCAGTAACTAGACCAGTAGCTGAAGAAATAGAAACTGTTCCATTTAGATAATCAACTTTTCCAGAAAGTACGTCTGTTGAAGCACCAATAGTAACTGAAGAAGAAAAATGACCTTCAACTGCAGGTACAATAGAAACATCCGTAAATGCTGTTCCATCAGCAGATGCTCCAATAATCTGGAAATCTCTCTCAAGGTGGGCCTGAGTTTTTGTTAATGACATTGCACCTAGAACATCATAAGCAGTACTTGGAACTGAGAATGTAGCTGCTACTGCAGTACCAATAGCTGGACCACCTGAAATATCTGTTCCTGTAACTGGTGCGTTATACTGTGTTGCTGAATTTGCAGGCGAGAATGTAGCGGTAATGAATGCTTTAACACATTCTGGTTTATCCATTGGACTAACCGTTACTGCCTCTTTTGCAACTAGTTTAGGATAGAAAACTCTAAGAATAGGAAGAGTTAGTGACTCATAGGGGTTAATCTGAAACATTGAATTTTCTAAAAGATTAACTCTTGTATTCTCGGCTAAAATAATAAAATTTTCTTTGTCCTTTTTACTTTCAATTGACTCAGCTAGACTGGCAACATAAGTCTGGAATGCAGCATCATCAGTTAGAATCTGCTTTAGATTACCTGGTTTTGATGGGTCAATCCCGCATTTCTTTTTTGTAGCGTGGTAAGCTTCTACCAATAGTTCCTTCATTTAATTTATCCTCCTCGATAATTTTTATTTAGATGTATATCAATAAGTAAGTTTAAGTATTTGATATATGTTCATGTGTTTAATCAAGATTAGATTTAAACTATATTCCTTAAAAATTTGAGTTTGTTTCTTAAATAATACAAGAAACAAACTCAAAGATAATTTAAAAAAATTATAGAACATATATAAAATACTTTAAGTAATAGAAGGGTTAGATATGAGAAAAATGAAGATTAATTTAGATGTAAATGAGATAGTAAGACTATATACAGAAGAATTAAAAACATACAAGATATTTGTATACTTTTTGGAGTTAATTATGCAACAATTAAATTAAGATTAATTAAATCTGGTATTAATCTTAGATCCACATCAGAGTCTAAAAAAATTGTTATGAATAGACCAGAGGTTAAAGAACATATTTCTATCGCTTCTAAAAGATCTCAATATAAAAGAAAAGAGACAAATATTAATAAATACGGAAGTGAAGTTCCAGCAATAGGAATTAACTGGAAAGATGACTATGAAAAAAATTATGGAGTTAGACATCCAAAACAAAGAGAAGAAAATAAAGAAAAAATGAGAGGAGATAATAATCCATCAAAATTAATTGATGTAAAAAATAAAATTAAAAAAAATAGATGGATTAATAAAACTAAAGATGAATTAGATATTATTTTAAATAAAACAAAAGATACTTGGATTCGAACTATGGCTAAAGATAATCCATTAAAAAGTGAAGAAATAAAACAAAAAATTAGAGAAAAAAATATTAAAAAATATGGTGTTGATTGGGTAACTAAAGATCAAAATATTAAAAATAAGATAAAAAATTCTAATTTTCTTAATATCAAAGAAAAAGTTTTTGAAAGGTTAACTCAGTTAAATTTAGAATTAACCACTGAGTTTATTAATGTAACTGATAAAATTAATATAAAATGTCTAATATGTAATACAATATTTGATACTGTTTTGGATTATGTTTTTCATGGATATGGTCTATGTCCAACATGTTTTCCTTTAAATATATCTTATAATGAACAAGAAATAAAAGATTATGTTAAATTAATTTTACCAGATGAAGAGTTAATTTATAATGATAGAAAAATTCTTGAAGGAAAAGAACTAGATATTCTAATACCTAATAAAAATATAGCAATAGAACATGATGGTATTTATTTCCATTCAGAGGAAGTTGGTGTTTCACAAAACTATCATTTAGATAAAACCAATCTAGCTAATAAAAAGAAAATAAGATTAATTCATATTTTTGAAGATGAATGGGTTAATAAAAAAGATATCGTAAAGGATAGATTAAAGAGAATTCTAAATATTGATAATTCATTAAAGGTATATGCTAGAAATTGTATTATAAAAGAAATTGATATGAAAACAAAAAATATTTTTTTAGATAATTATCATATTCAAGGAAAAGATATTTCTTCTATTAAACTTGGTGCATTCTTTAATAATGAATTAGTTTCTGTTATGACTTTTTCAAAAGGAAATATTAGTAAAGGATCAATTCATAAGGAAGGAGTTTGGGAACTAAATAGATTTTGTGTAAAACATAATTTTTCTGTTATAGGAATTGCTGGAAAATTGTTAACATTCTTTAAGAGAAATTATAAATGGTCTGAGATTTTTAGTTATTGTGATTTAAGATGGAGCGAAGGAAACTTATATTATAAACTTGGTTTTAATTTAGTTAAAACAACTAAACCAAATTACTGGTATGTTAAGGGAATGAAAAGAATACACAGATTTAATTTAAGAAAGAAAAGGAGTGATCCTAAAGATGTTCCTGAATGGATTTTAAGACATAATGAGGGATATTATAGATTATGGGATTGTGGAAATTTAAAGTTTAATATGTTATCTTAATAGGTTATATAAGATATAACCTATTAAGATTTAGCAAATTTTTGACTTAATAATCTAATTGTTTCATTTAAGTAAGATGTTATTTTTTCTTCAGATAAAGTATTAAAAGATTTTAACATAATAGATATTTCTGTTTTCATTGATTCTTGTATTAATCCAGTTTGAATTAATCTCCCCATCTTATTTAATAATTGTCTCTCTTTATCTTTTTTTGTAAATAATTTTAATAGTTCTTCTAATTCATCTTTTTCTCGTTTAATTTTTTCTTTTTTATCATTTAGAGATTTTTTTAATTCTTTAATTTCTCTTAGTTTATTATTATAATCTTTACTAAATATGGGTTGAACATAAGATATAATACTATCAGCTAACTTTATTTTCAAATTACTAATATTATTTTCTGGCATATCATTAATCTCAGTTTCAATTATTCTCATTATTTCACCTCAACAATCTCTAATAATTTATTTCTAAACATATCATTATCTTCGCTCAAAAGATTAATTTTACTATTAAGTTCTTCCTTCATTACTTTTGATTTTTCTAATAACATATCTAATTTTTCATTTTTTAGAATTAATTTATTTTTATACATTGTTAAGTCAATTATTTTTGAATTAGATTTTAGAGAAATTGAATTACTTTTAGTTATATTTATTACTTCTTGTACTAATCTATTACAAAATTCTTCTTTATTTTTAAATTTATGAATATTTGGTAATGGATCAATTGTAGTGATTTTCATTTTTACCCTTTCTTTTTAGATTGTTGAGCCTTGTATTTTATTCTAACTTCTTTTTTCTTTCTATTAATTATATCAATTTTTTTATCGTATAACTCTTCACATTTTCTTATAGCTTCATTATATCTATCTTCAGCATCAGCCAGCTTTTTTCTTGCATATTCGTTATATTTTATAGTTTTTGTTCCATCAGGGTGTCTATAAACTTCTTTTGACTTTCTATAAGCATCATCCATTCTTTCAAATTGTTTACCTAGAGTATTTTCAACATTCTTTATACATCTTCTATAATCTTTATCTGCATTCATTTTTTGAACTTTTAAACTTCTCCATATAGCTAGACCAAATAAACCTGCAGCTGCAGCACCAACAGCAACTTTTCCCCAAATTTCATTTATAACTTTTTCTGCTTTTATCTCACTAATTTGTTTAACCTTTTCAGTAAGTTCAATAAATTTATCAAACTCAATATTATTTTGAACAAAATTTTCAATTATTATTTCTTGTAATTTTTCTTTTGACATTTTATTAAATCCTCCAAATATTTATCCAACATGAACTTCATTTCGTTTCTTTCTTTTTTGTGCTTCTAAATATTTTTTAGAAATTTTATTTAATTTCTGTTGGTATAATGGAATTAATTGCGCATATCTAACTTTACATTTTTCTGGAAATTGTGATTTACTACATTTATTCATAGATGCTCTTAATAATGCTATAACTTTTTTACATGTTTCAATATCACATCTATCTTTACAAACCCTTCTATCTCCACTTCCAATTTCAAATTCAGCACAATTTTGAGTATAACAATTCTTTCTAAAAATTTCTCCCTGTTTTAAAACTTTAGTGGTCCATAACATATAATTAAAATATTGTTTTGGATTTGTTTGATTGGCAGGTTGTTGATTTTGTTTTGCTACTTGTGGTGATACAGGTGCTTTAGGAGCTACCGGTGGTTTAGGTTTTACCATTGCAGGACTTGTAGGTCTTCCCGCTTGAGGTTTTTGAACAGGTTGTTGAACTGGAAATCCATATTGTTCATTTAAAAAGATTAGATAATTAGCTAAATTCATTTTAGTATAATCCCATTTATATCATTTAATATTTGTTCCTTTGATGGAATAATATCTAAACCTACTTCTCCTTTATATATTAAAACTCTCCAGCCTTCTTCTTCAATTTTTTGTTTTCTTTTATTATCATATTCTTCTCTATTTCTGTGCCAATATTCTCCATTATATTCAATAACAATTTTTAAAGATGGTATTGCAATATCAGCAGAATAATTTAAAATTTGAAAATTTATAATAGCATCAGGAAATAATTCTTTTGTTAAATCAAGAATTTCGCATTGTGGTTTAGATGGATTTTGAACAAATGTTAACATTCTTGCAGCTTGTCCACCCTCTGACATTTGATATAACCATTCTTTACTTTTTGCATAATTAGTAACACCATGATTTTTTAAACAAGTTTCTTTACTTTTTAATTCAACTTCAGGATCTAATTTTGCACATTTAGTACTACAATGTTTATAGTAACCATAATTTAAATTTGCAAATTTTATTTTATTTCCACAATTACATATTCCTTCATTTTCATTTTTTTTATAATATAGATTATAATAATCTTCTATTAATTCTCTATTCCCATTATCATGAAATAGAGAAATATGAATTCCTAATGTTCTTAAATCTTCAAAATTTCTATTACAAAGTTCACAATTTATTTTTTTCTTTTTATTTTCTTCTTCTTTAATTTTTTTAACTTCATCTTTATGTATTGAATTTGGATGATTTATATGAGCAGATAAAGCAATCTTACTAGAAAAAGATTTTCCACAAAACTTACATGTTTGTTTCTTTCTTTGAGGCTCCATCATTTTTTTATAATCTTTTAATTTAGAGGAACATTTTCTAGAGCAACAATCATTATAACCAAAAGTTAAATATACAAATTTAGTTTCTTTTCCACAGTTTTTACATATTCCCTCACTAGGATCTTTTTTTAAGTATTTATCATAATAACCTTTTGTAGTTAATATTCTATGTGATTGACCAATATGACTTCCCAAACTAATATAATCTTGAAATCCTCTTCCACATTCTTTACATTCAAACATTTTATACCCATCTATCAAAGAATTTTATTACTTTACTCTCAACTAATTTATCAAAATAATCTGGAAGATAACATATTCCATTATAACAAACAGTTCCGCAAGATTCTGTTAAAAGATTTTTATTTTCAAATCTCATTTCATTGAAATTCACTACACTTCCCTTGTGTGATGGAAGTGATACAAGATCATAGTCTATAATATATAATGGTTCTTGTACAATATTTACATTATTCTCTTTCAAAATTTCCGCCAACCCCCGCATGCTAACTCCGAGTGTAACTTTATCCAAAAGTAATCCCAAAGCTATCTTTCCATTAGGTGTTCTTAAAGTTTCTAATTCACCAACTAAATTATTTCCTTGCCACTCATATGTTCTTACTAGATGTGCAACTTCTTTTAATAGAACAGTTGTCTGTCTCATTCCATCAAAAGCTTCATTCCCAGATACTAATGGATGGTCTAATTCCCCCATAAACTTTCTATTATTAATTCTTTCTTCCGCTTGAACCATTGCATTAGTAAGAACTTTTCTTGGATATAATCTCTTATTTTGATTGACTTCATCACAGGTTTGAAGTATAATTTTAAAAATTGCTTTTTGAGCATCAGCTTTTATAATCTGAGCTTCTTGATAAATTGCTCTTTCTCCAATGAAATTCTGCATTGTTATTTAGCTCCTCTATATAAGTAAAAATTATTTATTATTTTTATCTTTTCTATCTTGAATTTTATAATATCGTTCCATAATATCATATACTTCTTGTAGGAAGTTATAAAACATAATTATTATTTCATCCATGTTATCTTTATATGCATCAATATTAGAAATTAATATTTCAAATAATTCAATAGATTGAGTAATAAATTTTCTTAGTTTTAATAAAATAATGTCTGATGAGAATGATAACTGAGATTCAATAGCTAATAATCTTGAATAAATTTTTTTTAATTCAAATATTTTTCCAACTTCTTCTGCAGTTTTCTTGGGTTGTCCTGTCATTGGATCTATATTTGGATCCGGTTGACCTAAAGCTCCTCCCATACTTCCATCCATTCCCATTTGAGATGGATCAGATTGTCCACCCATCATTGCAGAAGGATCTGCCATTTGCTGATTTGGATCTATATTTGGATCTTCTCCACTAGCAGGATTTTGTTCTCCCATGTTATCATCAGCTATTTTACCTAAACCATTATCATCATCTTCGTCTTCTTCCGCATCTGATTCTTCGTCTTCTTTGTCTTTCTTTTCATCTTGTTCTAGAATAGAATCTTCAAATACACTAATCATTTCCTCTATTTCTGAACGATCTAAATCTTCTAGATCAGATTCCCAATCTTCAATTTCTTCTCCCTTACTATCAATAATTTCAACATCTTTAATATCATTTGATTCAGGATCAGGAGGTTCATTTAAAACAGTTTTTCCTTTTCTTGTTTTAACTTCTGGCTCTTTAAAATCTTCTAGTTCTATTGAGTCAGTAACTGCTGCTGGTATTGAGATATTTGTTTTATATTCATTATCATCTGTAACATTTGGAAGATCCGGATAATCCTCAATACTTGAAGGTCTTGGGATATTTACATTTGTATAATATAATTGTTCTAATTTTGTTAAAATATTTTTATTTAATTTCATGTTTATTTCTCCATACCTAGATTATTTAGAAACCCATTCCTCCTGTTCCAGTCATTCCTCCCATACCACCACCCATTAATCCAGCACCACCCATTCCATTGTTTTCTCCTTCTGGATCTGTTCCTAAGCTTTTATCAATTTTGGAGTCAATTTCAAATTGTTCAACTTCAACCCAGTCAATATTTGTTAGATATTTCTTTTTACTCCATTCTTTTGGAACACCTATTCTCTCTAGTGTTTCTACTAGATTAGCTAAATTGGTAAGATAACTAGCTTCTCTTTCAAATTGTAAAGATTTTGGAGCAGGAAAAGCTATTTCAACATTATTTAAAATTGTTAAAGCTTTTTCTGGTTCAATAATATTATAGATTTTTATAATTAGTTCTTGAATTTGATGGGTTAAATATTTTTGATGATTTACGATTGTTCTTGCAAATAAAACGTTCTCTTCTGATAATGTTGCTTTAGCTGAAACGTTTTCTTCTAATGAAAGAAATGATGCAGGAACACCTAAACTAGCTACAATAGAATCTCTAATAAATTTCATTTCATCTGTTTTTGATCTAGTATCTGACATCATCTCTGTCATATTACTAATATCAACAAAAGACTTTCCATCTTTTTGAGGAATAAAAACGTCCTCGAAACTTGAAATCATACTTGGTATAGTATCAACACTACCAAAACTATCAATACTAATTTTTCTTCTTTTAAATTCTTCTTTTAATTTTTCAATAGCTTTTGCTGCATCTCTTGGTAGTCCGACTTCAACACTTATTTTTCTTTTTTCAATTGATCTATTTAATCTTAAAATAGTCATAGCTACTTCTAATGCAATTAGAATTTTTGCATTAAACTGACAAGGATCAAATATAGATTCTCCATAAGGATAATATTTAGTTGAAGGTCTTTGAAAATGTTGAATCCTGTCAGGTGGTACATATCTAATATTCATTGCTTTTGTATAATCAGTTTCTTTAACCATAGCTGAAACAATATCTTGTAAATCTTTTGTATTTATACTTTGATCATCCAATCCTGGAATTTTCTTTTCAACTGATCTAAGGATTGACTGACAAATTGAATTTACTGTTTGATTTTGAAGCATCAATTGTGGAGATAATAATGAAGCAGGAAAAATTAAATAACCAAAACAAATTGGAAACATATCACTTTGTAGTTTAACTACTCTTTTTGGATCATAAAATAGAAAGTGTAAATCTTCAGGTTTTATTTCTTTTTTACTATCTTTATCTAAATCACTTACTACTTTTGTATTTTTATCATTATTTATAACATCATCTAATGCTGAAAAGTCCATTATAATTTTAACATTTCTTTTATCATCAATTTTTTCTGTTATGGTTTCTTTTGATGAATTATTAATTTTCATATTAAAAAGAGATTCTGATAAAAATGCTGACCTACTAGTTAATGCAGTTTTTGAATCAGCTATTTCAGCGAAAAAATCTCCAAATTCTAAAGTGTTTTTAACAATCATATCAAGACGTTCTTCTAATTTCATCTTTTTGATAATTTCTTCAATATCTTTAACATTTGATTGAGCATTTTCAGAATTTTCAATATATGATTTTGCGTTTACTTCTAAAGATGTTTTAGTAATATCATCCGGAGCAATAATATTATCAACTAATACATCTAAAGCTCTTTGACAATAGTTAATAAAGGATACAATTGCAGCATAAGAATTATATCTTTGTAACCTACCACCTTGACCAAAAGTAGCAGGAGTTGTACCTTGTTGAAATATATTTGTACTAATGTCTACTGAACCGCCTTTAGATATCAGACTTTTTACAAGGTCAATGTAACCATTTCTTCCAGAATTAGATTTATAAGATATAATATCTCTAACTGCATTATCTAACTTTGTATCAATTCCGGAGGTTTTGGTTCCTACTATTGTTGTTTTTAATTTAGAAAATGTGTCTCGTAATGACATAAATTTATCTCTTTCCTAGGTACTAGTTATTTGTTAAAATACGCACTAGACGCTAAAAATATTAGTTAGTCTAGTGCGTATTTTAAATAAATTATTTCTGTGGTAGAGCTTTTTTTCTATTTTTTGCAGCTCTATAACCAGCGTAACCAGCACCAGCAGCTGCAATTCCTAGACCAGCAGCAGCACCAATTTTAGTTTTAGGACCAATTTTTCCATAAGCTAATTTTATTTTACTTATATTTGAACCAGCTTTATCTGTTGCAGCTTTTTTCATTCTTGAAGCCCAGTCGCTTAATTTTGACATTTTTTTCTCATATGCATCTTTAATCTTTTTCATTTTTTCTTTATTTCCTGCAGCTTTAGCCTTAGCATACGCATTTTTAAACCAATCCTTTATTTTTTCAGATCTCTTTTTTGCGACTACCTGAATTTTTTCTAAAGCTTTTGATCTATCTTCTTCTGCAAGAACAATTAATTCTTTTGCTTCTTTTAAAGTTACCTGTGGTGCAAGAATTAAATATTCATCAAGATACATAAGTTTTGTATCTGAACCATCGATTTCCTGCATAACTGACTCAAAAATATAATCTTTCATTTTTAAATTTCCTCCTAATAATTCTTATTTTATTTTTGTTCTAATCAAATAATCAGATTAGAATTTTTATTTTTGTTTAGCTAATGCTACTTTAAACTCATCTTCTCTCTTTTTAAGTTCTATTTCTTTTTTATATGATACAATATTATCTTTTTCAATTTGAATGTCTCTCTTTGCTTTTTCAATTTCTTTTTGTATCCTCATTGAACATTTTTGAGGGTTTTTATCTTGTCTGCATTTAGAATTTAATCCGCTTAATTGTATAATTTTTTTATTTAAAGAAGCTAATTTTATTTTTGAAATGCAAAGATTTCTTTCTGTAGATTCTTTATATACTCCACATTTTCTTACTGCTGAACTAAATAAAGCTTGACCTGTTCTGTTAATTGTAAATATAGCTTTGTCTCCAACAGATGCAGCTATAAGAGAAATTGCTCCCCCTGCAACCTTTGATCCTAATTTAGCAGCAGCACCAATTATTGGTGCATATTGTTCATCTAAGATTTGTTTAATTTTATTTTGATTTATTTGAATTCTATTTTTTGCTTTTTCAATTTCTAATTCAAATTTTTCTTTACACATTTTAGGATCTGGTGCTGTTGAACATCTATTTAAAAGATTTTTAGATACAGATATTTTTTGTTGAAAAGCTTTTATTCTTTCTCTTGCAACACAAACTTTAAATCCTGGAGTTACCTTTTTAAACATTCCTCCGCCACATTTTCTTGTTGCTCTGCTAAATGTTAGATTTGCTGCTCTCCAAGCAAGTTTAGCTGAAGTTGTATAAACTCCAAACATAAGTGATGCATGGACACCTTTTTTAAAAGTAGATTTAAAAGAAGATGGAATAGATTCTTGTTCATTTAAGTAATTTAAATAATTTTCTAAAATTGTCATAGAAGTTTTCAAGCCTCTTTTAAGGTATATTTTCTTCGCTATCTAATATATTTTCTCTAGCTCGTTCTCGAACTTCATCATTTTCAAATTTACTATTAAAATATTCCATTATATTAAAAATAAAAGTTTCTTCATCTCCATATAATTCTATAAATTCATTTTTTAAATTTTTTCCAAGTAATTTCATTACTAATAAAGTAAATTGTTTTGAGACCATATTAAATTCCATATCATTAATTTTAACTGCTTCTAGAGAATAGATTAAAATCTTATCTTTATAAATAATCTCGTAAGCTTTTTGCATATGAAACTCTAAAACTGCAATATATGATTCAAAAACATCAATCTTATGAGATACTCTATTTCTATCTTGAGTATCTAAAATTAATAAAAATGTTATTCCAGATATAATTAAAATAAGTAATACTACAATAAATAAACATACATAAGAAAACATAAATTAATCCTTTATCACATCGTTATTATTTTTAACAGAAGTTTCTATATTAACATTTTCAATTTTACTATCTTTTTTAACTTTAGAATCTAATACTAAAACTGAACTTATTTCTGATGGTTTTAAAATTACAACACCAGAACTTGTTTCAAGTATACAATTTTTAGATAGTTCCATAACCTTACTAATTTCTTTTGTATAAACTAATAAATCTCTATTATCATTATCTGTAAGAATTATAGAATCTGAATTTTTTTGTTGAATTATAATTTTTTTCATATTTACTTTTTTTTAAAATTCACCTTTCATTATTTTTTCTAATATAGTAGATGACTTAACAGTTAATTCTTCAATTTTTACTTCTACATCTGTTAAATCATTTTCTTCACATAAATTCACATTATCAACTTTATCTATATTATTAATTATTTGTTCTCTATTTTCTTTTAAATCTCTAGTAATTTTCTTTTTCTCTACTTCAATATTTTTTAGAACTATTTGACTTGGTTCTTGTTTCTTATGAACTCGTTCTTCCTTTTTAATTATTTTTTGTTTAGGTTGTACTTCTTCTATAGTTTGATCTTTAAGTTTAGATACAACTTTAATGTTTGAAACTCTTCTTTCTTCAATTGTTTTTTTACTAACTTTTCTTTCTTGATTAATAAATGAGTAATCTTTTTTTTGATTTTCATTTATATTTTCATCTATTAATTCAATTTCATAATCTTTTGATAATAAACCATAAAATTTAATTCTTGATTGAATTATTTTTAAATAATCTTCAGTTACAATACATTCAAAAGGGGATCTTACAGGTCTATCTTTTATAATAAACATTTTATTTACAGCTTTAATTTTTAATCTATAATTCATATTAATAAGCCTTTTCAATTTTTAAATTTTAATCGTTAAAAAGAGGTGAGTGACTTAATTAAAAATCACTCACCTCTTATAAACTATAAAAAGATGATTTATAGTATTTTATTTGCTGCTCTTCCAACAGCACCTACCATTCTAGCAGGCGCTGATAGAGTTGCACCAATAATTCCTTCATCTTCTACTTTTTTTTTGAATCCTCGTCTTCTTCGTCATCTAAATCTACATCTATTTCTTCATCTTCTTCTATTTCTTCTTCCCCATCTTCTTTCTCTTTTTTCTCATCTTCTTCTTCTTTCTCTTCTTCCTCAATCTGCTCTTTAAATAAATTAAAAGCTTCCTCTACTTCTCTAGCAGCTTTGATTCTGATTGGACCCATTCCTTCGACCTCTGCCTCTATTTTCTTATCTACATCAAGATCCTTATCATCCTTATCATCATCTTCTTCTTCCTCTGCATCAGCCTCTAATTCAGCTTCTAAAAGGTCGATATCTTCAAGCATATCTTCTGCTTCTTTATCATCAACTAAATCTGTTCCTGCTTCTCCACCATCAGCTTTTTCCTCATCTTCCATTTCCTGAATCAATTTTTCAATTACTGTATTTTCAAGGGAAAGAATCTCATTGTTCATTGGAGCAGCTTTTTCGTCCTCTAGAGGCTCATCTTTAGCAACAATATCAGGATCTTCTGGATCATAGTCTTCAAGTTCTAGATCCTCTTCCATAATATCATCTTCAAAATCTTCCATACTATCGTCTACATCATCAGGTTCCTCTCCAGTTACGATGTTATTTGGATCTTCTGCGTCAGCTTCCTCATCTACATCAACTGGGTTATCAGGACCTACTTCCTCATCCTGCTCAATAAGTTTTTCTTTGTTTTCATCAAAGTAATATCTTTCAAGAATTGATGATGCATCTTTATGTGTCTCTAATTCCCCATCACCGTCAAATGTAATAATAGGATCAGTTAATGGACCTTTATAATCCATTGACTTGGCATCATACTCAGAAATAGCTTCCTTTAATAGTTGAATATAAGATACTTTCTTCATTTTTAAAATTCCTCCTAAGAATTATATATTTTCTTTAATAACACAATACTTTCAAAGTATTTGATATATGTTCTATAATATTTTGAATATTGGAATGAGTTTGTTTCTTGTTAAAAAACATTCTGTAAATTTTCAACTTCTTCTGTTTTTGATTTATAATCCATTCCTTTAAATGGATTATATTTTTTCATTTCTCCCATTGAATTGATTGAATCAATTTGAATCATTTGATCTGAGGTAACATCTGATCTCATATCATTTGATGCCTTTAATCTATTTATAAATTTATAATGTTTGAAATTAACCTTAAAGTCAATTGAAACATTATCTTTTCCGCATCTATTTTTTGTTACTTTTAAATGAACTTTATCATCACAAGTTTGATCTTTTGACATTAAAGCAATAAAATCAGCATGTTCAATCTTCTTAATTGATTCTGACATCATATCCATATTAAGACTTTTTGAGTCCTGATTTCTATAAACAGATCTTCCTAACTGAGATACTGTAATAACAGGAATATTATATTTAACTGCGATATCTTTAAGACCAGAAGTAATAAAACCTAGTTCTAATCTATATAGTTCATTTGTAATATCTGCTTTTAGTAAATCTAAATAATCTACATAGAGTCCTCTAATTGAGTCTTTTCCATATTGATCTATTGCATCATCCAAATGCATCATAATATCTGTACAACTAATTGAGTATTTTTGAAAATATTTAAAAATTACAGAGGAATCTGAAGCTCTTGTTCTGTCAAGAATAACTTTTTTGATATCTATTCCTGCATTAATATCTCTTAAAGTTGAAATTTGATCTTTTTCAAACATCATTTGATATAATCTTAAAAGACTTTCATCAATTAAATTTTCTAATGTAATATACAAATAAATACCACTTTTATTAGTAGTATTATTATTTTTATTATTTGTTATATCATTATTGATAAAATTTAAAATTAAAGTTGATTTACCAGATCCAGAACCACCACCAAAGATATATAATCTAGATTTCTCAAATCCGCCATTATCAAAAACATCTTGATCAAAAATTGTATATCCAGTATGAATTGTATTTGTTTTATCATATTTCTTTTTAATCATTTCTAATACTGGAGAAAAATCATCATTATTCAAATCTAAACTTGCAGAAGATTCTAACCCTATATTTCTGCTACACTCCATTAAATTATAATTTGCTTCTTTAATAATTTTTTCATAGTTAAAAATAACATTATCAATTGAATCAAAATTTCCAGATTTAATAATATCTAAAAATTTAGCTAATTCATCATAATTAGATACTACACCATTTAACTTTTTTCTCATTCTAATCTGAGTTATATGATCTGATAAAACTTCATCTGGTAAAACTTCATTTCTTTTAACTGCAATAAAATCAGCTAATGATTTAAATTTCTGACCAAATAAAATACTATCAATTGTATTTTCATCTGTTTTATCATTTAATTTAAGTTTGCATATTTCATTTAAACATTCAACTTTATTTTGAATATTAATTGGTATCTCATTCTTTTGTTTTTCTTTAAAAAAATTTAGAATCTCAATAACATCTCTGTATATAGATTTATTTTTTTTAATCTTTGTTGACTTATTTAAAATTAAGCTATAACAGGAATTTAAAAATAGATCTGTAATCAATTTATTCTTCCTTTCTAAAAAAATTAAATATTTTTTTAATTAAACTTTTTCTTTTATGAGTTTTATATTGATGTTGTACAATTATTTCTATCTTTCCATTATTACACGTATTATTATAAGTTGAAAATCCACTAATTCCTTGATAATTTGAAAATCCACTAAGGGAACCGCTATAACCAGGATAAATGGGTGATTCTTTACCAAAAACATTTTCTAACCAAGATAGTTTTCCAATACCATAACATTTATCACAAATAACTCTCATTCTTTCTGATGCTGAAAAGAATAGCGATCCTTCTCCTTTACATTTCTCACAAATAATAAAACCCTCTTCGATTTTTAAATCTAATTTTGAATACCCATCTAATTTTGAAGTTTCTTGTTGTGTTAAATTCATATTGTTAATAACTGTCCATTCTTAGTTAAATTTATAAATTCATCTTTTGATAAGAATTTATTAACTATATGTTTACAAAAATCTTCATCTAAATCAGTTAACATGTTTAATGATTTAACAATACTATTTGATTTAGATATTTGTTTTCTGCTAATTTTTCCTTCATTTAAGTTCCTGGTAATTTGTTCTGACTTTGATGTAAAAGTTTCTATATCATTTGATTCATAAATTGGATAAATTTCTTCTGTTTTAGATCTCATTAATAATTCAATTTCTAAATAAAATTCTAACATATACAACATTAAATAAATTTTTACTTCTTCATAAAAAGTGCCTGTGTTAGGATCATAAATCTGAGTAGAATTAATTTTCTTAAAGTTATATTTATCAGATAAATTATCCATTACATTTTTACAAAGATCATTTATTTTAATATTATCTTTAAATCTCATATTTAATTCACTGCTTCTTATATTTACCTTTCTAATTCTGTCAACATCTAATGTACAAAAATATCTACCAATCATTAAACCTTTAAATAAACCAGATGAATCATAAGTAATGTTTAAGTCAATATTATGAACCTTTTTTACATGAATTTTAAACAATTCATAGAAAAATAAGTCCCTATATGTTGCTCCGCCTAGAACATGAAAATCTAATTTATTTCTTTTATGTTTAATTGTTTCGTTTAATAATGGAATTAATGGTAATACATATATGATACAAGGAATTTCAGAATCTCCTGCGCTATTAGCAACAATACCACCAGTACCAAATAAATCAAATTTTGAATATAAATCATTTTCTCGTAATATTTTTGTATATATTTCCCAAAGTTTTGGAGTTCTAAAATGATGAATGTAAATTATTTTTCTTCTTACTTCATCAGGTAAATTTGCTGCTATTAAATATGACTCTAGATTTTTATCATAAATCTGATCAAAATTTGTAAATAATTTACAACCAGGTCCAGGAGGAATATCTAGAATAAAAGCTTGATCATATACATCTTTATAATCAACTAAAAAACTATAATATTTTTCTATTAATATTTCAGATTCTTTTACGGAAAGAAGTCCAATACTAGCTTGGAATCCGCCACTATCACAAATAAAAGTAGAGGAATCAAAAAATTTTGATTTTCTTAATTTAATATATAACTCTGCTTCTTTTTGATTATAATTTGTATAATCTCTTTTTCCTCTAAAATTTTGTCCAAATGAATGAAGAAATCTATTACAAACTAAACCAAAAAAATTAGAAATGTCTTCTCTTGTAAACTGATTGTTAAAATCATTTTTTTTATTCAACATAAAATTATCTATAATAGTCATTAATGTTTCAAAACCAGCTACTGTGTATCCACTCGCCATTATTTCACCTTTTAAAAAATTATTTGTTTATAATCCAAAACCTCTCATTTAATATTTGTTCTAATAGAGGTTTAATTAATCCAAACCAACTTAATCCGCCATTATTACAACCTGGTCTTGGTAATATTACTTTTTTCCATTTCATTTGGTCTGTTAAAATTACTAATTCTTTTAAAGATTTTTCTATTAATTCAACTAAAGATTTTTCCCAGTAATTAAATTTTGTTGGAAATGAAATTATTGGTTTAGGTTCCCAAATTATAATTTGTACTATATGTCCATTTTCTTTAATAAGATTACCTAATTTTAAATCTATATCTTTAAATTTATATTTTGCTTCTAATGCACATCCTGCACCCATAACATTTCTTCCATCTTTTTTAACTATACCATTTGTAGTTACACAAATTGCATCAGAAAATTTTATAATTTTATCAGATAAAAAATTATCATATATTTCTTTCATTTTTTATAATCTCATTTAATATTTCTTTATCTATATCATCACTTAATTCTTTTGCCATCTTTTTAACTGTTTTTTTATATCCTTCAAAAGATGAAGAAGATAAACCAAATTTATAGTCTATAAGTTTTCTGTTAACACCAAAAATATTTTGAATCCAATTTAATTCTTTTAATCCATGACATTTTGAACAAGAAAATGTGTAATCATTTTTACTTTCAAACCCTGTTCCATTACATTTATCGCATATATACTTCATTTACTCACCACTATTAAGAATCGTCATTCTATATTTTTCATAAATAGAAGTTGGTATTGGAAAACCAATAATTTTTGTAGGATTATTTTGATTATTATTTGGAAACATATTTTTATAATATTCTATTATTATACTTTGAATAATTGTAAATTTCAAATCTCTTTCATTGTCTATTATCATTATTTATCCTATTAAGATATAGTAATTTTACAATTACTATATCTTTTTTTATTAGAAATATTTTAATTATCTCTCTTCTTTAAAAATAATTCTTTTAGATTTGAATACTCTTTAATTATTTCCTTTTCAAATGGACATTGTCCACAACATTTAACCCTTTGAGATTTTAAATTTTTAATACAAAGTTTTATATGATTTTTTAATTTTTCTTTATCCATCAACTAAAATTCCATATACTTCATCATTCTTTAAAATTCTAAGAATGATTCCGTTTATAATTACAGCTTGACCACCAGAAGGATGAAATACTACAATATCATCATATTTAATATTGTCCACATCTTCTCCAACACTTAGAACCCTTCCATACTTCTGAGGTTCCATTTTTACAGTCTGAGGAATAATAATACCTGCATCTGTCTTATCTTCTGTTTTAATTATTTCTTCTACAACAACATGATCATTTATCGCCTGAATTCTTTTCATTTTTAGCAAAACTCCTTTTTAGTTTTAATTTCTGTTCTTCTTTTTCTCTTCTTACTTTTGCTTCATTTCTTTTACGTTTTTTAGCAACACTTGGTTTCTCATAGAATGCATTTCTTTTTACATCTATTAAAATTCCACTTCGATTAACTTTTTTCTTAAATCTTTTAATTAGACTTTCAATATCTTCATTTTCTCGTCTAACTACTTGAATTCCTTCTTTGTCATCTAAACTATTCAAATACATAAAATTAAAAATTCACCTCCGTTCTCTAACATTTTTTATTACCATGTCTGTATGGTCTTGTTTTATTAAATTCATGTTTTTTATTTACTTCTTCAACTATATCAATCTTTAGATGTTCACACATATCCCAGATTCTAATTACTGCATCTGCCAACTCTTCGCCTAAATTTCCCTTTTCAGTACTAGGAATATCATGTCTATAAGCTTCTAATGCTTCTGAAATTTCGCTATGAATTAAACATAATAATTCTGGTACTTCTCTTTTTGTAGTTTTATCATACCAACCTTTTTCAATTGATAAATCATGAACTTCTTTTGGTGTTACAATATTCATTATATTCTCCTATACAAATCCATAAATTATATGTTCTCTTGAACTAAAATTTACTTTATATTTTTCAGCTGCATCAAAAACCATTGGTGCATGAGATAATATTTCCTCTCTAGTTGTACCTTCAGGCATGAGAAAGATTCTTTGATTATCAAAATCAATTTTAATTGTAAGGTACTCTAAGAATAAATCTACAGGATATCTATTTTCATAAACTAACTTAATAATTACGTTTTTATTATCTTTTATTTTATTTACTAAAGTAGTATAATAATCATAATCTTCTTTTGTAAATATTTTTGGTGATAAGGAATATGTTACATTTTTATTTTTATCAACTCTATCTATAAGATCAATTAAATTACATCCATTTGTTTCAACATTAAATATTGGACAATTTATTTCATTTATTAATTTTATTGTTTCTTCAAGATTTTTATTAAATGTTGGTTCTCCGCCAGTAATCATTAAACCACATTTCTCATTATTAATAACATCTTGAATTTCTTGTATTGAAATTTCTGTTTCTAAAGATATTCTCATTTTTACAGAAGTATCACACCATCGACACGCCCTATTACAACTCTTAAATCTTAAAATTAACATTCTTTTTCCTGTATCATTTCCTTCGCCCTGCCATGATACAAAATTTTCTATAGTCTTCATTAAAATTCCTCTCTTATTTGTTTGTTCTTATTTTTATTTTAAAATTCTATTAATATCTTCTTTTAATTTTTCAATATTTGGAAATTTATCAAATATGGTATATCTTAAAAATTTCCATCCTTCTTTTTCAATTTTTTCTTGTCTAAGTTTATGATATTGTTTATGTTCTTCTGAATCAAAATGAAACCAACCATCAAATTCAATAGCTATTTTATATTCAGGTATTGCAACATCTATAGCATAATTTAGTATTCCAAATTGAAATTCACAGCTTGGATATAATTCTTTAACCATATCTCTTAACATTACTTCTGGTTTTGATGGATTTTTTTGAGCTTTTAACATAACAATTGCATGACCATTTAAACATTTGTTTCTGATCTTCTCTTTTTCTAATTCAAATAAACTAGAATTCCAATATGAATTTGGATCTTGTCTTAATAATTTTTGAGTATTACTCATTTTTTTCAACGTTTCGTCTGAGAAACAACCTCTTTTATTTTTATTCCATGGTATTTGTCCAATATGACTAATACTTAAATTTTTTATTCTCTCTTTAGAAAATTTTTTATTTTTTAGAGATTTTGATATTTTAATATTTCTTTCTTTTGAATTTAACTTACTTTCATTTTTTTCCCATGTTTCTTTCATTGATAAACTTCTTTTATTATTTATTTCTTTATTTTTTGATAAATATTCATATAAACATTTATTTGAACAAAAAATTGAATATCCATTTATACCATATAAAATTGTTTCTTTTCCACAATTTTTACAAAAACCTTCTCCTTCTTTTTTTAAATATAAAAGATAATACTCTTTACTTAATATTTTATGTCTTCTTAAATGACTAGAAAGACTTTTTAAACTATTAAGATCTTTTTTACAAATCTTACATTCCATTTTTCTTTTTTCCTATGATTTTTAAAATGTTAAAATTTCTTGTTTCTTTGTCAATAATGGTTCTAATAATAAATTATATCTATCAGTCCATGAAAAATTTAACATTGTTTTAACATCAATAATATAATAATTTGGAACAAATTCCACTTCTTCTGGTACAACTAATACATCTAATTTCACTCCTTTCTTAAGGAAATTTTTATCATAATTTAATCTTACTTCATCTGGTGCCCTATCTAAATCTATACCCTTTAACTTAAATAGATAACCTCTTGCACCAACCTCAAAAGTTTTAAATTCTAGTTCATTCCATGCTACCATTCCACGTACCCCTTGTGGTAAAACTTTATACTCGTTAATTTTTTTTCCAAATGATACTGGTCTACCAATAACAGTATGTCCATTAGATATCAACTTTGCAAATAGTTTTTCTTTTTCTCTTACATATTCTAAAATTGGTGGTAATGAAAATCTTTCTGGTTTTAAAATTAATTCTAAAACTTCTTTTAAATATTGTTTAGTTGTATTTGCATAATCAGATCTTTTAGTATCTAAACCTTTTACATCAATTTCATCTTTTTTATTTCCCTCTTGAGAAATTACATAATTTGCATAATGTTTTGCTGATGTGTATAACCCTCTTTTTATAATAAATTCATTCTTTAAACTTAACCTGTTTTTATTATCTGATACATTATGTTTATTTACTATTTTTTTTACAATATCATCATTTAAAAAATTTTGTACTTCTGTATTTAAATCATTTACAAACTTTATCTTATCCTCATTTGTTTTTGTTTTATCAATAATATGTTCATAACATAAGAATATAGAATCCGTATCTCCTGTCACAAGATTTTTAAATTTTATACCCATATTATCCGAAAACATTTGTTGTTTTGAAATATACTTAAGCTCAAATTCTTTTTTATTCTTTTTATCTTCAATATAGTTTTCTGCAGAAATCATTACATTTTTAATTGCTTCTTGACCACTCAATGTAATTGATCTAGCTGAATCAACATTAAAGAATCTGAATACTTTATTTCCTAAAGCTCCATATAAACTATTAGCTAAAACTTTGTATACCAACTGTCTTGTATCATATAATTTTTCTTTTTCTTTTTCTCCACTATTCAAAGCTTCAAACATCTTCTTCTTATATATTTTTCTTGAACCTAATAACATTTCTAATACTTCAGCATAGAATGATAATTCATTATCATGCTTCTTAAAGAAACAACCATTAATAGTAAAAATTAATTCGCTAGATTTTATTTTATCTAACAATTGATCCTTGGAGATAGTAACTTGTCTTTTTTCAAATGTTGGATCAAGAATTATATCAATTTGTTCTGGTAATTTCTCAGGATTATATGCTAAATCATAACCCAATTTATAATCTTTTAATTTCATTACAAATGTATTAACACCAATATTATAAGTTAAAATTAGAGAAGGATATAGAGATGTAAAATCAAAATCAACAATATATTCATGTACACCTACTAATGGAGATTGAACATATGCACCTTCAAATTTTTCGTCTTGTTCAATAATCTCTGAATTTTTAGAAGCAATTCCTTTTTCTTTCAAAAATGAAACTAACTTTGAATCGACTTGTCCTAATACAGATTTTGATCCTTTAAAACTTGATTTACAAATTCTTTTTAGTTCATCTTGGAAGAATACATGTTTTAGTTTTATATCTAATTCTTCTAATAAATCAACGTCATTTTTATTGTATAAAATTGCTCTGTTTACATCTGTTCTAAAAATTTCAGAAAATTCAGATCCTTTTTCTGTCTTCCCTTTTTTTAATTCTAAATTACCAATAAAATCTAATGAATAACTTTCTCTTCCTCCAAATGTAAATTGTTTGTATAATTCCAACATATCTAAAAATACAATTCCTGCAGCATCTGGAAAAAATTGATATTTATTATAATCTGCTTCGCCAAAATTTGACATCTTTGTAGCATCAACATTTATCTTTTTAGATCTATTAAAAATATATTGCATATCAAAGTCATTACTATACCAACCAGAAATTACATCTGGATCTAATTTTCTTACATCATTAAAAAATGTACTTAATAATGTAGTTTCAGAATTACAAACCATAATATCTTTAGATGATGTATCAATTACTTGATTTGTTATTCCTAAAATCTTTGGATCTAAAACTAATGATTTTTTAATATTATTATATGAATATCTAATAATAGCTATTGAATCATTAGCATCTTGAGCACTACTATGAACTCTTGTTTTTGTATAAGTTTCAATATCCAAAAACATAATATTCATTGGTAAATTTGGTTCTTCTTCTTTTTTTAATAAATAATAATCCATAGCATGTTTAGTTGTAATTTTTAAATCGCCTTCATATGTTATCTTTGGATCTAAAGAATATTTTTGTTTATAGGAAACTTTTACCTGATTTAATTCATCATATTTTACAACTTTTCTAGCTTTAGATTCGTCATTAATTTGATAACAAACATATTCATCATTAGTTTTAAAATATTCTTTTTTATTATCTTTATCTCTAAATACATATAAAACTTCACTACTTTTACTTAAGAATTGAACATCGACTAACTTATAATCTGATGAATAATATTTATCTGGAACTTTATAATAAAAAACTCCCATTTTATTAGTATTATTAAATTTTGGTTTTTCATATGTCTCTTCAGTAGTTATACCAATTAACTCTGCAGCTTTTTTCATATGAGATTCAAAAGTAGGTTCTTGACTTTTACTTCTATTAATATAAGAAGGGTGTAGCATTATTAAAACATCTATATCATTCCATTTAGAAACATTACCGCATATATTTGTTATTCCTGTTCCTTTTGGTAATAATCCAAAAGCAGATACTGGAGAAGCTCCTAACAATACAATTAGTTTTGGTTTGCATTCTTCAATTATTTTCATGCAATTTATCTTACACCTTTCAATAACTTCAGGTGTTGGGTTTCCTGTTGTTCCATCTGGGTTTAATGTTTGACATAATACAACATTTGTTAATAAATATTTTACTTTATTTAATTTATATTTTTCAAAATATTTTCTAAATAGTTTCCCAGCTTTTCCAACTAATGGTTTTCCAGATATAATTTCATCTTTTCCAGGATTTTCTGCAATAAATAATACTTCAACTTCACTTAAAATATCAACATTGGTTTCTAAAATACATGATGGTGACGAAAATAAAGAACATCCCATACAATCAGCAAATGAACTTTTAATACTAAACAAAAATAAATCTCCTTTCATTCCAATTTATTATTTGTTCCATTTTAAAAAATAAAAATCCAAAAATCATTTAAAAACAACCATCTATATATATTAATTTGTGAGAAGATAAAGTTTGTCTATGTGTTAACTTATTTTTTAACCTAATTTTAGAAATGGAGGATTTAAGAATGGGGTTTGTACAACAAACAGACTTGGTTAAAGCTTTTGAATATTTTGATTTGAAAGACAAAAAATTTGATGTACCAAAAATCATTAATAGATTCCTAAAGGGAAATGTTAATGATGAAGAAAGAATTGGTTTTAAGAATAATCTCTTAATCCATCTGATGGAGTCAAAGAGGTTGAGTTGGGATTTAACAATTCCGGTTAAAAATCATTGTACTCATTGTGGCGGTAGGGGATTTGATGTTATTCTTTTTGCAATTGAAAAAGAAAAATGTCATCTCCGTATTTCAAAAGATTCGCAAGGAAAGACAATCTATTCCGGATGTAATGGAACTGGTTGGAAAATTGGAGAATGTCGTACCTGCAGTGGAACAGGTATATTTCAAGAGAATCTTTGTCCAACTTGTTGGGATAAGGTTACTTCTAAATCTCGCGGAACTTATCTCTACAAGAAAACAAATTTTTTCGAAGGAAAAAAATGTCTAATCTGCAATGGAACAGGGGAAGTCAACAAACTTGTTCAGAGAATGACAGATATTCAAGATGCTCGTATATGTAAAAAATGTAATGGAAGTGGAATTTTGACTGAAATTGGAACCTCGGTTATCAGTAGTGCAATCGCTGATAAATTGAAAAACATGATTTCAGAAAATGCAGCTATGGGAAAAGTTGCTTAGGTATTATTTTCATAAATAAAATGCACTATTATGATTGACAAAAATAATTCAAAGTCATAGAATTTTATTATCGCACCTCTATGACTTTGAAATTATTTTTTAAAAAGTCTTTAACAGTTTCTTTTTCTTTTTTTGTTGTCTTTTTTAAACCCTTTTGCTTCTTAACTGTTTCTTGTTTTTCCAATCCTAATGAATAATAAATTTTATCTTTTTCTTCCATTTTATCAACCATAGTACAAAGAAGAGCGACATCGTTTCTTTTAAAAAGCGGAATCTTTCTTCTTAATGATTCAAATAGTTTAGTATTTTTTGATCTTGGAATAAATGGTAAACTTTTCCTTTGGATTTTAAAATCAATTACACATTTTTTTATAAATTTCATTAATTCTTCTTTACTTAAATAATACAAACTAATGTTATTAAAATATTCATTCAAGAAATGATTTAATTTTCCTTGATTTAAAAATAATGAAATCATGTATTGATGGTTAATTGGTGATTTATAACTTAATAAATCAGGAATCCCTTTACCTTGCGGAATTGGTGATTTTATATTTGAATCAAAAATCCAATCTTGAAAAGTTTTATATGGCATTATTATCTAATAGTCTCCTGAACTTCATATATCATTCTTAGAATATCTAAATCATCCTGAACACAAGTTAATCTGGATATTAACATTTCTCTTAATTTTCTTTGTAAATCTAATTCTTTCTGTAAAAATAAATTATTTTTATTTGTTATTAATTGAGATTCTAATGTTTGGATTCTTTGATTTCTATTTTTTAATTCTCGATGAACATCAAAGTGCCAATCAGAAAAAACAATTTTTATAGTATTTGGAGAATCATTATATCTATCTAATGTAGAATGATGCAAAACCCAATTATTGGTATATGTAGTTCTTACAATAAATTCAAACTCTGGATGATCTAACAACCATACTAAATTTGGTCTTGATAAATAAATTGATCCTTCTTTATTTTTTCCATGTTTTAATTCCATAACTGGTGCTAAATCAGGATTAGTTTTACTACCTCTTTTATGTTTTCTAAAATTACAATTTAGGTCTTTACTACAATTCATCGGTCGAATTCCGTCTTCTCCAGAACAAATATAACATTCAGGTTTATTAAAAAGTTCTCTATAATCTTGAGTTATTTTTGTAATGCAATTAATGTTGTAATCAAAGGAAAAAACATGAAATGGATCATAAGGTCTATTATTATAATCTAATAATCCATTTTTGTGATTTAGCCTGTGTTCTTTTACAACTTCTAAAATGCTCTTTCCGGAAATACTTTTTTTCAAACGTTTCATCTTTAAATCTCCTTATGAAGTTAAAATATTTGGACATATGTCCATTACAGTTTTTCTCAATGAAAAACCACTCATTTTTATTTAAAATTTAAATCATTTCACTTATAATATTTTTATAAAAATCTTCACATCTATCTTGACACAATAATTTTTCTAAAGGTTTATTATCTTTTAAATTCTGCCATATTTTTACAGCTAATTCATCATAATTATCATATAAAAATTCTCTTGGTAATAGTTCAGGAAATGCTAATCTATTGGGAGCTAATACAACTGTTCCATTCATTACTGCTTCCATAATTGAATAGTTGAATGTGTCTTCTTTACTAGTAATTAATAAAATTTTTGCTTGACTAAGGAATTTATAATATTGTTCCCATGTATTACATTTTATTCTAATTATTTTACTAAAATCTTTTTCAACTTCTTTTTCAATTGATTTAGTAATTTTTTGAGGATTTGGTCTTGCTACTGAAATTATATCATAATATTTCTTTTCTCTGTAAGTTTCATAAGGAGGAATTGGTAATCCAATAACTTTAGTATTATACCAAAACTTTCTATTTTTATTAACTAATTTTCTTTGATGATAATAACTACCAATAAAAATCTTTTTAAATAATTTTGAATGAGATAATTCACATGAATATTTTAATTTTCTTACTGGTTGAAAATAATCAAATCTATTTAAACTTGTTGCGTGACAATATGCAAAAGAATTTTTAATTGGTTTATGATATAAAATATTTGCAAATAAACCAGGAAATGATAAATCAGAAAGAAATAAAGTATCATCATTGTATAATTTTAATTTTAAAAAATCAATAATTTGATTTTCTTCAAAATAGATTGAATTTTCAATAGGTGCAAACATACCAGAACTTCTAATTGGATCTTCAAATTGTTTTAGATAATTATCCCCTAATACTATTACTTCATCAAATTCTTTTTTAAATTGTTTTGGAAATTCTTCAAACCAAGTTTCTTGATATCTTAACCTGGTTGGAAATTGAGGAACAAATATTAATCTTCCCATTTATTTTCCTCTATAATTTTTAATATTTCATCATGAGTTGGAATAAATCTTTTATTTTCAAAATCATAATACCTAAAGTTTAAGTGTTTTATACTGGCTTCTTCTTTATTATCTGTAACGATATTTGATATAGATAAATGATTAATAGTTTCTCCATTTTTAAGTTTAATAAAATTTTCATCAATAATTTCTTCTACTCTACTTATTAATACATGAATATCAACTTTATCAATATGTTTATGATAAACAATATATAAACCAACTTTTATTAAATTTGGATCAATTGTTGGTTTAATCCATTTTTCTATTATTTTATTGTAATTCATATTACTATCCTTTCACAGTTTGTTTACAGTTACTACAAGAATCACCTTCTCCACAAGAACAAATTTTAACTGGCGATGTTTCTATAAAAGTATATTTATTGTTTATTTCTAGAGGTACTAATTCATTCTTAATAATTGCATTTTTTATTTTTTCCCAAGTTTCTATTTTTAATTTTCCATGTGATAAATATTTGCTCCTAATCCAATCTTCTCCTGTTCTTGATTTTCTATTTGAAACCATGCAACTTAAATATGATTTTAATGGATTTTCTCTTTCTATTGCAACAATAGAATAACGATATGAATCTGTATAAATATATACTTTAATATATACTTTATATTTTTCAAAATAAGATACTGGGGGCGAGTCTGATCTGCGTTCTTCAACTTTAATATATTTTGAATTATCATAACAAATTTCTTTTAACCATTCTTTAAAATCACTAATACTACTCATTTTATTCTCCTTATTCTTCAGATTCTACTATATAACATTTTTCTTTTTCATCTAATTTTAATGTTTTTAAAAGACCATTCCATGTTTTTATAACTAATTTACTCTCATCTTTACTTTTTGAAATAACATCTAAATCATAATAACTTTTAACTCCAAACATATTCTTAGCAAGAACTGATTCTGTCATAAATCTTTAATTCCTCCTATTTTATTTTTTGTTCTATAAAAATTTATTTTATACCCTTCTTTTTCCAACTGTATATTGCATAACAATCAAATAAAAAAACGTATATATTTTGAAGTAAAAAATAATTATGGTTAGTGGTATAAGCAAAAATTATCCAAAAAATTGTAGCTACAATTAAAATCCACATTCCAATTAATCTAGGAATTGATATTATTGGAATACCAATTAATGTTAGAATTGTAGCTACAATTTCAAGACATGTTACATTATCCATCTGCAATAACCTTCCCATAGGAAATATTTATATTCATACTTCCAGAGACTCTTTTGACTAGGATAAACTTTTTCTAATAAACGTTTCTTTCCTTTAATATCTTTAACTTCATGAATATAAGGAGCTTGCATATTGACGTTATAAAAAACAACATTTAAACCTTGTCTTAATAATTTTTCTCCTTCTGCTCCCCATTTTCTATGATCAGGATGAAACTCAAATATTGGATCTGGAAAATATAAAACATTATTTGGATTTAAAAACATATTAGGAATACTTTTTTGAAATAATTGAACTTGAATATTTTCAATATGTGTTTTTAATTTTAAAGATTCTTTTTTTCTTTCTTCGTCATCTTGCATATAAATAACAATTGGTTTAATAATTGGATTTGAAATTACCTCCCAACATCCAATAATTTCATCATCATAGTGAGGCGCAATAATTATAATATCAGACTTCTTATTTTCCTGCATTTTCAATCCTTTCTTTACATTTTTTACATCTTCTTTTTAATTCTTCAATATTTTGTTCTATATTTACATAACCTGTTTCTATATAATCAAATTCTTCTATTGGACTTTTATGATTATAATTTCTTGTTGAAAAAGATTTAGCAAGTTCATCATGTCTTTTTTTAATATTATGAACTTCTACCATCCCTTTATCTATGTATCCTTTTAATGAAATTCCTTTTTTTAAACAACCAATAAACATATGCATTTCTAAATGTTCACCAAGAGCATGATTTCTGCATAAATATTCAACTGGTACATTCCACATTCTCATAGATAAACCTCTTTTTATTTTTATGTTCTAATTATTAAAAAAAATATCCTTTTTAAGTAAAATACTACATATATTAATATTAAAATAAAATAGGAGGTGGTTGTTGTGTCTAAACCTATCGTTAGAACTCTTCAAACTGAATTGATTAATAAAATGGGTGCAACAGGGAAAGATAAATCTTCCTATCTTATTGACGATTCAAAAGGTGAAATGCAAGAAAGAATTGCAGAAGTAAATAAAATGAGAAGGAGAACAACAAGAATGAATCAGCAACCAAAAAACTCGGAAGCGGCAGCAAAAAGAGCAAAAAAAGAATTAACTACAAGTCAGATTTTAAATCTTCTGTATCAGGGCAAGTTTACCTTTGATGAAATTTATGAGAAACTCTATGGTACGGGAACGAGGATCCAATCAAAGGTCAAATACTTACAAAACATGTTACAAGAGGTAAGAATTCGTACAGATGAGATTGTCAGAACAGTCAAGCAAAAAGACAAAGATGGAAAACTTATCCGATATTGGGGAACCCATAACTACGAAGGTACTCTAGATGCTCTAAAAGATAAGTTCAAGAGGACAAAAAGGAAATTCAAGAGGTCGCCAGAAGCAGAAGATAGGAGGGCAGCCAAACAAAAAGAAAAATCAAAAGAAAAGGAAATCGTTATTCCCAATCTGGTTGTCAAAGGAAAACATGGAGCGGAAATCAATATCAAGGCGGAAGGCTTTGAGATTACTATAAAAATTACCAGAGAATAAAAATATTAGGGGAGAAATAAACACTCTCCCCTAATATTTTTTGTTTATTTTTTACTTGAAAACACTATTATATACTTCTTCAAATTTATCTTTTCCACAAGCTAAAATCATACCAATAGGACAAACTTCAGATGCTTGTCTATGCATCTCATTAGCTATTCCTCTAATCTCCCATTGAGCATGACCATCCATTCTCATTCTACAAAAATGATACATTTCTCGTAAATTAATTTTAACATATACAATTCTTCTATGAGCATTTGTAGCTATATATGGAAAAATCTTTTCATTTCTATAAGAAAATTTAGTTGCTTTATTAATAATCATAGTAAACTCTTCTTTTAATCCAGTTTTTATAAATGATTCAGGAATAACACCACCTTCATAAATTGAATATGGTTTTGGAAGAATAGTCATCATTCTATGTCTTTTTAATTGAGCAAAACAAGAAGAACTCATTCTCAGCAAAAATTCAAAATCAACTACTTCAAATTCTCTTGGTGCAGAATCATAAACTTTCATATTTTTTAATGAATTTAAAATTATTTCTTTTTCGGTATTTCCACCTTCAAGAAATTCATGTAATCTATTATATTTTAGTTCTTCATTATTTATTAAGTTTACATCTTTAGTCATAATATTCATAGTAAAATATCTAAATTTTGAATTAAATAATCTTTCCTTATTTTTATATTCAATTTCGGTTGGTGTTATATATGGAAACAATGATGGAGTTATTGCTGAAACTTTATCATATAATTTATATGCTAATTCAATATGTTCCCAATAAGGACAAGCTCTTAATCTCCTAATCATTAATTCTAAATTTCTAGCACTAATAGTCATTCCTAATTGAGTTTGAGTAGCCATTGGAATAATATATCTAGCATCTTCTTTTGCCCAGCCCTCAACTGTTTTTGGATCTTTTTCATATTTTTCTGGATTTTCTTTTTTAAAATATTCTAATAGAATTGGATATGAGTATTTATAAAATTCATTTTGTTGTTCTACTAAACTTATAAAAATTGGTTTATCTCTAACATTTAATTCATCTGGAATTGTATAATCTCCGTCAAATAAAACATATCTCTGAGATTTTTCTGTATATGATGCTAATCTATGACTTTCAATCTCTTCAACTAAAAATCTTGAAACACCAATAATATCAATATTAAATACTACATGTTCAGCTATAGAAGCATGGCCCATTTCAAAAACAATACTTTTATTTGATTTTCTAGCTTTTTCTATATCTAATTTTGCATCTTCTCTAATTTCTGGAATTGGTCTTGGGTCTCTACTTGTTCTTGCATATGAAGCTGAGATAATTTCTGGATTTAAATTATCCAATGCTGTTTTATTATAACCCGCAATTATTACTTCCATTACAATAATATTCCTTTCTTAACAATTTAAACCTGAATTATAATCTAATTTTATAATATGAAAAGGTGGTCTTACTAATGAGAAATTTGATGAACATTCTAAAGCTTTAACTACTCTATTTTCAGGTTTTATTTTTTTATTATTTTCCATCATCCAAAAAGCAGCATTTGCATATTCTGCTCCACAACCTATAGCATCATAATTGCTACTAAATTCTGTAAGTTGAAAATTTTGTTCAATATTAAAAATTTTTTTATTATAACCAACCAAGAAGTCTGTTTCATTTAATAACGCTACATTACTTTCAATTATTATTGAGTTTGTTTCTTCTAATTTTTTAATAAATTCATCTAAAAAAACAGAGATTAAATACTCATAATCACTAATTCTTGGATCATGTTGTGGAATCTCAAATTGATATTGTAGAACTTGAGTTGCTCTTAAATATCCAGAAAAACCAAAAATCATGTTATCTCTTCTAAAAATTTTAGGGTTTAAATTTTTATATTGATTTGTGCCACTTAAACAAAGTGAGTCACCGCCCATCCAAATATTTCCAAGTAAATCCTTATAAGCAGCAATACAAGTCATTAATATTCTCCAAGTTTAATTTTTATATTTCCTTTTTTTCATTTCTGCAGATATTTCTCCTCTTAATTTAATTACACAATCTGGTTTAATTCTACCACTTCTAAATCCTGTTCCGGTTAAGTAATTCATAAGTATTCTTAATTTATCATCACTTGTTGAATTTATAGATCCCATATAATGTCTTAATTGTTGACAACACCATTCTGGTTCTCCATTCCATTTTCCTAATAATGATTTTCTTACATTCTGCCACTCTGAATTATTTACTAATTCCATCATTGATTTTTTATTCATTTTAATTCCTTAATAATTGCTCCAGTAGAATATGATACCCAATCTGCCACTAAACGTCTATGACAAAAACTACCTGGTTTTTCCCAACATAAAATAATTGAACCTTTTAAATCTTCATAAACTTTAAACGGATCCAATTTATTTAATTGTTCTTTATATATTCTTGTATATTCTTGTATTGATATTTTTTTTGATTTATAATCTAGAACTAATTGTTTTGGTGGGATTAAATCTTTATATACTCTATATGAAAATTTTTTTCTAAATTCTTCAGGGGTTTGTCCAGCTATAGATACTAAATCTTCATAAATATTTAGTTTATCTGAAAAGAAATATGATGTTTTCATAATAACTCCTATGTGAGGTCCAGAAGAGAATTGAACTCTTAACGTCGATTTTTTAGAGAAATCCGTTCTACCATTGGACTACTGGACCTATTTTATTACACTAATAATTTTAAATCACTTAAAAATCCTGCTTCATCTTCATCTAATAAACAACAAATTGCAGTTATTTCATTATCTAAATCTGGCTCCTTAAAAAGAAAAAATTCAATATTTCTTTTCTTAAATTTAAATAACCAATTATTTAACCTATCTAAATTTTCAACTTCTAAATAGATTAAATATTGATTATTCCAGATTTTAGAATTCCTGGAGCTCAAACAAAACTCTGCAACGCAATGTCCAGCCTGAACCCCAGGTGAAGAACATTTTAAATCTTTACGCACAATTACATATAACCTGTTGTTCTTCATACTTCTTTAAAATTTCCTTCTTGATTTTATCAATATAAAAATTATTAGCTGGATTTGAATCTGCAGGTTTTTCAATCTCTTCTCTTGTTCTTCCTCTTAATTCACAATAAGCTATATGAGTGTGACGAAATTCATATTTCATTTGATTTATTACAGATTCAATAGTCCATAATTCTTTACCATTACGATTCTCAAAGGGTCTCTGATTTTTAAATTCTCTAATTTCCTTGCCTAATTTTTTTAACTCTATTTTGGTATCTTTTAACATTTTTCTTGACATTGTTTTAATCCTCCTAAGATTGTTATTAAAATATTATTTTTTATTTTAATAATTCTTAGGAGGGCCTCTAAATTGAACTTTATACTTAATCTACTTCAATTTATTCACCCCCTTTTTTTATTACTTTGTCCTCTTCTTTGTGGGCATCGACTTTAGTTCATCCATAACCTGAATTCTAAAATCCTGCCAGAGTGACTTGCTTACCTGAGCAAGTTTTCGAAGTTCTGGAGCTGAAACCTTTCTACCCTTTTCAAATTCTGCAAGCTCGGTTTTTGTATTATTTAATACCTGTTCCAATTCTCCAATTACACCTCTTAGTTTTTCTGACATTTTTATTACTCCTTTTCTTTTTTATTATTTTACTACAAATTAAATATGAGGCATCATATTTAAAATACTATAAAACTCAGCTGCACATTTTTCATGGGTCATTAGATCACCAAATGCTGATGAACAAAACATCTTATCAACATACCAACAAACAATAACTCCTTCTGCACAACCTCGTTTAATTTTATTATAATGATTTACAATTTCATCATTTAAAAAACCACAATAATTTCTTACACCCTGAATACTTCCATCCATGAAACCATTTTCTTCCGCTTTATCTGTTATTTCATAAACTAACTTATCTAAATCATTTAAATTTGCATCACAAATAATTCCAATAAATAATGGCCAGCCATTCATCTGATATTTACGAACAATTAAAGGACTCCAATTTTTATCAAATAATCTAGTTGCAGTTTTACTATCATCTCTTTTTACAAATCCTGCATTTGCTTCTTTACCCATATCTTTTTTGTTTTCATCCATTCTTACTAACACACCTTTCCTTTCTATAACCTAAATTTTATATATGTTCATGGTTTAAAGAATAGTTTCCTAATTTTTATTTAAAATAAATTCAAAACAATCTTCAATTGTTTTAAACCCTTTTCTATAATGAAATTTAAACCAAGCGTTATTTAAAATATTATCATTTGAACTTATTAAATAAACAGGAATTCCTTTATCATAAGCATACATAATTTCCATAGGAGTTCCAATCATCATTTCCCCATAAGGAAGATATTCAACATTTGCTACTAAAATATCACATTGATCAATAAGTTTTTTATCTCTTCTTACTAACCAAAGTTCTGATACATTTTTACAAATGTTAGTATTAACATCATCCCATGTTATACACATTGGATCGATAAAATCAATTTTATTTCCATATTTTTCAATTGATTCTTTTCTATATTTTAAATCTTTACTATAACCAGCTAAATAAATTTTAAATTTCCAGTTTTCTTTAGTATTCATTCTATTCATTTATAAAAAACTCCTCTTTATTCTTTCTTGATTTAATAACACTAATAATTTTATCATTATAAATTCTAAATTTTATATTTGCTTCTTTAAATAATGTTAAACTTTTTTTAGCGTGCTCATTCCAAATTTCTATATTTGAGTCATCCCATTTTTTATGAGTAATAACTTCACTTATTCCTGATTGTACTATACCTCTTGCACAATCCATACAAGGAGTTCCTAATGTATACATTCTACAATCTTTTAATGATACACCAATTCTAGCTGCATTATATATAGAATTTCTCTCCCCGTGTTCCAGCCAATAATATTTCTCAGGTCTTTCCTGTCTTTCTTGTAAATTATCATTGATTCCTCTTGGAAAAGAATTATATCCAGTAGACCTTATTTCATTATCTGGTCCAACAATAACAGATCCATTTTTTGTATTTTGGTCTTTACTTTTCATAGCTATAAAATAACACATTGACATAAAATATTCATCCCAATTCATACTAATACAATCTCCCCATTTGGTTTCATCTTTTTAAACTTCTTTATTGTATCTTCTGTTCCACCTTTTCTATCAGATGCAACACAAGCTATTAATATATCTGAAGTTTCTGCAATATAAGTATTTCTAATAAATCCAGCTATTCTTCCATTTTTATTCCAATCAGCTTTATAAATTATTTTTGGAATTCTATATTTTAAAGCTAATTCCTCTGCAAATTTATCTCCACCTTTTGGACATCCTCCGCTACAAATTTTTAAATTTTCTACTCCATAATCATTAATTAAATTAATCAGTTTAGTTTCAATTAATTGTTTATCTGATGTTTCATTTCTTCTTCTTGATCCAATTATTCCTATTATCATTATTTTTCCTATTCTTATAACTTTCCATAACCACTAAAAACTTCACTGTTTTTAATGTCAAATTGTTTTAAAAAATGTTTAATCATTTCTTTACTCATTCCCAATAAAGGAGCATAAACTTTAATTGGTTTAACTGCTGCAACTTCTAACATTTTATTAAATCTTCCAATATATTCTTGTGTACAATCTGGGAACAAATGTTCATAATCTTCAAAATTAGCACCAAACCAAATTTCATTAATATTTCTTGATTCAGCTATTCCATAAGCAATTGTAAGAAAAATACTATTTCTTGCAGGAACATTAAATTCTGAAACTCCTTCATATAGTCCCTTTTTTCCGCTTCCTGTTAATCCTGAATTTACATTATATCCATTAATTTCAACAGTCATATTTTTAATATTATAATTATCTAAAAAATCTTTTGCATAAACTAGTTCTTCAATATGAAGTTGTTTATAATCTATCATTAAAGCTAAAGGTTCTCTTTTCATCTCTATAGCCATACTTAACAAAAGAGTTGAATCAGCTCCACCTGAATATAAAACTACTAAATCTTCCATAAGTTGCATTATCCTTCCTTTTTGTTTATTTGTTCTAATAAAAAAAATAAAAATCCTGTTTAAAAAATTCAGTTTAAAAATTACTACTAAATATATTAATTATTGAAATAAATGAAAGGGGATTGGATATGTTTAAAAAAATCAGAAATGATTTAAGAATGTGTTGGAGAGAAAATTCAGGAAAATGTATTTCAACCTTAATTTCTTTTGGAGTAACAGTCACATTTATAATGTGGCTTTTATTAAAATAACAAATTTCGAAAGGAGAAAAGAGATGGAAAAGGAAGAAGCAAGGGGCGGAAAAAAAGAGGAAAAGATCGAAGAGGAATGCTGCAGGATTCCATTTTACAAATGGAAGTGTTTCAAGATCGGTGGCTATCTTTTCGGACTGACCGCCATCTTCGGCGCCGGTTTCTTGGCTGGAAAGAAGTGGGGAAACTCAGAATACAACATGGATCACTCTGCAGCCGACACATTGGATCAGTAATCGTCGGTCCTAAGAAGGGAAGAATGAGAGAGTTATCTCTCATTTTTTGGTTATTTTTAAAAATTATTTTTTGTTTAGATTTATTTACTACATATATTAATTTCTAGAATAATAATAATAAAATAGAGGGAGTCTTTGTAAATAAATAAAAGGAGAGAAAAATCATGAAAGAAAAAACTAAACGAAAGTATCAAATCATATGGGCGGATTCAAAGAGAGAACCAACAATAGTAGAGGAATACAATATCATTGATGTATTCCTAAATCATGTTCCTCAAACTGATGGCTCCACAAAAATAGTCGATGCAGTTAAAATGGTTCATCTAAAAATTCTACCAAAAGAGACCAGGGAGGATTAATCATGTATAGTGATGCAATGAAACATCCTTTCGAAGTAGCAGTTGAGAATCTTCCAAAGGTTTTTATGAAGATGATGGAAATCGAAAGGATTGAAAGAAGGAAACGAAAAGAAGAAATCGAAGACAAAGCAAATGAAACTTTGGGAAAACCGAAGATTGAGAGGGAGTTTAGATCAGATGAAATCATAAAGGATCTATTAAGATCCTCTGGTGAGAATGGTTTTGTGGATTATGCTGCAACTGTTGCATTAAACTCAAGATTCGGAAAACCATTCTTTAAGATTGCATCTTCAATCAATGATTGGATTGATGATGCAAGGGAAGAGACTGAGAAAGAAATTAACAGAACAATCAATAAGATGCAAGCGAGCGACCATGGGATATTTAAGAAGTTTGGGAAAGCTGCAGCATCTGGAAAATCATGGATGTAAATATGAAAGGAAATATACTCTATATAATTCATTATATAGAGTATATTTCCTAAAATAGTTTTATTAAACTTTATTCTTACTAAAATTTAAGGAGATGTAATATGAAGATTGAGATTTCATCAGTTATCAATAGCATAGCCGAAGATATTCTAAAACGAGGAACAGAAAAAAAGATCTTATTTATTAGCGTTAAATTGTCATATAATTATTATGATACAATAAAAGGACGATTATTTCAAGTTGAATCTCCATTAACTAGTGTAAACTTTATTTTTTATCGTCCAAGTAATTATATGAAAGTATTATTTAATAATCCAAATAAAGGATTTTTTGGTCCTATGGATTTTGAAGGTTCTTCAAATTGGGAATTAAAAGCTAATCATGATTCTTGCTGGAGAACAGATGGTGTAGAAAATACATTACGAGAATTTCATAATTTTCAATGCAAAGAATTAGAAAGATTAGCAAATAAAACTTATGGAAATAAAATCTCTGGTGTAGATATAAGGGATAAGTTCTATAATCAACAACCAAGTTTTTCTAAAATTCAACGAATTGAGATACTAGATGGTGAAGTTTCATTATTAGGTAATGATGAAATACGTCATTTTAGTTGTAAACAAATTAATAGGTTTTTTTCATTTTATAGAATTTCATAAAATGAACGATAATTTTAAAAGAGAATGGGGAAATAGTATAATATACTATTTCCCAATCCATAATTCTATATTTTTTTTGCAAATTTTATCAATTTTAAATCTATCTAAATTATTAATTAAATCTTTTTTTAATGAAGAATCTTTAAAAGAATTTATAATTTTATCTATAAAATTCAATTCGTTAAATTCAACTACACCATATTTTTTATAATATTTTAAAACTCTTGTTTTTTCATTAATTAATAATGGAGTACCACTAGTTAATATTTCAGTAATAACTCTAGGACATCCATCTGTTCTATTTGAATTTACTATTCCAAATTTACTTTGATTTAAAACTATATTTATTTTTTCTCTATCTAATAATCCCAAAAATTCTATATTAGAAACACCATATTTTTTACATAATTCAATTCCAACTTTGCTATTATTTCCGATATGACATATTTTTAATTTTCTTAAAAATTTTTCTTTTGGTATCTGACTAATTATAAAATCTGTTCCTTTATATTTAAGTTGTGAAAAATTTGAAATAATGCATAAATCATATTTTTTTTCTAAATCTAATGGTTTAAAAATATTTTGATTAGTTGTTTTATAAAATGGAATAGAATTGTTAACCTGATCTTTTTCATCTTCAATTAAAATTTTATCATATATTCCACCATATTGAGGAAGCAATCTTTTTCCTGCAGCTAGATATAATTTTAATCCAAAAAAATTAGGATTCTTTTTTGTTAATTCACAATACTCAGGAAAACCACCTCTAAAAAAAGACATAGAAGATTTTTGAAATTTAAATATTTCATTAAAATTTTTAACCCATCTTTGAATAAATTGCTTACCATTTATATCAAATATAATATCATCATGAATAATATTAGATAATCTCCAAATAATACACTGATCAAAGATATTATTTTCTAGAAACCAAATACATTGATTTAAATAGAAATCATGACAATTTTTTTTAAATGTATTTAAGTCTAAAAAATCGTGATAATATTCTAAGTTTTTTAGATTTGATCGGAAAATATATAAGGTTTTCATTTACATTTATCGCAAATGATATAATTTCTTCCATAACTTTTACCGCATTTACATATCTTTCCTTTGTATATAGCTGGATTTCCTACAAACATATTATGCGGATCTACATCTTTTGTTACTACTGCTCCTGCTGCAACTAATGCATATTCTCCAATTACGTTTCCACAAATAATAGTTGAGTTAGCACCAATTGAACAACCCTTTTTTAAAATTGTAATCTTAAATTCATTTTTTCTGGATACTGTTGCTCTTGGATTTATAACATTTGTAAATACTGCACTGGGTCCAATAAAAACATCATCTTCAACAATTAAACCTTCATATAAAGAAACATTATTTTGAATTTTAACATTATTTCCGATAATTACGTTTGGACCTATTACACAATTTTGTCCAATAGAGCAATTTTTTCCAATTCTAGTTTTTCCCATAATGTGGCAAAAGTGCCATATTTTTGTTCCTTCACCAATTTCAACATTATCATCTATATAACATGATTCATGAACAAAATAAAGTTTTTCTAATTTTTTAAAAATTTTAATAGCATCTTTAATTTTATCAAACATATAATCCCTTTCTAAAAATCTTTTCTAATGTAAATTGGTTTGTTTAACATATCTTTTCCATAACCATAAATATCACTATGTTTTTCTAACCACCAATGAAGATACATTACATCTTCTGGTTTAATTCCCTTATTTTCAAAAATAATTTTTTTATACATTTCAAAATATAAATCATCCATATTTATAGAATCAAGATTAAAATTTCCAACAAGTCTTTCTTGTTTTCCTTCTGTTGCAACCATTCCTTCAAAATCAACTTTTAATTTTAATGCTAAAGAAACACCATGAATAAATAAATTATACCACAATCCTCCAGTAATTTTAGAATCTCCTTTATTAGAATTCATATATTTTTCATCTCTGACCATTCTTATTTTTACTGTTTCGTGTGGAAGATTCTCTAAATAATTATATTGTAAAACAATATTAATTCTGTCATCATCAATTGGGATCTGCCAGGGAAGCCATGATGGTTTTTCACATATAATATTCTTATTATTTTTTAAACCCATCTTTAAATAATTATAGTGTGTATTACTTGGACTACATATTATTAGCCAATCAAATTCATACATAAATAAATCTTCTGGTTTTTGTAAATTTGATAATACTGGATCATATATATTTACTATTCTTCCACCAATTCTTTCTATGGCTTGTTTGTGTTTTTGAAAAATATATCCTGATCCAAGAACTCCAAATGTTAACATAATTTCTCCTTAAAAATTCATTATAATTTTAACTACTAAATATATTAATTACTGTATAATAAGAAAAGAGTTTTTGGTATACTGTATTTCAGAAAACGTAAACTTCTTTTAAGCTTACTCCTCAGGAGGTGGAGTCCAATGATTCGATAACATTCTATATTAATAAAACATTTTATTATAATACTTAGCGGCCATGATGGAATAGAACTGAAGGTTGTAAATCGTTACGAGCGCAAGTTCGCAACGTACCTTCAGTTTTATTCCTAGCCATTAAAATTATTTTTTTTGTTAAATTTTAGAATTCTCTTTTCTAAAATTTTTTACTCTATTTAATGGTAATTCCATACATCTTAATCCAGTTACAGATAGAGAATATAACGTTATATATCCAGCATTATATACGTTTCTATTTAAATCTATATTTGGAGTATTTTTTATTCTTTTATGTAAAAATGTATATTTATTATCAATATTACTTGATAATAAAAATTCAGTTATAGCTCTTTTAATATAATCAATTGGATATTCATTTTTAAATTCTATTTTAATATGAAATGAATTTTTTCCAGTAAACCTAACTTTTAAATCATTTGCAAATTTAAATCTAGTTAATAAATTATATAATTCTAAGGTTGCTTCTTTAGCTTTGTTAAAATCATCTGTATCAATATCTACAATTCCAAAACCAGAATAATTATCCATTACAGAATGAAAACTCAATGTTCTTCCACTAACAATTGTATTATAATCTGATGGTGTTAATCTTATTAAACCTTTAGATTTATTTTTTCTTAAAACTGTTGTTTTATTTAAATCTGTTGCAAAAAATACAATTAAACTTTTACCTAATGTTTCTCTTAATAAATTATTTTTATTTTTTTGATAATAATTCCAGATATCTATTTCTTTTAATCCTTCCGGATAATATTCATTCGTAAGAATTATAGTTTCTGGATTTTGTGGATAAGACATTTATTTAAATCTCCTTTATTTTTTGTTCATTATATTAACAAAAACTACATATATTAATTTTTGAAAAAATAAAATTTATGGAGATATTTTATGAAAAAAAAATATGTTTCGAGTTCAGAACCATCTGCTATCCAGAAATATTAATAATTGATTAAATAAATAGAAAGGGGGGAAAATAAAATGTCGGAATCTACATTAAAGTTGATTAAATCTGATCTGGATCGTATTGAAGATTTAATATCTATGATTCCAGATTATGATGAGAAGAAAGAATTTTTAAAGTTGAGATATGAATCTCTCAAAAGATCATTCGAAAGTGTAGTAGAAATGGATGTAATTCTAAATAAAAGGTGAGAATAGTTTAAAAAATAGGCGAAATATTTTCGCTTATTTTTTCATTATAAAATCATTATCTACATATATTAATATTTGAATTAAGAGAGAAGGGTTGTTGGGTCTGATTCTCCTGGATCTCTTTAGGTATCTATTAAAACTGTGGGAGGTTTTAGTTGGATACTGAAAACTTGTTATATATTTGTTAGTATTGGCCGCTACTATACACGCGCAAAATATATAGCAACGTAAGGCGGCACACTATGGTGGTAAAAGATGCCCGGGCATACGTCCGTTGCTTTCGGGCCGAAGAGTTGGGAATGCTATTATGACGGCGTTCCATGTAAGAGGTATTATCGTACAGACAATTCAAGTTATTGAATAGTCGAAAAACTGCGTCAACCAGACTTCATGAACCCATCATGAACGCAGTTTTTTTGTTCAAATTTAAAGAATTTTTTTTCAGTATTAAGTAAGTTACTACATATATTAATTATTGAATGGAGAAGGAAGTTGTTTTTAAATTTTCTTACTGGGAGAATAGTTAGTGGTTATCCAGGAAACCAATGATGACAAGTTTAAATAAACAATTGGCCTCATTGTCCAAATCAAGGTTCGATTCCTTGACTCCATTCTTACATAATAATGAAGGGATATATAAATATATCCCATATAATAAATAAAAGGAGAAAAATATGATAGAATTTCAAGCATCTTCTAATGGTTCTGGTAATATATGGATTGAACTTCGTAATATGAGGTTTCGTAATAAACAGATTCGAAACAAAAAAACCTGGGAAAAAAAGTATCTTTTGGAGAGAAGAAGCTGGGCTTTTTACTGCAGAGAAATTTCCAAAATATCTAGGCATTTTGGAAATGTAACAATTTATCTTCATGATGGGTCAAAAGAAGTATTCAATTGTATTCTGGGATTTAAGTCTAAAAAACTTGAATCTAGATTGCGTTACATAATGAGAACTGAACGATGATATAAGGAATAAAAATAAAAGGAGAATGGAGAAATGAAAAACATCGGAATAATCGACAGAGGTGGATATTTGACAATAACAATTTCAGATGCTTGGGAATCGAAAGAAATTTCTTTTCATGCTTCTGATGTGGAATCGATCTCAAGAGATTGGTCAACGGTCAACATCAACTTCAACAACGGAACAAAAAAGCGAGTTGAGTTAACGTTTCAGTCGGATGCAATAAACTTTGAGTGCAGACTGCGAAATGCAATTGACCCTTATCGTTATCGTCACAATGTAGTTACAGAACGGGTCACCAGATATGTCCCGGGCAACAGTGATATGACAGTTGCAGCAGTTGGTGCTGGTGTAGTTGCTGTGGCTGCTGCGGCAGCATCTATCATTGATAGACTCTGCAATAAGAAGAGTAACAAACATCGATAAGGAAAAAATCAATATGAAAATGGATAGGTCTAAAAGAACGATTGAGAATTGGCAGGAGTGGTGCAAGTTTATTCGTCAACAGTTAAATAATCAGAAGTTTGACATTATCTTCGCTGGTCATCAATGGCGTCTTTACTGGACTGGTTACAGAGGTATTGACCTCTCTGATTTGGCTATTCATCTCATCGATCGGTATGGATATAGATAATAAAAAAGGAGACTCAACATCTCCTTTTTTATTACAATTTATTTTTTGTTTAAATAAATATTTTATTTCTAATTTCTTTTAAAACATCAATAGTATAATCTATATCTTTTCTTGATAATTTATAAAACATTGGTAATCTAATTGATCTATTATAAACATCTAAAGAATTAAAACAATTATCTTCTTCGTTATTATAGCAAGGTTGAATATAAGAAGAATAGGTTCCTATCTGACACTGTATCCCATTATCTTTTAGAATTTGAATTAATTTATTTCTATCTACTGATTCTGAAACTAAACAATTATATCCCTGAAAGTTATGAATATTTCCTTTACCCTTTCTAACGTATGGAGCATAAATATAATCTATTTCTTTTAATCTTTTATTCCAATATCTTGCAAGAGCATTTTTCTTTTTAATAATTTTATCTAATTTATTAAACTGAGCAATTCCAATGGCTGCAGCAATATCACTTAGTTTATAATTAAAACCAATAGTTTCAAAAACTGGAATTTCAAAATCTTTACTAATTTCTCTGCTCCATGTGTTTAGTCCAAATGATCCAAGACTTCTAGCTCTTTTAGCTATTTCATTATCATCTGTAACTAATAGTCCTCCTTCTCCAACTCCAACTCCTTTAGTTGCATGCATTGAGAAACATCCAATTTTTCCAATTGTTCCGCAAAAAGTTCCTTTATATTTTGACCCCATAGCACATGCAGCATCTTCAATAACAGGAATATTTTTTTTGTATGAAAAGTTCATAATTTTATCCATATCACATGATTGACCAAAAGCATGAACAACTATAATAGCTTTAGTTTTCTTTCTATCATATTTCTTCTTAATATCCTTTATATCTATATTATATGTTTTAGGATCTATATCAACAAAAACAGGTTTTAATCCACAATATAAAACAGAATGTCCTGTAGCAGGATATGTATAATCAGCTACAAGAATCTCACCTTTCTCGTCATCTTTATTTTCAATTCCCAGACTTAAAATTGCTAAATGTAAAGCTGTTGTACATGATGAAGTACAAATTACATTTCCAACTCCTAAATATTCAGAAACCATTCTTTCTAATTCAATATTTTTTGGTCCTTTTGTTAACCATCCAGTATCTAATACTTTTTTAACTTCTGTTAATTCATTTTTATCAATCCATAATCTTGATAATGGCACATTTCTCATTTTTTTAGTTTCTCCTTATCATATTTCTTTTTTAAATCTTGTTGTAATTTCTTAATTATATCATCTAAATCTTTTACATGTGTATTAATATATTTTTTTGAATCTTTTAATTTGTTAATAATTTCTTTTGGTATATAATCTTCTAATTTATAATCAATTGGATAATAATTTTTTTCAATAACATTTTCTGATATTCTTTTTCCTCTTTTAGCTCCAGATAAATTATTTAAACCATGTGTAGAAAATCCATATTTCCAACTATCAGAAATATTTTCATAAACTTTTAAATTATTATTGGTTATTCTTAATAATTCAAAATATAAATGTTTATCAACACCTCTCCCAAATTTTTTTAATCCAGTAATTTCTCTTGCAATTTTTAATGATATTCCTCTTTCAGATGTATCACCTCTGTATTCATTTTTACTAGTATCATATAAACTAATTTTTTCATCTTCAATATTATAAAAAATAGTTTTTGATGATCTATAACAATCATAATCTTGATCTATTAAAACATTATATTGATTTGAAAAACTTGTAGGTGGTAAATAAAAATCTGTGGCTGCAAAAGTAATAATTTTTGAATCTTCATTACAATAATTTATTAAATGTAATGTTTTTAATCCTAACGGTATCCATTTTTTTAATGAATAGTATTTAATATCAACACATCCAATCTTTTCTAATTGAGGTTTATATTTTAAAATTTCATCTAATCCAAAAGATTCTTCATTTTCTTCCTCTTCTAATATTAACTCCCATTCAAAATTAATATCTTCTTGTCTGATCATTGATTCAAATAACAACCAAGCAATGTATTTAGATCTAAACATTGGAATACAAACAGAAAATTCAATCATTTTTAATTTAACTCCAAATATGAGATTGATGTACCAAAATTAAGAATTTTCTTAATAGATATATTATTAAATCCATTAAAAACATCAAATACAGCTTTTGTTTCACCAGGCCATTGAGGATTATTTAATTGATCGAAAGCTATAATTGAACCTTTTGTCATTCTTGGTAAAAATAATTCCAAACAATATTTTGTTGGTTCATAGATATCAAAATCTAAATATAACAAACTAATTACAATATGTTTATTTTCTTCTAAAAATTTTGGAACAGTATTTAAAACATCACCTCTTATTAAACTAATTTTTTCTATATTATTAAAAAATCTAGTCTTATCATAGATACTAATAGCTTTATTTAAATCATCTTCTGAATCAATATATAATTCTCCTTCTTTACAAAATTTAGATGAAAAATCAGATTTATCATTCTTTGTAATATTTGGAAATCCTGTAAAAGTGTCAAATCCAAAAATTCTTCTTTGATGGTTTGCTGGTTCTAATATTGAACTAAAATGTGCCCAACTCATTAATCCTCCACCAAACAGAACTCCACATTCTATAATTGAACCCTGAACATCTAATACTTTTTTAAAAATTTCATATTTAGTAAGAAATCTTGACATTGATGTTCTTGTAATATATTTTGGAAAATTATCAAGTTTATCAGCAATTGTTCCAATACTATTTTCAAAATAATCTGACATGGAATTAATTTGATCAATATTATTTTTAGATAACTTCTCCTTAAAACTAGCTTTTGACTCCATTTTATTTTCCTTTCCTTTTAGCTGGCGATCCCATTACTATTTCATCATCTAAAACATCTTTTGTAACTACAGAATTTGCGCCAATTGTTGCATTTTCTCCAATTATTATATTTGGTAGTAAACAAGAACCTTGCCCAATTTTTACCCCTCTTTTAATTATTGGACCTCTTTGATCCTCTAGTTTTGCATTTCCTTTTCCCATTGAGTTATCGTTAGCAGAAGTTGTCAACATTCCTATAAATACATTATCTTCTATAATTGCATTTCCTGTAATATGACAATTATCCATAATCTTAACATTCTTTCCAATTTTGGTATTTACATTAATAGTAACACCTTGAGCAATCAGAGAATTTTCTCCAATTATAACCAATTCTCTAATACAAGCTGTATCACAAATCATAGTATTTTTTCCAATTTTTGCTCCTTTATATATTACAGAATTTGATCCAATAATACAATTACTTTCAATTGTTGTTGTTGGTAATTTATTAATATCTATTTTTCTTTTAGTTGCTCCAGATGAAAGAGGTGGTCTTCCAATAACAGCGCCAGGAAAAATAGTAACATTAGGACCAATAAAAACATCTGGATAAATAAAACAAATTTGTTTAGCTTTACTAATTCCTCTCCATAAATTCATTAAATTTTTAAAGATCATAAATTATTTTCCTAAAATAGATAATATATTTTTATATAGAATTTTATCATATGATTCCTTTGTCATTATTGCTAAACTTAAACAATATTTTGTAACCAATGTATCACTATATGGTTCATCCGATGCAAATAGTATTTTATCATCTCCAATTTTTTGTATTGCTCTTTCTATCAACCATGGTAATTTAGAAGTTGAAATATCAATAAATACGTTATCTAATTTAGAGTTATTAATTAAATTAAGAGCTTCTTCAATTAAATCAGTAGCATTACCAGCCATATGTGCTGCAATAAAATTTAAATGTTTAAAATCAGATGCAGCTTTTAATATATAACTAATATGACTTCTCCAATTTCTTCCACAATGAACTAATATTATAAAATTATCTGGAAAGGATTCAAAAATAGAATAAACTTTTTTATCAGTACAAAGTGTTGTTGTAATACTCGGATGATACTTAACCCCTTTAATTTTATTTAAATTATCTTGAATTTCTTTTTTTGTTAAATCATCATTTGGATCAATTAATAAAAATGGATAAAACTTGTTTTTATCTAATTTTGTTAATTCGTCATATTTTTTTAAAAATTCAAAATTTAATAATCTTGATTTAATAATACTAGATACATTGGGCATAATTATAGATTTATCAATTAAATATTTTTTCATTGCTTCTAAATAAGAATCAAAAGAAAAATATCTTTCAGTTTTTTCTGTTTTTCCAATATGAACATGACTATCAATTATCATAATTTTCAACCTATGTATGATTTAAATAAAAATAATTTATGGTGAGGTTTATTTTTTTTAATTATTTGAAATTTTTCTTCTGAAAATTGTAATACATCGTTATATCTTTCTATAACTTGATTTTGATTTTCAAACCATCTGACATGTCCATGTCCAGAAATATTTGGTACTGAAAAAATAAATAAAGAATTTTTGGGTATTTTTTTTATAATTTCTTTATCATTTTCTATGTGTTCTAAAACTTCAAAACAAACAAAAATCTTTCCTTTTTTAATAATTTTTTCAAAAATTTTATCATTTACTAAATTACCACATATAAATCTATAATCAGGAAACCTCTCTTTTGCTCTAATAATTGATTTTTCAGAAAAATCTAATCCAATATAATTTTTAAAACCAAAACTTTTTAAATATTTAGAAAATGATCCAATACCACATCCAAGATCAATAACAGATTCATTTAAAGAAATTTCATTATTAATTAATATTTTACAAGCTGTTGTATATAATTCTTCATATCTATACTCGCTTTTTTCCATATCAAGAATATTTTTATCATAATATTTTGATTGTTTCTCTAGTGATTTCAATTATATTTTTCCTTTGAATAATTCTTTATTGATTATATCAGTTAATTGTTTAACTCTAATATCTGTAGTATGATTATTTATTACAAATTCATATCCTTTTTTTCCAATTTTTTCTCTTAGATTAGAATGATTTAAATAATAACCAATTTTATCTTTTAAATCAATTAATCCTTTATACAATACTAAATGTTTTCCGTCTATATAACCTAATTTTTCAAAATCTTCTGGTTTATCAGCTAATAAAAAACTCTTACATGCTAAAACTTCTGTATATCTCATACTTAAAGAATTCCAAAGATTGTTACTAGTAATAATTATTTTTGATTGATTAATAATTTTAACATGGTCCATATGTTTCATTTTTTTAATAATAGCTTTAATATTTGGTATTTTTTGAACCATTTTTTGAATATTTTTTCTTAGTGGATAAGCAGATGAAGAATTAGAAAATACAGCCATTACATCTATAACTTTTTCTTCCTTTATTGGTTTATAAGTTTGTATGTCTACTGAAAATGGTAATAAATAATTTTTTTCACATAATTTATGATCAATCAAACCTTTTAATACAGTTGTTACTGGTGCAAAAATAATTTGCGGTTTATATTCTTTGTAAAAATTTTCATATGTATTAAATTTATTATTACTATCATATTGACCCTTATATTGTCCAGTTTTATCAAAAAAATCAATTTCAATATGAACTCTTTTAATATCTTCTGGTATATCATTTAATCCTTTAAACACATAACACCTTTTTGCTAAATATGTTAATATTAAATCTGGTTTTCCATATTTTTTAATTACTTCTGTTATAGAAATATTCTCATCAAAATTTTCATGACCATCTCCCCAATATATACAATCATGCAGTCTGTTAATTGAATTTAAAAATAATTGATGTCCCCAATTTTTTCTATGAATTCCATTTTTTCCTAGAATTAAGATTTTCATTATCTCTCCAATGCAACATATCTACATATTTTTTTAGAATCTTTTTTATTAGGAACTTTTTGAATGTGTTCTCTACAAGAAACATATATCATATCTTCGTTATTAAAGTTGTCATATACACCTCTTGATTTAAAAATATCAATTGGTTTGTTATATCCAAGCTCTTTAAACTTATCGGGAACTGGAACTCCAGCAGATATTACATATTTTGTTTTAAATCCAATATTTAAAAATTTTTTAAATTCAATTTCTAGATCTCTTTCTTTAGAATAAAACATTGGGTGCATTTCCAATACTATTAAACATTTTCCTTTATTATTATTTATAAAATAATCATACATTCCTTTAAATATTTCTACTTCTGCACCTTCTGTATCCATTTTTATAAAATTAGGGTATTTTTTTTCTTTTAAAAAATTTGTTAATGTTTCTGTTTTTACTTTAACTTTTTTTAAAGTTGTATTTCTGTTACTAAATAAACCTGATAAATTAGATGATTTTCCAATAAAAAAATCAGATATAGTATTAGATTCAGAAATAGCTATATTATATGCTTCTACATTTTTTAATTTATTTATCTCAATATTATATTGTAGAATATTAAAATTTTCTGGTTCTGGTTCTATTGCATAGACAATTCCATTTTTTCCACATAAATCTGATAATAATAAAGTTATATAACCTATGTTTGATCCTAGATCAATTGCTGTAAATCCTTCTTTAACTTCTTTTTTTATTAAATTTATTAATTCTGGTTCTCTTTCTTTATTTGAACCTTCTTTCATCTTTCTTAAATCTGCATGTATTCCTCCTTCTTTTGATTTTATTCTCATTTTAAATTTACCTATTTTCTTTTCTATATATTTCATTACAATTCTCCATAACTTTTAAATATTTTATAGCAGTGTTTTTTACATTTAGTTCATATGGTAGTTCTACTCGTCTTTTATCTTTACTAATTAGAATCATTGATTTTATCATTCTAGATCTTAGTTCATCAGAAACATAATTCCAATTATCTTGATATACATAATCTGGATCTGTATTTATTTTATCTCCTTTACAAATTATACAACCTTTTGTCATCAAAGACATTTCTGTTGCACCACCACAAGCGAGAGATGTTACAACTGGAATGCCTGCCCCAATTGCTTCAACAACAGTTTTTGGACAAGGATCATTTTTTGCTAAATGAATAAACATATCACCTATTTTATAAATTTTTGACATATCTTTAAATTTTGTCATTCCATAATAGATAAGATTTTTATTATCTATAATTTTATTATTATGTAATTTACCAAAAATATGTAATTTAGAATTTGGAACATATTTATTAAATTCTAAAAAAATACTAATTATTTCTTCTAATCTTTTCCATCTTCTCCATTTAGCAGAAGTTATTATATTTATTCCTTCATGTTTTTCAAATTCTCCACACCATTTATTTTGAATACCATTATAAATTATATCGAAATTTGAAGTTGTTTTTTCCGCTAAATATTTTTCACACATATTTTTAGATAAATTACTTTGATATATTAATCCTTTAGATATAACATGAGCTTTTGAAATAGGTAAATTTTTTTTTGTAAATGCAATAGCTTTATCGTAATATATTCCATCTAATCTTGTAACAATTGGTAAACCAGAATTTTGTTTAATAGAAACTAATGATAATTGAACATCACATCCTTTTGGATCTTGAGATATATCATGTCCCATTTCTTTCCAGATAGGAATCAATCTTTGAATCATTATGTGCATTTTTGAATCTAAAAATATTTTCATTAGTGTTCAACATCTCCAATTTTTTTAGCAGGATTACCTGCCCATATTTCATAATCCGGTATATTTTTAGTTATAACAGATGCTGTTGCAACTACAGAACTTATACCAATATATTTACATGAATGTAAAATAATTGCATTTGTTCCTAAAAAACATTTTTTCTTTAAAATAGTTGGTTTTGAATTTAATATAGTTTTTAATTCTCTCCAGTTTTCTTTTTTAAAATTATGACTATGTGTAAAAATATAAATTCCACTAGAAAATGCTACATCTTCTTCAATAATTATATTAGAACCTTGTGTGTCAAAATAAACAAACGGTTCTTTAGGAAATCTTGTATTTTTTGATATTTTTAATTTATATTTTCCTGTTTGTATGTAAAATGATTTTCCAAACTTAAATAAACCTTTCATTTTATTATCTCCAAAATTTTTTTAACAGTATTTTTATAGTTATTTTTATCCCATACTCTAGATTCTTTTAATTTTTCTTTTAATAATTTTTGATCACTTAATAATTTAAATAATTCATTAAATAAATCATCCTCTGTATTTACATTTATTACTGGTGGAATACAATCAATTTCCTTTAGTTTTTTAAAGCTATTTACAGATGATAATGTTACACATCCTAAAGCCAATCCTTCATAACCATTTTTTCCGATTCCGCCTACAGAAGGATTTATTTGATCTATAAAAATATGAGATTTACCTTTTCTATATAAACATTCTTTAAAATCAACTCCAACAATATGTTCATAATTAAAATCAAATTTACATTTTAATTTATCTATCGTAGATAAAATAATTGGTGTTCCTTTTTTTTCAGGTCTTTCTACTAATCCTGGCGCATGAGAAATTGTAATTATATTTTCTTTTTCAGGTATTAAATACTCCATTGGATGACATAAAAAAATATTACTACTTGATAAAGATACCATTTCTGCTTCTGCAAATTTATAATGAAAGTTATATTTATATAAAAAAATATTCCATTTCTTATAGTTCCTTAAATATTCAGTTCCTGTTATAAAAATTATTTTTTTTCTAATATTTGAAAAATAATTACAAATAACTTCTTTACCAAATTTTTTTATTAATGATTGGATTGTAGTTGGAGAGCAAATAAATAATGCATTATCTTTTTCTTTACATTTATTTAACCAAAAATTAATATTAGTTTTATCAAGTTTTGTTACAATTTTTTCTTGTCCTGTTCTATTATATTTATCATCTTTTAAACATAATAAGACACTGGGATATCCTTGACTTTTAAAAGCCCTATAAAAATTATCAGCAGCACCCCAAGCAGCATGTTTTGCAATTATTATTATCATTATTTTTCAACTACAAGAATTCTATGTTTATAATTTTCTGTTTTTGGTCTTGATTCATAACGATATGTTTTAATCTTTTTTTCTTCCATTAATCTATCTAATTCTTTATTCAACATTGGTACACTAATAGCCCACGATATTTTACCTATTTGTTTATCAATATCTACATATTCTGTAATTTCAAAAGATGGTCCTGTAAATACCACATATTTTTTAGATACTCTAATCATTTCTAAAATAGATTCATATGATCCACCAACATGCATACAAACATCAACTTGAAAAACTAAATCATATAAATTATCATCTAAAGGAATTTTCCAACAACTGCCATTTATAAAACTAACATTTTTATTATCCTTAAATTTATCTTTAGCAATTTCAATCATATATTGTGAGTTATCAAGACCTACCAATGATGAACCAATATCTTTTAAAACCCATAAAAAATGTCCAGGACCTGATCCAATTTCTAAAATTGATGGTGGTTGTGAAAATAAAGAAGTTAAACTTTTTAAAACTCTAATTATTGATTTTTTATTTTCGCCTCTCCCACCTCCTGTTTTTTCATATGTTTCATATGACCCAAATCTTTCTTGTAGTTTTAAACATTTTTCTTTATTCATCCAGCGTTCTGTTGCTTTTTTTCCCATTCTTGTATCTCCTCAATATTTTTTAATTGTAATCCTCTTCTTTGTCTTGCATCATTATAAACTTTGTATCTCATAATTTTAATAAAAATTCTATAATCTTTTTCTTTTTTTCTAATTGATTTTGTAAGATTATCATTTCTTTGTCTGTATAAATATAATTCATGATCAGTATGAATTAATTTTCCAACTTCTTCTAGTTTTAAAACTAAATCTTTATCTACTGTTTGTCTTAATTGTCTATTAACTCCAACTGTTTTGGCGTAAAATGATCTTTTAAAAACCTTAAAATGACTAATTCTAATTTTAGTTCCAAGATATGTTTCATTTTCAGATATTTGTCTGGTCTTATATTTTTTTATTTTTTGAAGGTTTTCTCTACATTCCCAATAATTACTATAAACTAATGATGCTTCAGGATGTTTTAGATGTTCATCAACCATTATTTTTAAAGAATTTTTTGAAGCTAATGCATCGTCTGAATCTAAAATTGCTATTAATTCTCCATGTGAATTTATAATAGCATCACTCAAACTTGTGCCACAACCATAATTAACAGGATGATAAACAAGTGTAACTTTATCTTCAAATTTTTTAATATATTTTCTAATAACTTTTAATGATTTATCAGTTGAATAATCATCTACTATTACTATTTCCCAATTTTGATATGTTTGTGTTATAACGCTTTTAATTGCTTCTGTAACATATTTCTCAGAATTATAACAAGACATCACTATACTGATTAAAGGATTTTTAGATATCATATGTATTTAGAAAACTCCTTTCCATTTTCAGTAAATACTAATTTTAACGGATCATGAATAGTTGTTGCAAGATATGGTTTCAATCTTGATGGTAATTCTTCTCCGCACCAAAAATCTATAAGAGATCCAATATCTAGAGCTCTGCCACCTTTAAACTTAATTAATCCTGGATAGATTCTTCCTAACTCACCTGCAGCTATCAACCATAAATCATAATCTGTCGAATGCAAATCTATTTCATTTATTACATCAGAAAATGAATTATTAAATTGGTTATCAAATTTTCCGGAAATTTGAAAAAAATTAATATCAAAATAATTAGATAATTTTTTCTTTACGTCATTTCTTGAAGTTATACAGTATATTTTTCTATCTTTTAATATATCTGGCAAACATTTTTTTATAGTAGATCCTATTATACAAGATAAAAAATTTACTTCTGGATTACAATAATTAGTATTTGTTATTCCAATTTTATCATATAATTCTTTCCACATTTTTAAACGCATAATGGTTTTACTGCTCATTTGCTTTTTTTTAATTCCTTTTGTTCTATCCCAAAATTTATCAGAGAAATAAACTTCTGGTGTATCAATATAATCACAGTAATTAGCTGATGCTGCCCAAAAATTAATTATTTTTTTAAAACCACTAACTGGTATACCTTCTTGTTCAGATATATTAATAATTTGTTTATAATCATTATTCAAATAAGCGTGTATAGCTTTTATAGTTCCATCACCAAATCTTGTTAAACCAAAAGATTGTTTATTATTAATTGCAAATTCTAACTTATTTAAAATATGTAATGTTTTTACAATATTTATTTTATTTATTATTGTCATTTATATCCCCTTTAAAAAAGGTAATTAGTTTTAACATATTTTCCTTTCTGTTTCCAAGAGATAAAACTTTTTCCCTCCCAACTATCCCCAACTTATTTCTTAATTCTTTATCTTTAACTAATTTCTCAACATTATCTAAAAATGAATAAAAATTATCTCTAGAAGAAATTAAACCTGTTTCATTGTTTATTAAATAATCTTGTGTTCCTGACATTTTACTACAATTTCCACAAACACAACATTCTGTTAACATTGCTTCCGCAGGAGCTATATGTAAACCTTCTAATTCACTTGTTGATAACCAAATATCTATATTATTATAAATTTTATTTTTTGTTTTAATATCAGGATTTTTAAAATATTTATCTAAAAATGTTGAAGGAGTACCATCTGATCCAAACATCCATAATTTAATATTATACTTTTCTTTTAATATATTATAACAATCTAATATCCAATTAGTTCTTTTTTTACTTCTTTTTTTTCCTTGATTATATAAACCGCCCAATATAATTGATTTATTATTTTCTCTAATATTTAAAGGAAAAATTTCTTCAAAATTATGACCAGGTCTAAATATTAAACTTTCAATCCCATATTGTTGTAATTTATTTTTTAAACAAATACTATTTACTATTTTTTTAGCTTTAGATTCTTTTAATATTTTAACTAAGTTTGGTTCTGGTGTATTCCACGTTTCCCAGCCACGAATCCAAATATATTTATTTTTTATTTTTGAACTATTTGTCGAAGGAATACTTTTAATACCAGTACCAATAATTATATCGCTTTTAATTTGATTAATATTATTTGTTTTTATATAAGGAACTTTTATTTTATCCCATGTATAAGTAGGATTTCCTGAATCAACTATTACTACATTCTCTCCTAATTCATTTAATGTATTAGCAGATTGAATTAATGTATGAGAACCACCATTATTTCCAGCACCTACATTCATTAAATTAATAACTATTCTCATTTATCCTCCAACTTCTATTGTTGAGAGTCCTGTTATAATATAGCCTATAAAAACTCCTGTAAAAAAACTTCCTATTCTTCCTTTTTTCAAATTATTAACAATTACATTTGGAGCAGCATCAACAATTATTCCAATATGTCCACAATGACCAAGAACAATACTAGTTATATAAGAAGAAGCTTTATCACCTTCTATAACATTTGGTGATCCTGTTATTATTGTACCAGTCATTGGTATTGAAGTTGCAGGAGGATGATTATAACATAAACCACTACCGATACAAGTTAATGTAGATGCATAAGACATTTTATTTTTCCTAGGTTATATTTTCTAAACTTATAATTTTATCTTCTAAAATTTTAACTTTTTCTTCTAGTTTTTTATTTTCTATTGTTATATTTTTAACTATAAATTGATAATTTGAAATCATCTTAATAACTGTATTTAAATCTACTTTTGTATCCCAAGATCCTGCATATTTACATTCTTGTAAAAAATGTATAAAGTTATCAGTTTGTAAGTACATCTTTAGTAACGTTTCATCTGTATATTTTAACATTATTCAATCTCCTTTACTTAAATGGATCTAAAATTGTTATAGAATTATTAATTTTAGATTTATTTGCTGTTAATAAACTTTTTGCAGTATTTAATTTTGCAATATTATCTAAAGTTCCATAAGTACCAGAAGTACTCATAGGAAGAGTTATATAATCATGACCAAAATCCCATTGAATTTTATAACCATCAATAACCGAATCATCACCAGGGATATATGAATAAATAATATTTCCAGTAGAATCTATAACATTCCAGTCAGTTATAGTTCCTGTTAATGACAACGAATCATTAAATGTTGATCCCTTGCTTAAAGTATAATCTAAATCTGGATCATACTTAATTGTTGTTAAATATAATTCCAAATCTGTAGCTACTTTACTACAAACGTTATTTTGTAATGAATCTTGTTGACTTTGAATTAGAGATATTTGAGAATCAATACTAGCGATACTATTAGTTAATTGTACTACTTGCTCTGGTGCGTCTGCAATCATTGCAGTTATAATAGGATCTGCCATTTTTTATATACCTCTATTTTAAAATTCTAATCATTTCTTTATAAACTTCTTTTGGTGAAATTTTATACTTCATATCTTCTATAAAAGTAACCTTTGTTCTTCTAATATTATAATTTATTGTATGTAATTGCTTTTGATGTCCCCATTCTAAAGCATGAACACCAAACAATAAAGATATATTTGGAATAGCTGATTGTGAACCAATAGTCAAAATAGATTTTTTCATAAATTCCATGGTTAACCCAATAAGACTTGTATTCATATTTTGATTCATAAAATTAATATCTAAAAATCTATTTCTATTATCTGGTACATAATCTGGAGATCTTCCACAAATTATAAAATTATATTTATTAAATAAATCTTCATTTTCTATAATTAAGTCATAGAAATCATTCCAATATGGCCAATTTCTTTTTAAACCTTCTCTATATCTTGGAGCTAATACAATAACTGGTTTATCATTAGTCAAATATTTATTAACTAATTCATAATTTGATAGTCTTGGTTTATATTCATATATCATTTTATCTTTTGTAAATTGATTCTTATTTGAATATTGATTTTTAGATATATCTGGATAAATTGTTTCTAAAATATTATATCTATTTTTAAACTGATTTTTAAAAGTATTTATTATGCTAAAATAATCAATTTCTTTTAAATTATCCATTCTAAAACAATTTGGTTTATATGTATCATTGTTTTTTAATCTAAGTGGAACTAATATATTAGCATATCTTCCATACATATCAAAATTTTCTGGTTTTGTTAAAACAATAAATTCAACATCTTTATTTTTATATTGTTTTTTTCTTTTCCAAATAAAGTGTGGAACAAAACGTCCAAACTCCCAATAAAGTTCACCAAGAAAAGGTCCAAATAATATTGCATCTTTCATTAATTTACCAATTATTTATCATTTGATTATTATTAAAAATACTTTTATAAAATTCATCAAACGACATAGAATTAATTTTTTCTTCCGCATCTACAAATTTTATTATTTCTTCTGGATCTCTTTGTCTTGAGTTTTTATTCCTAGTAAGAGTATTACAAATACTACCAGCTATTGAACCAGTATGTATACATAATTTATGATCTAATCCTAAAATATAATCTTTTCCTTTTGTTGCTTGTTCTAATTTAACCCAGTAATTCTGATCATGTTTTTTATTATGTCCGACTAATTGAGGAATATCTAAATATCCAATTTCTCTTGCAAAATTTGTTCTTACTGACCAAAAACCACTTCCTCCAGCTTTACCAGTATTTGCTTTAAAACCACCAATTTTTTCAACTATTTCTTTTTTTGAAATTATTCCACCAGGTAATTGTCCAATAATTTTAATATTATCCATCTTATATTTTTTTACATCACTCCATGCATTACTAAGTATTTGATCAAATTGTGGTGTAACAATTATATCATTATCAAGAAATAAAAGAAAATCATATTTATCTTTATTGGGATCTTGTTCATGATTAAATAAAAAATTATTACAAGCTACTGCCTTACTAAAAGCATTAAATGTTGATTCTTTAGTATTTACAGTATATTGAGAAATAATTTCTTTCTCATATAATACAGAAAAATACATAAAATGCTCTTGTATCATATAATTTGTTAAATTATCAAAAACGTAAATCTGTGGTTTTATAGTAGAAAATTTACGAATAGCAGAAATACATTTAGTTGTAATTGATAATCTATTTCTACAAGTTATAAAAATTTTAAACATTTAATAACCTTTCAATTTTTTCTACACATAGATCATAATCTAAATTATTATAACATGCAGAATAACCATTAAAAGAATTTTTACAAGGTTGACTTCCATGGATAAAACATGGAGAACAATTCTCTCTTGTAACATCAATGTAATCATTATTTTTATAAGTAGAAAATCTAACTCTACCAGGAAATGGACCCATAATGGAAAAAGATTTTATAGAAAGAGATTCTGCTATATGATTTAAAGCTGAATCAGTTGCAATTGTTAATTTAGACATTGATACTATTGAAATTGTATCTGATATAGTATTTGAAAATTTACAAAAATTCTTAACTTTGTCTTTATTTTCTAATTTTAAAATAAAATTATCAATATCTTTAGAATAATGTGGTGAATCTGTAATTAAAATATTATGACCTTTTGAAGTCAAAATATTTATTAATTTTTTCCATATTTCTGGATTTGGTGTTCTAATTGGAGATGAAGCTCTCATTTGAATTACAATATAATCTTTCTCATTTATATTTAATTCTTCTAAAATTTTTCTATTTTTAATAATAGATTCTTCATTGGGTTTTTGATTTGGGATCAATAGATTATCTTCAAGATTTAATCCCATCCATTTTGTAAATAGATTGTATGAACAAATATTTTCTGCTTCTTTACACCGTTCAATAACACCTTCAAATACACATTGATAATCTGAACCTGTTATTAATTCTGAAGCTTCAAATGGAAGCTCCAAAACTTTATCTACACAATCCCACTCTTTTACCATAGATTGATATTGCGGACCACATGCAAATTTAATTGTACATGAGGGATATTTTTGTTTTAGATAAATTAAATTTGGTTGGATAAACAGTAGATCACCAATACCACCTTGTCTAAAAACTAATAATGTTTTATCACTTAAATCTTCACCATTGTATTGTTTATATAATTTTTTAAATTGTATTGAAGCAGGTTTAAGAATTTCAGTATTTGATCTCATATCGTAATGTAATTGCATGTAGATCCCAGCTCCCATTACGTATATATGTTTTCTAATTAATGATTGCTGGGTAAACTTATTTTGACTATATTTTACTTCTTTGAATGTTTTTTTCTGTTTATTTTTTCCATGACTAACATTAACACATTCTGCAATTATAATATTTGGCGGATTTTTCTTTAAATCATCCAATGTATTAACCGTCTTAAAATTATCTTCTGGAATACCCAAATAATATAATTCATTTGCTGTTAACTTCTTAGGATAGAAATTTGATTCATTTGGATTATTTATATTCACTTTTTCACAATTCCTTTCTTAGAAAATTTTATTAAATTCTATTCTTTTTTCTTTGCCACCCTGACTTAACAGCAGAAAAGAATTTCTTTTTATCTTCAGGACTTAATGAGTTTGGGGAAGAAACTCCATATTTTTTTAACATCTGTTTAAAATAGTCATGATATTCTGATTCTATTAATATTAAGTCTAAAGACTTATCTACAATAGAATCTAAAAGAATAGATTGTTTTTTAGTTAATTTCATTTAATATATCTCCTATTTATTTATTATTTGTTCTAAAATTAAATTATAATCTTTTTTATTTTCCAACATCTTGAATTGTTTTCTTTAATAATCCTTGAGCAACTGCAGTCAAAGGATTTATTGCTCTTCTTACTTCTGAAATTTCAAAAGGTAATTCATATCTTGATAAAATATTTTTATATAATTCTAGAAATCCATTAGGGAGTGATGTACCTCCACTTATAATAATTGGCACAGGATCATCCAATTCTACATCTATTTTTTCATTAAATTCTTTAATTAATCTCTTAATTGAATACTCAATCATTGACTCATAGTAATAAGTTAAGGATTCTAAAACTCTTCTAATTTTTTTATTTGATTCATTTTGAAAACCTTTTTCTAAATCTAAACTTTTTTCTTTAATAGCTGTAACTCTATTTTTAATCATACTCAATGAATCTGCAACATTTTTATCTATCCAATCACCACTTCTTGAAGTTGAAAATTTAAAAGCTTCAACTTTCTTATAGGCTAATGCAACATTTACCATTCCTGCACCAAAAGAAATACCAATACCACTATATTTTTCTTTTTCACATTCTGAATAAATTATAGCCATTCCTTCGTTTAATGATGAAAAATTTACACCAATTGCAGAAAAAATTCTAGCGAATACTTTCTCATGGTATGTTATAGATTTTCCTTCATCAATTGCTTCTGCAGGTATACTATATGTTAAATAAGCATCTTGGTCTTTTATATCACCGATTAAATCTTTAATCATAATTGCTATTACATCAATTGAACTAATTTCTTTTGAAGAAATTAAACCTCGTTCCATAGGTCTTTGAACTTCTTTAGAGAAAATATTTGATAATCTAAAAGCATCATTTCCAATAATAAAAATCTTTCCATCAGATTCAACATAGTTAATATCAGAAAGATCAGAAATATTAATTTCGTCAGGGTTTAATTCTAGAAAAACATTTCTCATAATATTAACATTATTTAAATCACTTCTTGCAGCCTGAATGGTTCCTGTTCCAACATCAAAACCTATACAAAGTTTTTTAGATTTCTTAATATTTTCAGAATCTTCGATTTCTATATTAACAACCTCTTCACTCATTTTTAAACTCCTTATTTTTTAGATTTTCTAATTACGTTATCTAGATTAATTGATGGTATAAAATCATCCATGTCTTCTTCCTCATCAATTACTTTTTTATTTATACTAATATTTTGATTATTAGAATCATTATTTGAACTGCTTAGAAATTTTAATAATAATTGTTCTATATTATTAATTGATTCTTTTTGATTATTAAGCGCGCTTATAATTTTTCCTTGATCAAAATTATTTTCAATATCATCATTATTTTTCAACGCTTTAATTTTTTCTTTTTCTTTTTTTATCCTATCTTCATCTACTGTAATAATATCATATTTTTCAATTCCATTGGATTTTAACCAAGAATTAATAAATTTAATATCTAATTTTGTTATATCTAAAATTCCTGGACTTCTAAATTGAGTTATACCAGGTATATTTAAAAATAATCCAGGATCTTTTATTATTAATTTAATACTCATTTATTTCCACCTATTTTGAGTTTCCTCAATTACTTCCTCAGTTTTAGGATAAACTACAATTTGTTCATCTTTATTTAAAACACGAGAAATTGTTTTTTTCATTTCTGATGGAACAAGAAGTTCAATTTCTCCAACACTTTGAACCCATTTATAATCTTGGTGTTCTTTTGATAATTTAATTTTTTGATTTGGATTTGTCATTTTACATAAAAAGTTAAATTGTGTTGATTTTCTAGAACCACCATCAGCTAGATATTCATATTTATCTATGTATTCAATAATATCTATATCTAAACCAGTCTCTTCTTTAACCTCTCTTTTTAAACATTCTTTTAATTGATTTTCATCCCCTTTATCGCAGCGACCTCTTGGATACTCCCAGACATTAGGCCAGTTATCATCTTCTGATCTCTGTATTAATAAAACAGATTTTGACTGTTCATCATTTACTTTAATTATAACTGCTCCTGTAACATTAACTTCTTTTTCAACTTCTGAATCTACTCCCATTAAAAATTCTTGATATAATTTCATATTTATCTCCTATTGATATTCATAAATATATATTTCTAAAATATCATTAGTTTGTAAAGATACATATACTTTATCAACTCTAATTATTGTACCTCCAGAAACTATTGTATAATGATCTCCATATTTTAGTTCTCCATATTTTCCAACAAATTTTAATAAATTATGATCAGTAACTACTTCTGGTAAATTAATATCAATAGTGGTAACAGAAGTAGCTTCAGAATCTGTTACTATATGATAATACCTAGTTTTAAATACTCTAGTTTTTCTATTATCAATTGTTGCTTCATCAGGAAATGTTATTGTTGAATTTGAAGTTGAATCTAAACCATGATCAATATTTGAATCAAATGAATCTATATCAACTGAAATTTCATCTGATTCAGAATATACTTGATTTGAAGAATAACAGGATCCATATCCAACATTAACTGTTAATTTTTCTGCTAAATAATCACTTTCTAAAATAAGAAAAGTTGGAATTTCAATTTCATAAGAAATTGTAAAACCTAATTTCCAATCTGGTAAACCTTCAACACCTCCTAATTTAGAAGATGAATCTGTAATACCTGTTAATTTATATCTTGGTAAAATAGTACAAGGATATACTAATTCATTTGTATTTGCTGTTTTTATTAATTTACTATAAGCTTCGTCAATATTTATTGTATATTGTAATCCTGTTACATCATTATTATAACTGTAATTATAAATTTCTTCTGGTAAAATAATAAAAGAATTAAACCATCTTGGATAAATGAATCTTTCTAGTCCTCCAAAGATTAGATTTAAATATACTCTCATATCACAATATTCATAGAATGATGACATAAGACCAATAAAACTAAATTCACCAATCATTCTACCAAAAGCAACAGTTATTAAAACATTTTTATCTTGATAAATTGGTTGATACATATATTTTACAAGACCTGGAGCTAGATTTGGAAATCTATATAGCATTTTACCATAAGTTTCATCAAATCCAAAATCTCCACTTGGATCTAAAATTAATCCTGGTCTCATTGGTTGATCTGTTTCTCTATTATATTTAGCTTGTTTATTTAAATATTCTACAGCTTTGTCATATGTGGCAACAACTTGCCACTCAAATCTTGGGTAAAGATAATCTCCAAAATATGATAATGTATCTTTAGCAAAACCTGCAAAAACATTATGTATCCAATAATAGTTATATCTAGTTTCAATTTTATCTGAATCTGCCATTTATGAAATCCTCAATCTACTCTATTACTATGACCTCATTATTAGGTATTTTTTTATCAACTTTTAATATTTTACTTTCCTTACTTTCTTTAGAAAATTCTTCAATTAAATCAATAGCTGATGATGTTGAGATTTGAATAGCACTACTTCTTACGATTTTCTTTTGTAATTTGGTAACTATATTTTGTCTTTCAGCTATTAAAAAAATAAATTCATCTGTATATGATGATAAAGTAAAACAGTATAAATTTAAGTTATCAAAAAAAGTAGAGTTTTCAACTACAATTTTTGACATTGTTAAAGTCTCATTAAATAAAAAATTTACATCTAATGTATAATCTGGTTTTATCTCTTTAAATTGATTTATAATATCCAAAGATTGACTTCTATAACTATGTAAATTTAAAAAAGTTTCACAGAATATTGAAGATTCTATATTCTTAAACATATTAACTTTAATTCCATATTTTACATCTTTAGATTTAGATTGAGAAAAATCAGAATCTACGCTAAAAAGTAAAAAAGATGATTTATTATTATAATATAAACCAACATCATAAAATCCATCTAAAAATGGTAATCTAATTGTATAATTTCTATTAAATGATCTTCCAAGTTTTAAACTCACTTTTATCTCCTTTTTTATTCAAAACTTAAATCCCATTCTTCTGTATTTTCTTTATTTGAGCTAGGTGGAAAAGTTCCTCTATATTTTGCAATGATTAACTCTTTTGTTAATAAACAATCTTCTAATTTTGTTCTAAATGTAGTTAATGGTTCTTTTTTATCAACACTTTCATTCCAAATATATAAAGTTTTAATAATATTTTCACCTAATTCATCTGCATTAAATTGATTTACAAAAAAGTTATAATTCTCAAATTTTAAATCTTCAATAAATTTAAAGAATTCATCTCTATAAGTTTCTGGAATTTCATTATTAAAAAATTTAACTGTTTTTAGAAGATTGCTTATTGGTTCTTTCTTTGTTTCAACCTTTTCTTTAACTATATCTTTTCTATGAAAAATATTTAATACAGTTTCTGATACAGGTATATTTTCAAGAATTTTAGTTAAAGTTTCACTACCTTCAGATACATCAATACCAATTTTTTCATAAACTTCTAATGGAACAAGTTCATTTATAATTTGTTCTATACTAAGATTATTATTAGATTTTATTCTTAAAAATCCAGTTTTATACATATCCTCATGTTTACCATTAATATTTATAGATAAAATACCTTTACTAAAAACTTTTTCATTTAATTCATTACAAAACTGTTTAATATCATTTAAATTAATTTCATCAAAATCATTACTTTTTAAAATATTTTGATAATGATTAAAGAAACCTAATTCACTATATTTCTCAAAATTTGTAGCAATATTATTAAATAAAATTTTACTATTAGATATATCAATAAATGAATATACTATTGGATCTAAGAAACTTCTTAATTTTAAATAAAATAATGAACCATTTTTATTAGCATCTGATTCTCTTGATTCCATTCTACTTCTAAAAATTTTTATAAATCCAGCAATTAATAGAAGATCACAAGATAAATTAACATTTAATAAATCAACTGGACCTGAACAATTATATTTTAAAATTTGAAATCCGCTTGGAATTGAGGTATTTTTAGTTAAATATAAATTTAAATATAAATCATGACTTACCTTTGAAATATATAATAATGATTTTAAATCCTCTTTTGATATATTTGGTAAAAATGAAAAATCATTACTTAAATTCATGCTTCTTCTAAAACCTTCAAACATAGTAATCATTGGATCTGGTCTAGTACTTGAAGATATTAACATTGATTCTAAAACTGATAAATCATTAGTTAAAGTTTTGGTAACTAATAAACTATTAATTTCTAGATTTTTAGGTTTTTCTTCTAGAACAATCTTACTTTCAAGATCTGGAATATTAATATTTTCCATATCTTTACCTAAAAATTTATCAAAATCATCTATAGTTTCACTTATTGGATTTGGTATTTCATCTATAGTTTCATTATTATCAATTATAGAGTTATTTGTTAATAATGGATTATTTACTAAATTAGATGGTAAAATCATAATACCATTTTTAATCATTTTATTTTGCTCTAAAATTTCTGTTAATAAATTTCTAGAAGAAAAGCTAAAAGAAATATTAACAAAATCACTAATAAAATATTTTAAAATTCCAATAGAAAAAGCAGAAAAAACTGAATATGGAACTATTACTTTTGCAAAATCACTATTACTATGTATTACTGAAATTACAACTACTCTATCTCCCATATTTTGAATTGTTACAAATTCAAATTTTAAACTTCTATCATACTGATATTTCTTTAATAGAATATTAGATCTCCCTGTTGAATATATTGTTTCTACATTTTGAAGTATTTCCTTAATTGACATAAACAAATCTACTGAATCAATATAGTTTAAACTACACAATCTTCTTAGGTAATTTTCTCCAATAACTGATATATGTAAACTTGGAGCTGAAAATGATTTATAATCAGTTGTATTATTACAAATACTTATTTCTAAACTACCTCCTGAATTATAAGTCTTATCTTTATGAAAAATCATATTTTGGTTAAAGTAAACTCTTTCTATATCGTTTTGATTCATCTTTTTACACATTCCTTTCGCATTGTCATCTAAGTTGAATTTTAAACTTATTATTGAATTACTACTATCTAAATGTTTGTTCTAATATTTAAAAATTTTTTCTTTAAAAAATTTAAATACAAAGATGAGAAAGTCCTACTGAAAGAGTGCCCGCACCAGGCGTGGTCGATTGAAGTAGAGGACTTTCTCTATTATTTGTTTTTTAGATTTTCTCATTTTTAATTAGAACAAATTACTTTAGTACTTTAATTTTTGTTCCTATTAATTTAATTATTATCTTAGATTTTAATCTAGGGAACGGCGTACTGCGCGGGGGCGCAACGCATTCCTACTTACGTTACATTAAATTATTTTTGATTCTTAGATTTAAATTTTTATTCTAAGTTTCTCCTCCCTCTCAACCAAGAGTTTGTTCTAATAATAAAAGAAAGTTTCCTAAATTTTTATTTCTAAATTATTTCTAGTTAAAACTTAATTCAATATGAACAAAAAATAAATCAGTTTTTACATAAATTACTACATATATTAATATTTAGAAAAAGGAGGATATAAGTCTTTACGTTGTAAAAAAGAAAAACAAGAAAGGGAGGAAAGAGAAATGATCAAACATTTTATATTTCCGAGCATAGCTTGGTTAATAAAATTATTTTTGTTGTTATGTTGTGTATCTTTAATTACAGTACAACATATTGAAACAACAAAAATTTGGATTCCATTGAGAGGCCCAGTTGAAGATCAAAAAATAACTATGATAAAAGAAGATCTTAAAAAACTGGGTGCTCCGGAAAGAAATCTAAACTCATATAGCAAGTCGATTAAAATAGCATCAGAAGCAAGTAATATAGATGACAGAATTTTAACAACTGTAATTTGTAAAGAGTCAACTTTTAAAATAAATGCAAAATCTAAAAAAGGATATAAAGGGTTAATGCAAACAAGAATTGCTTCAATGGAGCATCCAGAGGTTGATATTATGATGGGTGCAAAAGAGTTACAAAAATGGATTCTACATAGAAAGGGTAATATGGAATATGCATTGGCTTCCTACAATGGTGGAAATAAACCACCAAAAGAATCATGGGATTACGCAAATAAAGTTATAAAAATAGCTCAATCATTATAAAATAAAATTCAGAAAGGATTAAGAATCATGGAAGAGAAATTTATTATCAACAAAGGGAAATCACTGTGGATTAAATTTCAAAGGGCTAGTACATTGTTAATAATTATATTCGCTATTGGTTTTTATTGTGGTCAACTGTATACAAATAAAACCAATAATGATCTAAGAGAGGAAGCTATCAATCTCAAAGCAATGAGCTACCTAGATTCAAATTATCAAATCACATATCTTGGTCCAAGATTGAGGTTTGATAATTCGAGACAAAATAAAGTTTCATCTCCTGTTATACCTTCAGAAACAGGTGAGAAAAAATAAATGGATATTTCACTTACAAACGATCAACAGTTTGTATTTGAAAAGATCATGGGGAGACTTGGTTATAAACAATCTTCAACCAAGTTCTCCCCAGATTTTAAATACATTACAGTTGGTGGATATGCAGGAACAGGTAAAACATTTTTAATTTCAATAATTAGGAAAGAAATTTTTAATCATAATAAATCATTAAGTGTAGCATTTGTTACTTTTACTGGAAAAGCTAGTAGTGTTTTAAAAATAAAATTAACTGAAAATGATTCTGTTTTTAATCATGATTATTGTGGAACTATTCATTCATTGATTTATAAACCAGAATTAAAATATGATAAAAATTTAAAAAGAATGGTTGTTTTTAAATGGATCAAAAAAGAAAAATTAGATTTTGATTTGATTTTTTTAGATGAAGCATCTATGGTTAATAAACAGTTATGGGAAGATTTAATTGGTTATAAAATTCCAATTATAGCTGTAGGAGACCATGGACAATTACCACCCGTTGGAGATCAATTTAACTTAATTGAGAATCCACTTTATAAATTAACTGAAATAAAAAGACAAGCTTTAGATAATCCAATTATTAGATTAAGTCAAGATGTTAGGACAGGAAAAGAAATTCAATATGGTTTTTATGATAATAATAACAAGAATGTTTTTAAATTATCATGGAATTCAATTGAATGTAAAAATATTTTTAATAATTTAAATTATTTAGATGATGATATGATAATTTTATGTGGTTTAAATAAAACAAGAGCATCTATAAATAAAATGATTCGACAAAAATTATGTTTTAATAATGTTGAACCTTATCCTGGAGAAAGAGTTGTATTTTTAAAAAATAATTATGAGTCTGGTGTTTTAAATGGGATTTTAGGAAAAGTTTTATTTTTTACATATGAAGCAAAAAGTATTTATAATTTATCAGTTTTAATAGATGGATATAAAGATCCATATTCAGGTTTAGTTTCTGATATATGTTTTGGTAAAGAACAGTATGATGTAATGATTGATTTTCATGATAAGAAAATTAAAAAAGTAATTAAAAATTCAAAGTTTGGTACAATTGATTTATGTGATTGGGGATATTCTATTTCAACTCATAAAAGTCAAGGCAGTGAATTTAAAAAAGTTGTATGTTTTGTAGAAAGATCATATTACTGGGATGATGAATATATGAAAAAATGGTTATATACTGCAGTAACTAGAGCAAAGGAAAAATTATTTATTATTACACCTTAGAAAGGAATTTATGAAAGAGTTTAAAGTTGTTCGAAATTGTGAATTTATAATGGTAGCAATTGTTATGATTTTAGCTGCAATTTTCTTTAACTGGAAATTATCAATAATTTTGTTTTTAACTATTTTTGCATCTAATATTTCTAGTTCTAGAATTAGACTACAAGAAAAACTAAGATATAAAATATGGCCATTTTCAGGATTTAAAAAATGAAGAAAATAATTGATATAAAATATTTAGGAATTCCAAATATATGTTTTTCTTTAACAGACCCAAATGATTCTAGAGAGAAAGGTTATTCCAAACAAAGAAAAGAAAGAGGATTCGATAATAGTGAATTATGGTCTTTGGATTCTACAATAACAAAATTTATTTTACCTAGATTAAAAGTTTTTAGAGAAATTCAAGCGGGTCATCCTGGTTGTGTAAAAAATGAAAAAGAATGGAATAAAATATTAGATAAAATAATTAAAGCATTTGAAATAGCTGATTCATCTATCTCAGGTTTAATTAGTGATGAAGAATATAAAGATTGGAAAAAAGGAATGAATCTTTTTGTAAAATATTATTTTTGTTTATGGATTTAAAAATGAGAGAAACAATAATTTGTAGATTATCATGGTTGTTACTTTTTTCATTTCATCTAACTGCACCAATTATTTTATTTTTAAAATATGGTGATATTGATTTTAGTATTGGTATTTTTTCTCTTTCCTTTCTTTTATTACCATTCTCTATCTATATAAGTATGATTTTTTATACATTTTTTATTGAATTTTATTTCTCAACATGTAAACATTCTTTTAAAGAAATTGAAGATGATATAAAATGTTCTAAATGTGGAGTTATATCTAGAAATCCTCATCATAATGATTGGTGGTGTAAACATAATTTTATAACTAAAAAAGATTTATGTTATTCTTTTTGTACCAACTGCGGAAGATTGGTAACTTCTCATTTATGGGGAATAAGAGGAAGTGGACACTTTCCAAGTAATATTTTTTCTCCTATGTATATAGAATCATGTAAAAGATGTGGTGTTCGTAAACATTTTCGTAAATTTTATTAAGGAGAAATATGACAACAATAGAAGAAGCAGCTAAAATTTTAGATACTAAAATTGAAAGTTTAGATAAATTTAAAGTAGTTGATGATTTTAATGATAATATTTTAGAAGGTTTTCTGTGTAGAGAACCAAATCATAAATATGGCGCTTTATTTTTAACAAGAGTAAATGATGAATATTGTAAACAATTAATATATTGTACACCAAAATTAGAATATCCTTTTGACAGAAAAGGCGAATATCATTTTCCAGAATGTAAAGAAATTCAATTTTATGAAAAAGTAGATGGTACAAATATTTTTTCATATCATTATTATTACAAAGATGTTGAATATATAACTTTTAAAACAAGATTGACCCCAGTTGTAAAAGATCAAAAGTTTGGAACTTTCAAATCAATGTGGAAAGAGTATTTAAAAGAAAATGATTGGGCTATGCAAGTTATAAAAGATAATCCACTTTTTAATTTATCATTTGAACTATTTGGTTTAAGAAATCCAATAACAATTCAATATGATGAGTTGTTAGAAGTTAATTTATTATTTGGCGTAAAAAGAGGAAGTTCAATTATTAAACCACCAAATGAATTAAATATTTCAGATAAAGTAAAGATACCAATGAATTATACAATGGTTGGTGATGACAATTTATCTGATTTAGTTGAAAGATATAATAAACATAGAGAACATATGTCAATAAAAAATAAAGAAAAATTAACCATTGAAGGAATGGTGCAGTATTGTCATGTGGGTTTACCAAGTTGGAAAATGTTTAAATGTAAACCAGAAGAAATAGAAAAAATACATTGGACTGCTTCTGGATATATACCAAACCTGTCCTTATTTAATACTGCATTAAATGTTTTTGAAAGTTATGATAATCCAACAATTAATGATTTTGTAGAATTGTTAAAAGAAGAATATCCAGATACAATTATAATAAAATCTTTACCAAGAATTCAAAATAATTGGGAAAAGGCTGTAAATAGAATTGAGTTTACACAAACTGTAAATGAAATTTGGATGTTGGCTAAAAAAGAAGGACTTGATATTACAAAAGATAAAAATGAAACAATGAGATTTATTTCAAAATATTTTCCAAAAAATATTATGAATAAAGTAGGAGGAACGGTTTTAAGATTAGCTGGATTATTATAAAAATAATGGAGAATAATGATGAAAGTTAACAAATTTAGAGCTAAAATGCAAGATGAAAATTATAAAGGATTTTTCGCTTATAGTATATATCCAAGTGTATCATGGTTTACAAAAGATCATATTCTTTATCCAGGTAAAATAGATTATGATACAGTTGGACAATATATTGGAATTTCAGATAAATATAAACAGGATATATTTGAAGATGATATTATAGAAGAAGGATTAATAGGTGAAATAATATGGGATGGAAATGGTATTATTGAACTACTTCCTAATGGTTTAGTTATCATGTCACCTCTTCATACAAACTTAAAACAATTATCAACAGGTTTGGTAAAACTAATAGGTGAAGGAGTTGATAGTGTTTTGGATAGAATTGCAACACCTGGTTATTCAGAACTTAATTTAAATTGTTATGATGGTTTATTTTGGTGGTGTGAGGATATTAAGATAATAGGGAATAAATATCAAAATCCTGAATTAATAAATACAGGAGCAAAACTCAATGTGTAATTATTTACATGAAGATTCAAAACCAATTGATGAAGATGGAATTGGATATAAAGTATTTTCAAAAATTTATGGTGAATATAAAACAGCATTTTTAGCAAATGATTATCTAAATATTTATAGTGAAATAGTTGATCCTAGAAAAGAAAAAATAATCTGGAATAATGATAAATATGAGGATACAGGATTTTGTTTCTTTATAAGTAAAGAAGAAGCTCTTAGGTTTTTAAATAATCCAAATACTATATCAAGATATTTTGTACTTGCAGAAATAAAATATAATAAAGGATTGGGTAAGCATCAAGAAGATAGAATACAAGCTTCAGAAAGATATGAAACAGGTCTTTGTAAAGAATTTATAGTTTCAAAAGAAATTTCTTATTAAGAAATTTCTTAAAAAATGGGAACTTTTGTTCCCATTTTTTTGTTAGAATTTTTTTTGTTTGTATAGAACAAAAAAATAAAAAGAGAAAGGAATGATTATATGGCAATAGAAATGAGTTTTTCTCAATGTCCACAATGCGGTTTATCTCATCCCCCAATAGCTTCTGGTGCTAGGTGTCCTATGGCGAAAGAAAAAGCTCCATCTGGAGACGTTATAGACTATAATGCTTTTTTTAAATCTTTAAGAGATATTCTAACTAGTCAAATTCATAGTAAAAATATTAAAGATACTAAAAAATTTTTAGGGAACATATTAGTGAGGATAACGAAAATATCGGAGGAATATAAAGAAAATTAATGACTTCAAAAAAAGATTTAATAAAATCTAAATTAGAAGAGTACGGAATTGAAGTTTATAAAGATTTTCAATTTAAAGATGAAGATATAATTATGTCTGAAAATATGACTATATCATGTAAAAATAATGATTTATTTATAAATTTTCATGTTGTTACAAAACCATCTCATTCTGCTAGAATAATTTTAATTCTAAAAGATATTAAGGGAATTGAAAATTTTACTGTTGGAAACGATTATTTATTTGATGAAACAGGTAAATTTATAGATGGAGAAGAGGCTTATAAATATCATGAAGATATTTTAAAAAAAACAACAATTTCTAAATTTATGGATGAACAATCACAACTTTATTATTTAAATAATGCAAAACCATATCATTGTTAGGAGACTATATGAAAATTGAGAATTCATTGTGGGTGGAAAAATATAGACCTAAAAAAATAAAAGATTTGATACTACCAGAAAATTATAGAAAAGATTTTGAATCTTGTATCCAAAGAAAAGAAATATCTCATTTATTATTAAGTGGATCACCAGGAAGCGGTAAAACTGCTTTAACTAGAATTATTTGCTCTGATGAAGGAATTATTTTAAACAGAGAAGATAATGTATTAGAAGTAAATGGATCTGCAAAAGAGACTAGAAGTATTACATATGTAAATGATGTTATTGAACCATATTTAAAAATTCCTCAAGGTAGACCTGATAAATATAAAATTGTTTTTATTGATGAAGCTGACTTCTTAACTGATGCATCATTTTCCTCTATGAGAAATATAATGGAAAAATATTCAGCTCATGCAAGATTTATTTTTACATGTAATTATATATCTAAAATACCAGAAGCAATTCAATCTAGATGTCAACATTATATTTTTAAACAGATGCCTGTTGAATTTGTTTTAGATTATTGTAAAAATATTTTAACAAAAGAAGAAATAACTTTTGAAGAAAAAGATTTAAAATTTATAATCGATACTTTATATCCAGATATTAGAAGAATTGTTAACTCAATTCAAAAGTGTTCATTGACTGGAAAATTAAACTCTGATAGAAATGTATCTTTATCAACTGAAAAAGTAATTATCAGTAATATTGTTGAAATTATAAGTTTCATACAAAATAGTGAAGATCATAAAATAAATGCGGTTATAAATAATCTAGTAAAGGTTTTAGGAGATTTAGATTTAGATTTTAGAGCAATATATTCTGATTTATTTTTTAGAGATAATGTTCCAACTACTGCTAAAATTATTATTAATAAGTATAGTAATAGTCATGCAGATTGTCTATTACCAAATATGCATTTTCTTGGAATGTTGTTTGAAGTAATTCAAGCTTTACAGAAGTATAAATCATTAATAGGAAAAAAGTAATGAAATTATCAGATTTTCAAATTGAATCAAGAACAAAACTTAGATCATATATTATTTCTCATTTTTCTGATTCATATTTAAAAAAACATGAATGTATAATTTGTCATGGAACCGGTCTTGATAAGGTTTACAAAACCCTTGGGGGAAGTTATTGTGGAGATTTAGATTCATATTGTTTTAAATGTAATGGTATTGGATATATAGATTTGGAAATTAATGGAATGTTGAAATGTTTTAAATGTAATGGTTCTGGTCGAATTAGTGATTCTTTTGGAAATCCTTTTTGTAATCTTTGTAAAGGTACAGGATTAATTAATTGGCTTGAAAATGTTTTAGGAGATTAAAATGTTTTTAGAAACAAATCAAGCTTCAACTGTAATTAGAATTAGAGATTTTATAGAAAAAAATAATTCTAAAAAAGAAATAAATAAATTTAAATGTAAGATATGTGGTGGAACAGGATTAAGAGATTATCAAAAAATGTCAGATGAATCTGGATATTTTTGGCCTGGAGAATATTGTAATACATGTAATGGAATTGGATATATAAATGTTAATAAAATTAATTCAGAATTTTTTTATTGTTACAAATGTAAAGGAAAGTGCTTTGATGATAAAATGAATGAATGTTCTTTTTGTAAAGGAACAGGATTTATTAATTGGATAAAGAATGTAATAGGATAATATGATAGGAATATATCAAGATTCATTTTTAAATTATTTAAAAGAATTTCTTGGAGATCCAATAAAAGTTTCAAGTAAAAATATAATTTGCAGATGTCCATATTGTGAATTTAATGAAAGAAAAACACACTATCATCTATATATTTCTACAGAAGCACCAATGTTTCATTGTTTTCATTCTGATTGCAATAAATCTGGTTCTATAGCTAAACTTTGTAATAAATTAGAGGGTAGAGATACATCTGAGAAATATATTGATAAAGAAAAAATTAAAGAAAAAGAAAATACTAATGTTAAATTTAGTTTACCACTACAAAAAAATAAGTTAATAATTCCAGAATTAAATGAAGATCAATTCAAACTAAAAACATTATATTTAAAAGGAAGATTAAAATATTCAGTTCATAATTTAAAAAATGTTAAAGGTTTAATATTTGATTCTGATAAATTTATATTAGAGAATAAGATACCTATAAATGATAGATTATTAAAAGTTAAAGATTTCTTACAATCAAATTTTATAGGATTTTTAACAGAAAAAGAATCATTAGTAGTTTTTAGAAATATAGATAGTTCGTCAGATTTTAGATTTTTTAAATTATTTATAGATCAAACAAGATATTTAGATTATTATAAACTTCCTGGTGGTAATTATAACTCAAACCATGTAGTTATAGGAGAAGGAATATTTGATATTTATAATGAACAAATATTTGACTATACTTCATTAAGGAATAACACAAAATTATATGCAGCAGGATTATCTACTTCATATGAATCTTTAATTAAAAGTTTAGTTTTCAATGAAAAATTATATAGGATAAATGTTTCTATTTTATCTGATAGAGGTATTGATTTAAATTACTATAAAAAAATTAAAAGAAATAATTCTCATATTATTGATATTATGAATATTTACTATAATAAAGATGCAAAAGATTTCGCAGATGGATCAGTATCTGTAGAAAAATTTATTTTATAAAATTAAGACTGGAGAAAATAAAATTGAATAACATTCATCCAAAAGATCGAATTAGACAAATCTTTGAAAGCACAATTGATTCAGGATTAACACACACCGGAAATATTGACGAAATTGACTTCTATTCTTTATTGTGTAAATCTACTTCTAACAATCAATTATATAAGATTTTTAGCTGTAATTTAATAATGTTTAAATATACTTATGAGAATGAAGATTCAATTTTAATAATTTTTTCAATTCCAGCTTCTCTAAATACAGAAAGTATAAGTGTAAATCAACAAGATAATAAACATATTTCTGAAAGAATAATGGATATTTTAAAAATTGTAGAAGAGTGTTTTATAACAGTTGATTATATGGATTTAAAAAATATTAAAGAAGAAAAATTTTTGTATATGGTTATTGTTAAGAAATTAAAGGATAATGAATGAATTATACAGAAAGATTAAAAATATCAGTTGACGGAGATGAAATAACTGATTTTTATTCAAAATCAAAAGTATTTATAGCTAGAGGATATAAAAGAATAGTTATTGGAGAAAGAGGACCGTATATTGAATTTGAAAGAAAAAACTTTTCTTCAGAATCAAATTTAATTATTCCTTTAACTGAATCATGGAGAACTAAGTCAAAAAATGTATATTATGTTGAATGGAGAGCTTGTCCTAATTTAGATAATATAAAAGTTTATTTTCAAAAACGAGTAGTTGATTATGCAGATTATAAAATTGGAAAATTTTATATTTCTCCATTTGATTTATATGTAAATAAAAAACCCGTGATTTCTAAAAAAGTAAAGGGAACATAATAATGGATTATTGTTTTTTTTGTGAAAGAATTGTTATTCCAGAAGAGGTAAATACATATAATGAAATAATAGAGTTTTTTAAAAAAAATTCTATTCCATTTACATTTAACCATACAAAATTTAGTTTTAAATTAGGAAAGAAAATTATATGTACACAATGTAAAAATGAAATGCAGAAGATTTTTGAATATGAAGAATGTGATTGTGAAGAGTGTAAAAACCAAGATTAAAAAAAGAAAGGATTGGAAATAAGAATGGAAAGACAAGTAAATCTAGATACAGTAAAGTATGAAGAATTTTTGAGAATTTTATTAATTTTAAAAGATATTTGTAATGATGTTGATATTAGAGATGGTTTTATTAGACAGAGATCAAATGATAGTGCAACAGTATTTGAAATTGATTTAACTTCAATTATCTCAGATATAAACCTTCCAATTAGTGAATTAAAAAATAAGTTAGATATTCTTAAATGCTTTACTGGTGGAGAGGTATCGATTTCTACAGATGATGAAAGTTTTATGATATCAGATCAATATTCACTAATAAAAATTAAAAATCCAATTCTTGAATTTATGGATAATAAATTTCTTACACAGGAAGAATTATCAAGAGTAATTTCTCCAAATCAAGAAGATTTAATTATTTCAACTCAAATTTCAAAAAAGATTTCTGATAGAATGAGAGTTATAGCATCCAGTTTTCATATTAATAGTGTTCAAACAGTTTTTGAGGGTGAAGTAGCTAGTATTTCTTGCTCAACTCAGTCAAAAGACAATTTTGCTAAATTCGTAAATGATATAGTTTCAAATAAAGAATTAAATCATTCTGCAAATTTAGTAATAACTCCATTTATTATTGATCATGATGGCGATATTAATTTTGAAATGTTTGATTCTGGAAATAATGTTGTTATTAATACATTCTCAACCACCATTGGAAGTATTAATTTAAATCTTTACACAAGAGCGAGTATAGTGGAAAATGAATAATTTTGAAGAAATATATACTAAAGTTTTAGAAGATTCAGGTTTTAAGGATATTACTTATGACAGAAAAACAGGTTTTTGTGGAACATTACTACCATATAGTAATATCAGACCATTTCAAAAAGAAAAAATTAGATATTACAATATTACAGCTATAATAACAAAATTAATATATACTCAATTAGATAAAATTGAACCTGTTGTAATAAATTGTGAAAAGGAGGAAGTTTTATTGTGATAATTGGATTAGTTGGAAAATTACAATCTGGAAAAACTACAGTTGCAAATATTCTTAAAGAATTTTATCCTAGTTCTATTAAAATTGCTTTTGGTGATGCTGTTAAAGAAATGATTCTTAAAGCTGGACTATGTACAAGAGAAGAATTATGGGGAGTGAAAACTGATTTTTCTAGATTAATGATGCAAAAAATTGGTACTGATATTATTAGAAAACAGGTTTCTAATAATTTTTGGATAGATAAAATGAGAGAGAAAATTAATCATATATTAGAATCCAAATCAGATTCTGTTATAATTATTGATGATGTAAGATTTATAAATGAAGCTGAGTTAGTTCGTAATTTGAATGGTAAATTAATTAGAATTGTAAGACCGAGTTTACAACAAAATAAGAAAGAAAATCTTCATCTTTCAGAAACAGAACAAGATCTTATAAATGTTAACTTTGAAATTATAAATGATAGTAGTTTAGAAGATCTTAAAACAAAAGTTTTTAGTAAATTTTAACGGAGATAAAACTCAAGTGAATCCAAGTATTCTTAGTTATTATCCAACATATTCTATATTAGATGAAGTATTAACATGTGGTAATTATGATACCTTAAATTTATATATTGACGTTAAAAATGTATTACAATCATTATACATGCAACATACAATAATTGAAATAGTTGAAAATACACTAAGTTCAAAACATACTGATTCATCTGTATTTGAATCTATATTAAAATTTTTAGCTTTTCATAAACTATATGCTGCTAACAGAAATATTAACATTAATTTTTATTTATTTTTAGAAACAGGTAAATCAAACTATCATTTAAATGTTTCAAAAAAATATAAAATTAGAAGAAGAATAGATGATCTATATGGTTTAGATAGAGAAAAAAGAGATTTATTTTTTCATACTATACAAAAAAATTTTATGTTATTAGAAGCAGCAGCTAATAAGATGCCAAATATAAAAGTTATTAGACTTCCAAATTTAGAAGCTGACTTTATACCATATTATTTAATTACAAGAAAATTAGTAGACACATCTAATAATATTGGTCACATTATATATTCAAATGATCATGATTTGTTACAATGTTTAAAAGAGCATGTATATGTATATGTTAAAGTACCAAAAGTTAAAAAATTGGTTAAAAATGGCCAAGCTTTAAAATCGTATCTAAAATTTGAAAAAAATTATCCAGATGAATATCTTCCGTTAGTAATGGCTATAATTGGAGATACTGGCGATGATGTAGATGGAGTTAAAGGAATTGGTGGTAAAACAGTAGAAAAAATAATTGAAGAAGTTATAGATTTATCTGGAGGAATTGAAAATTTATATCAAAATGTAGTAAAGGGAAAACCAATATTCAATTTAGATTTAGAAAATAACTCGAACAAATATATAAATACCATTATTGAAAAAGAAAAAAGCGAAAAATTAATTTCTAATAATTTAAAATTAGTATCTTTTGAAATTCTTAGCAGATTTTTAGAAAATCCAATTTCTACTGAAATGTTAGATAAAAAGAAACTAATAGAAAATATTTTAAAACCTAACGAGATTGTTGAAATTGAAGTTATGAAAGGAGCATTAGAAAGAAGTAGAGTTTATTTAGAAGAAGAAACTCTATATACTATATATTTCAACAAGGGAGATTAAAAATAAAATGTTAAATTCTTCAAGACTCTTAAGTTATATAAAAGGTAATATTGGTTTTCCTTGGCAGTTTATTGAATTGACTGACGCAGAGATTTTAGAATATGTAACTCAATTTACAATTAGAACATTTGGACATTTTTTTCCAGATGAAAATACTATAGGTTTAAATTTAAATACTACTACGAATAAAGTTCCAAATAAGGCTAATGAATATTATATTACAGATCCAGAAGGAAGAGAGATAATTGGTGTATCTCATATTTATTTTGGTCAAGGAAATTTATATATTTTTGGTCATCCACCAATAGGACCAATGAGTCTTATGGAATTACCACAATGGGCGTTAAGTACTGAAATTGCTGGATGGGTAAAATCATTCTCATCTTGGAATTATACTTTTGTTTTTAAATCTCCTAATATTATTTCAATTAGACCAACACCAACTTCTGAAACTTGGGTTGCAGTTGAATATGAGAGAGAACATTCAGATGATTTTTCAACTATACCAAATGAATTACAAATGTACTTCTGTGATCTTTGCTTGGCTGATATAATGATCATGATTGGAAGAATAAGAAAAAAATATGGTGCAGGCGGATTAAAAAGTCCATTTGGCGAAATACCTCTTTCTGACGAAATTTATGAAGAAGGAAAAGAAAAACGAGCAGAAGTAATTGAAAAATTAACAAGCGGCGCATTGACAAATGTTGTAATTTCGTTTGGATAATAAGTTCTTACTCTTAAATGACTAAGACTAAAACATAGACCTTACCAGAAATGCTGAGATTCTAGTGATATTTTTAATTTATAAGGAGAAATAAGATGACAGGTTCAATAGACAGAATGGTAGTTGATAAGGTTAAGTTATTAGAAGCATTAAAAACAAATAAGAAAAAATATAAAGAATTATATGAATTAGCAGTAAAAAATTATTGGAAATTAGCAGTTTTAAAACTAACAAAAATGCTAGAAAGAGCAAAAGCTAAAAGAAAAATTGAATTTTTAAATATTACTTTACCTGTTAATCATGAAAATGATTATGATCTAGTAATTAAAATGCTAGAATTTTCAGAAGATAAAAATATTAGTTTAACACCAGCAGAATTTTCAAAATATATTTTAAATGATTGGAGTTGGAAATCTGAATTTATTGGCGTAACAACTGTATTAGCAAAAGGCGCTTATTATGGTTATAGTGGTATAAGCGGATATTCAGGATATGCAGGAATTACAACTACTTCACCAAAAATAGAATATTCTGGAAATCTATCAAATGATGAAGATGATTTTGACTATGATGAAGAAACTAAAGAATTTTTAGATAAAATAGATAAATTTTAAATAGAAAAACCAACCTGAATATTTTCATAATATTTAGGTTGGTTTTCATAGAAAGGAAAGTATCATGGAATTTAATGAGTTAATGCAACTTTGTAATGAACTAGAAGAGTATTCTAATTTAGAAGGAACTGAGTTTGGAGAAGTTTGTAACGCACTAATATTATTAGCTAATTATTATTCTATTTTATCAGAACCTCTTAGAAAAAGTGTAGAAGAAGAAATAATAGCAAATCTTAATTATTTTAAAGAAAATTGCGTAATAAATACAGAAGAAACAATACCTGTAAAAGTAAGAAAATTAGATTGGAACTAATATGGAGAAATTATGATTTGGAATGGATATATTTATCATTACTTATTAGATTTTAGTGATGTTAATAAAATTTTAAAAAGTGGTAAATTATATCCAATAGATGAACTAAAAGATGCTAAGATAATTAAATTTTATTCTGATTTATCAATTAGTAATAAATTAGAAGGTTCAAGTGAAGAAAAAGATGATTTAGAAAATGCTGAAATTCATTGGAAGCATTTTTATGATAAATTTTATAAAAATGTTTTAAAAGAACCATATAAACATTATGGTATTTATATGACCACTGTTGATTTATTTTCTTTTGACAACAATATCAATTATAGATTTAAATTTATATATGAAGATTTAAAAAATTTTAAATCTGTCATTCAAGTTTCAGGTAAAGTTAAAAAAATTAATAATTCAAAAGATATAGAATTAACAGCAAATGTATATAGTAATACTAATTTAGTTAAAAGAATTTGGGAATCAACAAAACGATTTAAATTTAAAAGATTACCCCAAATAGTTGTATTTTGTGATTCTATAAAAATTGATAAAACTATGTTGGAAGAAAGGAACTAATTTTGAATCTAGATAATAAAAAGTTATTTTGCGGAATTGATGCATCTTTTAGTGGTACTGGTCTTGTTGTTATTGACAACGAATTTAAAATTGTTGATCAAAAACTAATTTCAACAAAAAAGAAAGATGATGATTATGATATTGAAAAAAGAATGATTTTTATTGTTGAAGAATTATCCTTATTTCTTACAAAATATTTTATTGATTTAAAATTTACCATGATTGAAGGAATAAGTTATGGTTCTACAGGTGATGGTGCTGCTCAATTGGCCGCGCTAAATTATTTTATTCGAATTTTCCTTTTTGAAAACAAAGTTAATTATTCTGAAGTAACACCTAGCAGATTAAAAAAATTTGTATCAGGAAAAGGTCAGTCTAAAAAAGAAATGATGTTAAAAGAAGTATATAAAAGATGGGGCGAAGATTTTGACGATAATAATTTGTGCGATAGCTACTGTTTAGCAAGATATGCACATGATACTTTTTTTAAGAAAAATAATCTTTTAAAATTGAAAGAGGTAAAATAATGTTTAAAAATTTAACAATAATGAGTATTATAAATCTTTTATTTATCTATGATTGTTTTTTCTGGCCTATAGATTTTAGTAGAGATGCAAAATATTGGGGTGATATTTATGATGAGAGATGTAGTGGTAATACATATAGGGATAAAAAATAATGAGTTTTAAAAATGAAAAAATAAAAGAAAAATGGAAAAATAAAGAAGATCCCAATAACAAAAAAAGAATATTAATTTTACAAGAAATATCTAGAAATAAAAAAGATACAAAATGGAAAAAAAGAAATTGTTTATCTAGAAGCGAAAAAACAGAAAACTTTAATAAATTAGTTTTAAATATTAATAAAAATTTTGAAAAGAAAAAAGATTTAGTTTGTAGAATTTGTAATAAAACATGCAAAGATTTTAAATCATTTTCATCACATATATCACAAACTCATAACATTTTAATTAAAGATTATTATGATTTTTTTATAAAAAAAGATGAAGAAGGATTTTGTAAAATTTGTAGTAAATTAACTAGATTTATAAGTTATAAAAATGGATATTCAATTTTTTGTTCATCAATGAAGTGTGTAAATAATGATCCAAATAGAATATTATCTATAAAAAATTCTGATAAATGGAAAAATATAGATTATAGAAAAAAATTATCAAATAATACAAAAAACCAATGGATAAATAATTATGAATATATAAAATTAATGACAACACCAAAAAGTATATTTAGAATCAAACAAGCAAAATCTCAAATTATAAGATATCAAAATAAAGAAGAAAGAATAAAAACATCAGAATCAATTAAAAGAGCATATATTAATAATCCAAATTTAAGAATTAATGCATCTAATCATACTAAAAAAATGTGGATAGATCCTAATAGCAAATTTAATTCAGAAGAATATTTAAAAAAAATTATGTCATATTTTAGAAAGGGATTAAAAACAACACCAGAAAAGAAAATAGAGATGATTTTAAGTGAATTAATAGGACATAATTTTAAATTTACAGGAAACGGATCTTTTTGGATTAATAGAAAAAATCCAGATTTTACAGATGTTAAAAATAAAAAAGTAATAGAAGTTTTTGGTGATTATTATCATTCTGAATATTTTAGAAAAAAATTTAATGATTTTTCAACGAATGAAGAACATCAATTAAATAGAGAAAATCATTTTAAACAATCTGGTTTTAATTGTTTAATTTTATGGGAGATAGAAATCAAAAATTTAGATTTATGTAAAGATAAAATTATACAATTTATTGGAGAAAAATAAAATGGAAAAATTTGTTATTCACCTACATGAAGCCATTAGAAAGGGTACACATTTTGATCTGCGCTTTAGTATTCCTGATTCTAGAAATTGGGCTAGTTTTGTATTCAATAAATTTCCGCCTTTAGAACCTGGAGAAAGAGTTTACATACCAAGGGCACCGGATCATAATTTGGAAAATGCATTATTTACTGGAGAAATAAAATCTGGTTATGGTGCAGGAAGTTTAAAAAAAGTTGATGGTGGTTCTTGTGATGTAATTAAATACACTAATGCTCATATTGTTGTAAATTTTAAAGGAAAGAAATTACAGGGAATTTATCATTTTATAAATGCAGGAGTGTTTGGTCGAAGAAGACAATATAATAAAAAAGTATATGCATTTTTTAAAGGAAAAATTGAATCTAATTAAAATTATCCCGCCTAGTTAAAAATCAAAAAACATAAAAATCTAGATTGATTCTTGTAAGTTTTACGTCAATCCCAGATAATTTTAGAAACTATTTTAATATTAAAGAACAAATTAATAGTAAATCAACTTATTATAAAAATTATAGGAGAGAAATATCAATGGGTAAAAAAGTTATTTTGTCAAAAAATGCAGAAGAAGTAGCAAAATCTAGATACTTTAATGAGGGCGAGGATTGGGAAACATGTACTAGAAGAGTAGCAGATGCAATTGCTCATGTAGAAAAAGATAAAGAAATATATGCACAAAAATTTCAAGAAATGATCTATAACATGGACTTTATTCCTGCGGGTAGAATTTTAAGAAATGCTTCTAGAGCAAAAGGTAGTTTAATGAATTGCTATGTAATACCAATAGGAGATTCAATAGAAGAAATTGGAAAATTTATTGCTGATAGTCTGACTTTATGGAGTGAAGGAGGTGGAGTTGGGTGTCTTTTTTCACCTCTAAGACCAAAGAATGAAAAAATTCTTGGCAAAGGTGGCAAGTCATCAGGAATGGTTAGTTTTATTAAAGCTGCAGATGCTGTTTCTAAAACTATTGAAAGTGGTGGTCAGAGAAGAGCTGCAGCTTTAGCTTGTTGTGACGTATCTCACCCAGAAGTTCTAGATTTTATCAACGCAAAATTAGTTGATGGAGATATTTCTCATTTTAACATTTCAGTTTTAGTTGATGAAGAATTTATTAAAGCAGTTGAATCTGATAATGATTGGACTTTTAAGTTTAAACAGAAAGAATATGGTAAAGTAAAAGCTAGAGAAATTTGGAATTTAATTGTTGATAATATGATTAAAAAAGCTGAGCCAGGATTTTTAAATAAAACCAATCTTTATAAAAATAATTCATATTATTATGATCCAGTAGTTTCAACAAACCCATGCATAACTGGGGATACTTTAGTTTATGTAGCAGATGGAAGGGGCCATGTTTCTATTAAAACATTATCAGAAGAAGATAAGGATATTCCAGTATTTTCTTATAATGAAAGTAAAAAACAAGTTGAAGTAAAAATAATGAGAAGACCTAGAATAACTGGGTATAATCAAAAAATATTAAAGATTACTTTAGATGATGGTTCTGTTTTTAGATGCACAGAAAATCATAAGATTTTTATGAAAGATGGATCACTAAAAAGAGCAGATGGGATTTTACCAGGAGATCGATTAACACATTTAATTTCTTATAATGCTCCACTAGAAGAAATTTTTCCTGATTCAAATTCTAAATCTCAAGATTATAGATGGATATTGAATAAAGGATATTCAATTTCAGAACATAGATTAATTGCATCATATAAAATTGGAAGAAATTTAAAAACAGGAGAAATTGTTCATCATTGTGACAGAAATGGATTAAATAATAGTTTTGAAAATCTTGAAGTAATGATAAAAAAAGATCATGATAAATTACACGGAGATCTAATAAGAGGAGATAATAATCCAATGAGGAGATTTCCAGAAAAGAATTATTTTAAATATCATAAATTTTTAGGAATTGAAAACGGAAATAGTATGGGTTTTACAAAAGAAGAGATAATGGATAAAGCAATTGAATTTTGTAAATCTCTTACTAGAAAATCACATGTTGGTGAATGGAAGGAATATTGTAGAAAAAATAACTTTCCATATGATAGTTTTTATATTTTTGGCGATTACGGTCATATTGGCGGATTTCTAGAAGAAGCAGCAAGAAGAGCTAATGTAGTAAATTTTGATAGTTATCATCATGGTGAATATAATAAGTATTTGAAATTAAAAGAAGAAACAGATTTAAATATATTCTTTGATAATGGAATTTTTGTGAAGAAGATTTGTGAAGGATGTAAGGAAGAGTTTATTGTTCCTTGGTCTTATAGAGAAGCCTCTTATCATACAAGAACTTGTTTTAACATCTCAGAACATAAAAAACAAAAAACAAGAGAAGATCGAAAAACAAAATATAACGAAAATAAAGAAAATATCTTTAGAGTTTTTAAAGAGCTAGAAACTAAATTTGGAAGAAAACCCTTACTTTATGAGTTAACTGAAGAATGTAGAAAACAAAAAGTTAGTTTAGTTTTACATGGTTATAAAAAACCATCAGAAGATTATTTTGGATATTATAATGATGTAGTAAATTGGGTTGAAAATAGACAAATTAATTATCAAGTAGTTTCTATCGAAGAAGATGGTTTTGAAGATGTGTATAATGGAACTGTTGACGATAATCATAATTTTTATTCAATGGTTAATAATAATCAAACAGAATCTGGAAAATCTAAATATAATTATATACTTAGCAAACAATGCGGTGAAGCAATTTTATCAAATTATGAATCATGTGATTTAGGTTCTTTAGTATTACCAAATTTTATTACAGGAAATGTAAATACGAATTGGAAAAAATTAGGAGAAACTATTAAATTAGCTGTAAGATTTTTAGATAATGTAATTGATGTAAATAAATATTCTCTAAAAGAAATTGATATTAAAACTCATAATTCAAGAAGAATTGGATTAGGTATTATGGGTTTAGCTGAATATTTATTTTCTAAAGAATTAAGGTATGGTTCTAAAGAAGCTATAAATGAAATTGAAAAACTAATGAGATTTATTAGAGATAATATTTACCAGACACTAGTTGAATTATCAGTAGAAAAAGGATCATTCCCAAAATTTGATTCAGTTCAATATGGAAATGCATCATTTGTAAGGAAACTCCCTGCTCAACTTAGAATGGATATTAAAAAATATGGTGTAAGATGTGTATCAGGAATGGCTATGGCTCCTAATGGTACAATTTCCCTATTACCTGAAGTAACAAGTGGAATTGAACCCTTAATGTTTAAGGCTTATAAAAGAAAAGATAGGGTTGGAGAAAGAATTTATATTCATCCAAAGTATAAAGAGATACTTTTAAGAGGAGATTCTGTCCCGGATTGGTATGTAGATATGTCGGATTTAACTCCAAAAGATCATTTTGAAACTCAAGCTATTATTCAAAGATATACTGATGGAGCTGTAAGTAAAACTATTAATCTTCCAGAAGGAACGACATCTGAGCAATTAAATCATTATCTATTAGAATATATTAGAGATTTAAAAGGTGTTACTGTTTATGTTGATAAGTCAAGAGATGGTCAGGTTTATAATAAATTAAGCGAAGATGAAGTTTTTGATATTATTTCACAACAAACAATAGGAATTAGCAATTCAATGGATGGTGATGATATTGAGTGTAAATGTCAGAAGAAAGATGATGATGCAGAAGCAGACCAACCAGTAATTTGTGAAATTCCAACTAAATCAGTAAAAGAGGAGAAGAAAAATGTTGTACCTAAAAGAAAATCAAAAGTGTCCTCACGCAAATAATTGTCCTTATAACAACACAAATAAATCTAATTTATTTTGCAAAGGTGCAGATGAAAATAGATTAACTCCTTTTACTTGTAACTTAGTAAATAATGGAGTTTTTGCAGAAGGAAAAATCAGAAGCGGATTCGATGAAACTGGCAAGATGGGAATTATATTGGAATAGATAAAAAATAGGAGATTTATTTAATTATGAATGAATATGATATTTATGAAAATTTAATTAAAGAGTTTGTTGATCAAAGAGAAGCCATTAAATTAATGATAGCTGATCTAGAAAAAATTAAAGAAAAAGTTAACCAATTATTTCCTGAACAATTAGATAAAAGATATATTAGATTTTTTGAAGAAAAGGTTAAATCTGTAACTGAGTTGTTTAGAGTTATATTAGATATGAGAAAAGAAATAATTAAAAATACAAAAGATGAATTTGAAGTAAGAAGAAGATTAAATTCAGCTGAGGATGATACTGATCTAGAAGGTATTTTTGATATTAAAAAAATAGCTGAAAAAGTTGATAAACTAAGAAAAGAAAAAATTGCATCAGAACAAAAAAGTATAATATTAAGAGCTTCATATAAAGACATACAAGATGGTACAAAAATGATTGAAGCAGGAGAAGAAATTTCAACTAGTAAAATCAAGATAGAAGGAGAATAAGATGACAGATGTTATAATTGATAAAAGTGAAGAAATTGTAGAAGACGAGATTTATCAAGAAGAGAATATTTTTTCTGAAGTCAAACCTGAAGATTTAGAACAGAGTTTAAATAATATCAAAATTGAATTAACAGAAGAAGATAAAAAGAAATATAATGCAGAAGTACCAGAACCTCCAACAGAAGTAAAAAAGAGAGGCAGAAAACCAAATACGCTTAAAAAAGATATTCCTACTCCAACAGAAGTAAATTATGAAATGACAGATGAAGAAATTGAATCTGGAATGGATCAGAAGACTAAAGATTTATATATGGAGTTTAATAGTTTTCTTGAAGATAAAACAGAAATTACTTCTGATACCGGTATTAAAGATACTATTCCAACAGGAATAGATCTTTTAGATACAATCATGGGAGGGGGATTTGCAATAGGCACTATGGGTGTTGCAACTGGAAATCCTGGTTGTGGAAAAAGTATGTTAGCAATTCAGACTATGGGTGCTGCACAGAGAAAATATAATGGTAATATTATTGCTGCTATGTTAGATTCAGAAGAAGCAACTACTACTATTAGAATGTCAAATCTTGGAGTAAAAAACCCTAAGATTAAACCTTATAATGATATTACAGTTGAAAAGGTTTTTAAATTTTTAGAAGGCATGTGTCTATACAAAGATATGAAAAAAATTATGGATACCCCATCAATAGTAGTTTGGGATTCTGTTGCAAATACATTAAGTCAGAGAGAAAGAGAAGCAGAAGATATTAATTCAGTAATTGGATATAAGGGAAGATTATTATCTTTATTAATTCCAAAATATGTATCTAAATTAGCTATATACAATATTTGCTTAATTGCAATTAATCAGTTAAGAGATGTAATTTCTATTGGCAACTTCGCCCCAGCAAAAGAGTTAAAATTTATGAGTCAGGGAAAAACTATGCCCGGTGGTAATAGTTTTAAATTTAATGCATTTCATCTATTAGAAATGAAAGCTAGGGAAACTGCTACTAGAGATAAGTTTGGGTTTGATGGATATTTTGCAGAAGTTGTTTGTGTAAAAAATAAATTATTTGCTCCTAATATTAAAATTAGTATAGCTGGAAATTTCGTTACTGGGTTTAATAACTTCTATACAAATTATAGATTCTTGACTGAAAATAAAAGAATGATAACTGGGGCTTGGAATTGGCTTGAAAATCTACCAACAGTTAAAACCCGCACAAAAGACGCAGAAGAATTATATAAGACAAATACTTTATTTAAAGAAGCATTTGATAAATCTGTATCAGAAACATTACAAACAGAGATAATTGAAAAGTACAATCCTTCTTTATAATTTAAAAATGAAAATTAAATTATGTGATTATGGTTGTGGAAAAGAAGCAAGATTTCTTTTAAAGTTTAAAAATTCAGAAAAATGGTGCTGTTCAGAAAAATATTCAGCATGTAAATCAAATATTAAAACATGGAATAAAGGTTTGACAAAAGAAACAGATGAACGAGTTAAAAAATATTCAATTAATAAAATTGGATTATCTTCATGGAACAAGGGTTTGACAAAAGAAACAGATGAACGAGTTAAAAAAATTAGTTTATCAAATATTGGAAAGAAAATTTCATCTAATCATAGATTAAAAATTAGTAAATCTTTAAAGGGAAAAAGTAAAACAGAAGATCATATAAAAAAATTATCTGAATCATTAAAAGGAAAAATTGGATGGAATAATGGTTTAACAAAAGAAACTAGTAATTCTTTAATGATAGTTAGTAAAAAACTAAAAGGAAGAATAATAAAACAAGAAACTAAAGAAAAATTAAGAAAAATAAATCTTGGTAAAAAGTTATCAGAAGAAACTATAATAAAAATTTCTAAAAAAAATAAAGGTAGAAAAAGAACACCTGAACAAATTAAAAATCATAGAAATTCTATTAAAGGCAACAAAAATCATAAAATGAATCATTATATAGAAACTTATCCAGATTTTATAAAATTAGAATTATTAGAGGAAGATTCTGAAACAAAAGATTTAATAGTAATATGTAGTATTTGTAATTTAAAATTTACTCAAAATAATAGAGAAAAAATTTCTTATAGAGCACAAATGATTATATTAAAAAAAATGAATCAAGGAATGTTTTATTGCTCAAAAGAATGCAAAGAAAAATTTATTAATAAAAATAAAAATGATTATGAAATATATTCTAGAAAAGTTTGGAAGAATACTTATCAATCAGTAAAAGAACAAGGTTCTAATATCAAAAATATTGAATTAAGAGGCAGAAAATATAAATATCAGTTAGATCATAAGTATTCTATAATAGAGGGTTTTAAAAATAATATAGATCCAAAAATTATTGGTCATTGGAAAAATTTAGAAATAATTTCAGATATTAAAAATACAAGAAAATTAGGAAAATGTTCTATAACAATACAAGAATTAATACAAGAAATAAATAATATTATATAAGAAACAAACTCAAAGTTCTGATTTCTTAAAGAGCTAGAACAAATATTAAATATGGATTGAAACATCGAATTTTGATAAGGAGATAAACTAATGGTAGCTTCAGTGACAGAATTAGTAAAATCATTAATTGAAGGAATGGTAAAAGCGATTGTTGATAAACCAGGCGAAGTTAAAGTTCAGGTTTCATCTACAACTAAATCAATATTAGTTCAAATTGAATCTGCAAAAAGTGATATTGGAAAAATAATTGGGAGACATGGTAGAATAATTGATAGTATAAAAATTATTTCTACTGCTGTTAAAAATACTCAATTTCTTGGAGATAAGAAAGATATTTTTATTGAAATTATTGAAGATGAGGATACAGATTTTTATAAAAAGAAAGATATCAAAAACCAAAAATAATTGGAGGAATTATAAAAATGAAACTAAAAAAAGAATCAAAACTTAGAGTTTTGGAGAATTTTTACTCTCTAGATTATGTACTATTTGGAAAACCTGTTAGTAAAGTTAATACATGCTGCCCAGTTTTTATTGAGGAATATATCTCAGTTAAAGGTGCTTTAATGTCATTAGTTGTTGAGATGTATAAACTAGTAAAACATTCACCAACTCCAATAACTGAAAAAATTGAAACCTCAAAACTTTTAAAGATGGCCAGAGAGAGTGCTATAATTGCAAGAGAAAATTGCAAAAAATTAGTAACTTCTGAAAAGGGAAGAGAGAATGTTAAAAAGGAATTAAGTGAATCCTTAACAAAGACAAAGAAAAAAGTAAACATTGAAAAATTGGTTCAGGAAAAAATCAGAACTAAAGCTTATTCATTAGCAGTTGATAATCTTTTAGTTGGTAGAGCAATTACTGAATCCAAGAAATTTGAAAAATTAAATACTTGGAATGGTAGAATTATTGAAGATGCATATAAAATTCTTAGAGATAATCTTGTAGAATCTGCAATGAATATTATTGAGAATGGTATTGAGTTTGAAGAGGGATCAAAAAAAAAGTAGTTAAAGAGGAAGAGATTGGAGCAATGAGAAAAATTAAAGTTGCTGGTGTTCTGGCCCCTTTCTTATCTAACCTACAAATTAAGTTTAGAGAATGTATGAATAAATGCATGAAACCTGGTTTTCATATAGATAATATAGTTGGTGGAGAAGCACCTTGTAGAAAAGCTTGTAAGAAAAAATATCTAGAAGCTAGAGCAAAGTATCTTCAAGGTAAAGCAAAAAAGATAAAATAAGTTTAAAAAGGTGATTAAGTGAATGAGTATGAAATTCTTTTATCTTATTTAGATAAACAAGATAAACCAGGATTCAAAGCTAAAAAAAATGAAAATATAAATAAAGTTAAAACTTTTGAAGATATTCCAAAAGAAAATATTGAGATATCTAAAACAAAGAAAGTTATCGAGGAGTGTCAAGAGAAAAATATTATTGACACTCCTCAATTTTCAAATATTTCTGTAGGTTTTGATGCTGAAAAATTTGAAAATATGATGCGATCAAGATTAATTGATGATTATAAAAAAATGCAGAGTTATGAAAGACCCTATATCTCAGTTACTGAATTATTTTATTGTTTAAGAAAATCATATTATACAAGATTAAAATATGTAACCGATTTAAAAAAACAATTTAATTTTGCTTATTTAGATTTAATTAATAGAATAGGTAATACTATTCATGATTATGTACAAGATATTTATAATTTTACTGAAACTGAAAAAACTGTTGTAACTGAAAAGTATAAAGTTAAAGGTAGAGTTGATGCAATATCTGATAAATTTCTATATGAATTTAAGACAATGGATGAAAAGAAATTTAAAGGAATTTATGTAAAAGAGCATTATTTTCAACCAATTATATATTCATATATTTTAAATTCAGAATATAATTATAATATTAAAACAATAACTTTAGTTTATTTTTTTAGAGATAACCTAAAGAGAAGACCATACTCAATTGATTTACCAATTGATGATAAAATTGCTATTGGATTTTTAGAACAAGCCACAATTTTATATAACGCTGTATCTTCAAAGCAAGTAGCTGAACCATTAAACGCAAATAAAGACCAATGTCATTGGTGTCCATATATTAGTTTTTGCGAAAAAGATCCATCAAAAATACAAAAACCTTTTGAAGAGAAGTATAGTAATAAAGAAAAAGAAATTAATATATTCGAAGATGAACCAAAAAAACCAAAAAAAGAATCTTTATTTTTATTATAAATAGAAATAGTTATTGGAGGAATTAAATATGATCGTAATATTTCCTATGCTAACTGATCAAAGTGTGTCTCAAAATATTTTACCCGGAGTATGTAAATCTCTAGAAAAATTTATTTTAGTTTATGAACTAGATGCTATTATGAAAATTACAGGGTGGAAAGTTTTAGAAATAGGTGGAAAAATTGCAGGATCAATGATTGGTACTGCTGCATTTTTATCTAAAACAAAAAATGAATCTGAATTATTAGAAGCAGAACCAATGTATCCTATACCACCTTTAAAGGGAGAAGTAATAAATAGAGATAGAGGGGACAGAAAAAAATCTGCAGTTGATAATATTTTTGGTACAATAAAAAGTATAAAAGATTTGAATACTACAGAAGTTAATATGCCCAATGATAGTAATTCATTATCATTAGAACCAACCTATTTAACTGTTACTACTAGTGCAGGAACTAGAATTATTGGAATAAAAGTTATACCATTTCCAGTAAAAACAAAAGAGGGTTATACATTAGCAGATCTACTTACAGCAGACGCATCTTTAAATTATTTAGATTCTCTATTATATAAAATTTCAAGAAAAGCTATAAGAGCATTCTGGGCACTTTGTAGAGCTGCAAGAGTAATTCCATTTTTATCAGATAGAGTTTTAAGTGGTGATCCTGAAAAAGATATTTTATGGGCTTCTAGTTTTCATAAAAGATATGTATATTGTTTATTAAATTATTCTGATATGGATACTGAATTTTTCAGAAATGCAGGAGGTATTCATAAACTACATGGTGTTGGTTGGAATTCGATTATCTTAGCAGATGATGTAAATAAGAGGGCTGTTTTTTGTATGGAAGAATTTCATGGATTGTGTTCTAGTGTTCCATATCAATTTATCTATTCAAGTTTAGGAAAGGAGCATTCAAAGATTTATGATAATCTAGAAGATCTAAAAAGATCTGCTAGTCCATTCTTTAAAACATCGCTTTCTTCTAAAAAAATCTTTGGAGAGATGAAAAATACATTAAAAAATTATCTAAATAGGATTACCTAAAATGACTGAAGAAATTAAAAGTAATGTAGAAAGATTAGAATTATATAGTGATAATTATCCATTTAATTTATCACTAAGAATTCAAACATTTGAAGATGAAGCAGGATACACCAAATTTGTAAAAAATTGTGAAAAATTAATTAGAGGATGTACTGAATATAAATTATGGAGAAATTATATTATAGATGTTTTACAAATTCAAACCTGTGCAATAACAGAAGAGAGAATGGATCAGTGTAGTACAGAAATTCATCATCATCCAGTTAGTTTATTTGTAGTAGTTAAATCTTTAGTAAATGAAAAATTGGAAAAAGAAGAACCATTCTGTAGTTTTGATATTTGTACTAAAGCAATTGAATTGCATTTTAGAAATCAAATAGGTTTTGTAAATTTAGTTTCTTCAATCCATGAAAAATTTCATAATGGTTTTTTAAATATTCCAAAAACTTTAATAAAAGGTAATTATAATACTTATTTAGAAGAATATTCTAAATATTTAGATGAGGATGAACTAGAAACTATTAATTCAAGACTTTCTATAACAGAACATAATTGTAATTGGTCAGCTAATGATTACCCAGCTCTTAAACAAGGTATTATGTAAATGTCTATAACAATAGATAATGAAGCAAGACAAAGAATTAAACTTCCTATTGATATTGATTTTATGGGAGAGAGATATCAAACTTCTAATGGGTTATATACATTTACATCTCCAGCTTTATGGACTATTGAAAAAAATTTATTTTATCTTTTAAAACATTCTGTTGAAGTAGATTTGGAACCAAAATATGTAAGAAAACCATGGTTATTAGCATTTGATCAATATGGTGTAGTTTCTCTTGAATATTTATTAATGTATGTTAATGGAGTTTTTTCTCCAGAAGATTTTAATATTTCAAGTGTTGTCCTTCCAGAAATGGAAGCAATAATTGAAATTTGTGGAGATAAATTTACTAAAAAAGAAAAAATAGATTCATTGGAGAAAATAGGATGGTAGTTAAGGAAAAATTTATTTTACTAAAAAATGTTCCTAATATTTTAAATTTATCCTCTTCAGAAATTAAAAAATATTCTATTGAAAGAGGTCCTAGAAAAATATTTATCGTTCTAGAATTAAATAAAAATAGAATTAATCATTTTTCAAAAGATAAAGTTTATGGAATGATTTCTGATTTAGAAAAAAGAAAACAAATTGTAGTTGTAAATCTTCCAGAATATAATTTACATGTTTCATATAATAGACCAACAAAACAAATAGTTTTAAATTTAGCACCATTCAATGTAGATGATATATATTCAACAGAACCTGATCCAAAGAATATATATACTCAATTAGTATATGGAATATTATTTTCAAATCTAGTAACTGAAAAATTTAAAGTAAAAACCTCATATTTTCCACAAATTTCTGGTTTTTTGCTTAGTATGTTTATTGGTATATTTGGTAAAGAATATGGATTATTATCAACTTATTCTGATAGAATTACAAATTTAAATTTTTTAACTAATTGTTATGTATTATCATCATTTTTTGGAATCATAGGAAAGAAATCTTATAAGTTAGCTTCTGCTTCTTCTGGATTTGATTATAAAGATATTGAAGATAGTCTAGATACTTATGACTTTTCTAATATTGAAGATTTTATAAAATCTTTATCTGCTTTTAGTGTTATGGCAGGAATAGATAAATATTCTTTTTTAAATAAAATTTATAGAGTTGCTGGATTAAGTTTTGTACCAGCTATTGAAGACTTATCTAGATTTATTTGTATTATGACATGTATTAGTATGAAAGGATCAAATATTGTTCATACATTTATTTCAAAATATAATGAGGATACATTTAATAGAATTCTTGAAATTTCAAAACTTGCTTTTAAATAGATAAAGTAATTTTTAAAGGATATTGATAAATGGAAGATAAATCTAAATTAGGTGGTTTTTATAGAGCAAAAGTTATTGATAATAAAGATTCAGAATTATTTGGTCGTGTTAAGGTATGGATCCCAGATATTATGCCTAAGGTATCAGAAGATAAAGGTTTATGGGCTATGCCTGCAAATAATGTAACATCAGGTTTAAATTCTGACGGAGACTCTGAACATTTTTATTCAGGTTCTTGTTATATCCCACCAAAGGGTTCCTATGTATGGGTTTTTTTTGAAAATGGCAACCCAAATAGACCTTACTATCTAGGGGGTCTTGACTTACAAAATACAAAAGTTTTACCAGAATGTCAAGTTGGGAGTAATCCTCAGAAAAAATGGGTAATTTATAAAAGTCATTCTGGAAGAGCAATTGTAATTTCTGATGATCCAGATGACGAAAGAGTTGAAATAACAGGAAAGAAAAGAGAAATTTCCACTCCACCAACCGGAGATACAAATTCTGTATATACAATCGATGGAAATCAAACTACAATTTTAATTGACGAAAGAGATGGAAAAGAAAAAGTTTTAATTAGAAGTCACAAGGGAGATTATATAAATTTTGATATTGAAAATCAAAAGATACAAATTTCAGTTTCATCTGATATACATATTAAATCAAATGGTAATATTTTTATAAAAGCTAGTGATAATATCAATTTAAAAGCTGGAACTAATATTAATATACATGCAGGAGGTGTTATAAATTTAAAAGCAGGAAGTAATGTAAATACTCAAGCTGGGGGTAATATTAATAATTTATCAACTGGACCTGTAAATCTAGATGGATCACAAGTAAATGAAATGAGCGGAGCTGCAGAACCAGCTTCTGATGCTAATGGAGCGACACCAAATGGAGATAGATAGGAGAATTTAAAAATGAATGTAATACAAACTGGTTTTTGTTCTAAATTGACTGATGAATTTGATAATAGAATGAATCAATTAAATGCACTGGAAAGACAACTAGATCTCAAAATTAAAGCTCTAAAAGTTGGAATAGCTAGTATAACTGGATTTTCTCCTCATGCTCTTCTTAAAAAGTTTGAAAGCGATGTTTCAAAGGGTATTGATAGTATGGTTCCTTCATTGGCAACATTTGATGATTTATTTACATTAGCAAATGCATGTCTCTTTACTAAAAATGATCCAATGTTATCAAAACCTTCTACTCTAGCAAAATCAATAAAAAATAGAGTTAAAGCAAATGCTAATTCTGTTTTGACTAATCTTGCAGCCGCAATCCCAACTGAATTTGCATTATCAAATCTAGTAAATGCTTTAAAATCTCAAATTAAAACATCTAAAATTAATTTAATAGTTCCTGAAGCAACACAAGCTTTAAATTGTATTAGTGCTATATGCGGATATGATGTAACGATAAGAATAGCTAGACTACAAAATTTTATTTCAAAATATAATCTTAGTGGTACTGGAGAATTAGATGTAGATGCATTATTATCTTCTCAAGGTCTTGGAAAGGAAGCTATAAAATCAATAAATAGAGTTATTAATCAAATAGATGATGTAATGAATCAAATAGATACTTCATTTACAAGTGGAGTTGATAGATTAAAAAGATTATTTCCAGAAGATGATGATGATGATATAGATTTTTATGAACCAGATGAATATGAAGTCTAATAAACCATTTTAATTATAGTACTAGAAACTATATATATTATATTTTAATAAACAATATAATATTTCTTAATAGAAAGGGTATACATGATTAGATTCAATTTGGCGGATAAAAAATTAGATATTTTTAAAGATGAGAAAGAAAAAATTTTAAGTATTAATTTAATTTCAAGTACAATTACAAATAAATTTTTTATTGTAACTACATTTATTGAAAATGTTTCTAAAACTTGTCCTGGTTTTGATGAATGGTTTTGTAATTTTTTAGATGAATATACATCTGTAGTTGAAAGATATGTTGTAATTCAAAAGAACATTCCAATTATTAAAAGTTATGTTGATCAATATTTAAATGTAGCAAATATTGATTATAATCAATTTGTGGATGAAAGTAAAGCTAAGAAAACAAGTATTTTATTTTCTGCAGAAGAAATAAAAAAAATAATTCAATTATCTTGTTATCTAAAGATTTACTCATTATTTTTTAATAGTGTTGATTTAAAATTAGATCAAAGACTTCATAAAAGTGTCTATAATGAATTTGCGGCTGAAGTTTTAAATAGTGAAATAGTAAATAAAATATTTACTATAATTAAAACTAAAACATTTAGGTATAATCTTACTGATAAGTATATGTGGGATTATATTAAAATGGTTCAATGTAAATCAATTGATGTTCATATTATTGAAATTTTTAATTTTATTATGAACTCAATCCTTATTCTTTGTGAAGAAGATAAAAACCCAATAATTTATTTTGTTAGTGTAGTTCAAGAATCAATTAACTGGTTTTTAAGATCTGTATATAAAGGACAAATTGTCTATGACGATACTGTTAGTACTGAAGATATTCATGGTGCTAATATTGATAACTTAAAAACTTACGCCTATAATGATACCTTGGGTAGATTAAAAGGAATAGCTTTTGAGCAAATCTATGATAATCTAGAAAGATCTTCAATTTTATTATTTCCATCAAATCAAGAAACAGTTTCAGATAAGTCAATCATTGAGTTTCAAAATAGAATTTCAGAAATAGAATTTATTTCCCCTCTTTGTGATTCATTAATTTATCCCGTTTTATCTGTAGTAACATCAATACCATATATACATTTCAAAACTTTATCTCCAGATCATGCAATAGTATTATCTGTATATACTCAAAATTTATTGAGAAAAGTATTTAAAATTACAGAATATAAAAATCTATTTTCATTACTAAGTTATTATCCAAAAAAAGAAATAGCAGTAGCAACAACATATAAAGTAAAGGGAATGGAAGATTTGATTAAAGTATCTCAATCAGTAAATAGTTTCTTTGGATTTAAATCGAAATTATTATTTGCTAATATTTTGGGGTATTTTATTGGAAGAATCTCAAGAGTAAATTTTGTTAATATTTTTGATGGAAATGAATTAACAGGGGTTCCATTGAGTAAAATTGAATCTGAAATGATTCAATTCTATACAATGTTATTTGGTGGAAAGTTAGATGAAGAATTTAATAAAATGAAAAAATTAATTTATCAGGACTTTTAAATATGAAAAAATAGAGTCTGATAAATTTAAAAAATTAAAGTTAAAAATGAAATAATCAAAGATATGTTATGGTTAGAATTAGAAGGGAAAAAATAAATGATTAAATTTTGTCCAAATTGTGGAGAAGTTTTATCTAAAAATGTTAAATATGCAGAAGGTGTAAAATCTTGTAATACTTGTGAAGGAATATTTTTTATATTACAAACTAGCAAATCAATTCAACAAGAGGATAAATAAAATAGATGTCAGAAGAAATTTTAAAGATTGTTGTAAAAAAAGCACATGAAGTATTAGATGAGTTTATCTCAGAATGTATTGGTGAAGATGGAAAACCAAAAGCTCCATCTTATAAATCTCTTATGAAAGTAAGAGGTTATTTACCAGAATCTTATAAAAATTCTATAATAAAGAAAAAGAGTTAATGGAGATAAAATGCAGTTATTTACTCAGATACTACAAAGAGATGCATTAGAAGATGAAATAATTAGTAAGAATGAGTAATTTTATGAGAAAATTAGAAGAATTTGCAGATTCAGAATCATATGATTTATTTTATAATTTAATTGGAAAAGAATTAGTTTCAACAAGAAGTAGTGGACCAATAAGATTAAGAGAAGTCATAATACCAAAATGTTATGATATAAAATTTTTAAAGAAACATGGTAGAATGATAAGACTGGTTCTTTCTATTAAATATTCAGATAAGGAAGTAGTTTTTGGAAATGACTATCATGAAAGTTATAATGAACATCTTGATCTTCCATTTTCTTTAATAGAATCATGGTCTCTAAAAAAGATGAAAAATTGGGCAATTAAAAGGACAAAACAAGTAAGAGAAAAAGAGATTGAACGTTTACAAGATGAAATTATTCAAATTAATAAGAAATTAGAAGAACTTAAAAAAGCAGGAGATACTAAGAAATGAAAAAATATTTTTTATTTTTAATAATTATTCTTTTATTTTGTTTAATAAGTTGTGATAATCATTATAGAAGATCCCTTTCATTCAATCTACCAAAAGAAGCAAAAATAATAAAAGAAGATCTATCTGTACCTGCAATTTATTTTAAAATTGGAAAAAGATATTATATAAAAATTTTTAGTGGAAATGGATACTCAATTTTTGAAATAGATAAAGAGGTTATTAATGGACAATAATATAAAACAAGTAATTGTTATTAGAAAAGATCTTCATATGAGACAAGGAAAGTCATGTGCAAGTGCAGCTCATGCAAGTATGAAAGTTCTTCTTGATGTATTAAAAGAAATACATTCTGTACCAAGAGGTGTCATTTTTGGTATGGAAATAACTCCAATAAATAATTTTCAAGAAAAAAATACAAGACAATTAGATTGTTTAGAAAAATGGATTAAAGGAACATTTACTAAAATTGTTGTTTATGTAAAAAGCGAAGAAGAACTTCTTGAAGTATTTAATAGAGCTAAAGATGAAGGGATTTTTTGCAGCCTGATTGAAGATGTTGGAAAAACTGAATTTAATGGTGTTCCAACCAAAACTTGTTGCGCAATAGGACCAGATGAATCAGAAATAATTGATAAAATAACTGGTAAATTACCTCTATTATAAGGATTTAAAAATGAAAAAAATTATTCTTATAATTTTATTAGTATTAACTTTTTTATTAGTTTCATGTGATTTTTCACCTGTTGATCTTCCATATAAGTGTTATCAAACTGTTGAAAAAGAATTTCCTATAAATTCAAGAATAATGAATATACCAAGAGGTAATTATATTTTTATAGTAAAAACACCTGAAGGAAAAATTTGGTATGCAGAAACAATGGAAAGAAATTCTTCTAAAATAACTTATAAAGTTCAATTATTTGATTAAAAAATGGCACTGAGATTTTCTTCTTAATCTCAGTGCCATTTTTTTGTTTATTATTTGTATAAAAGATAGAACAAAATATAAATTAGTAAGTTTATTTTTTGTTTAAAAGTGGAGGAAATTAAAATGAAAAAGAAAGTATTTAAAGAAGACTTTCAAAGATTAGAAGAATTCATTCAAAAAATTAATAATATCATAACACCATTTTCCTTTCGTGATGAACTTAAAAGCGTAATGGATAAAGAAACTAGGATCAGAATGTCAGAGAAATACCCTAAATGTTATTTACCAGTTCGAATGGGTAATAAAGATATTCCATTTCTGCCTCTATGTAACAGAAATGGCGCAACTGATAAAAATATGATTTCTTTTTCTATGAAATTAGCTAATAGATTATTAGGAAGAGAAGACGTTGATAGGGGAATGTTAGAAATAACTTTAAAGAAATTATCTAGAATGAATAATACATATTCAAAAGATATTCCAACTCCTCCTGGTCCAGCTTCACAAAAAGCTAATGTAACCAAGTCATTAATTTTACTAAAAAAGAATCTTGACAAAATAAAGAATGGTGAATAAATGTCCCTAAAATTTCTAGATTTAAATAATTTTACAAGAAATTTAAAACCAGTAACAAGTACACAGACTCATACAAGAACAGATGAGTTTCATCCTCAAGGATTATTTTCCGAAATGATTTTTGGAGTAGAAGGTAGTTTAGATAGAAAGAAAACATTTTCATATATTGATTTAAATACATTTGTAATTCACCCTACTGCATATAGAATTCTTATCAGATTGGATAGAAAAATAGAAAAGATGTTTTCTACTGAAAAATCATTTAGATTGACAGAAAATGGTACATTAATAGAAGATGATAACGGAGTAACAGGAATTTTTGAATTTATTAAACTATTTCCAAAACTAATATTAAGAGGTGAATCTGAAGATAGAGATAAATTTATTAAAGTATTAAAAGATTCATATCAAGATCAAATATTATTTATAAATAAAATTCCAATTATGCCTCCAGAACAAAGACCAATTTTTAAAGATAGCAGCGGAAGATACACACAAGATAAATTTAATGATTTTTACTTAACTATTTTAAGAAGATCAATACAACTTAAAACATTTGGGGCTAAAGGTACAATGTATGATCTATTAAATTGGGGATTACAAAGATCAGTAAATGATTTAGATGAATACACTAGAACAAAAATTGGTAAAAAATTTGGTTTAATTAGATCTCAGCTTCTAGGAAAAAGAACTGATTTCTCTGGAAGAGCTGTTATTACATCAGGTCCAGATATTCCTGCAGATAAAATTGGAATACCTTTTAGATTAGCTATAACTTTATTTGAACCGTTTATAATTTATACACTTTTATATTCTGGAAAAATAAATAAAGATACTTTAGAAAAAGAAATAAAGAATTTTACAAAAACAGATTTATCCACAAATAGTATTGCAATTGTTTTAAAAAGTTTAAAATCTGGAGATGTTGTACCTAAAAATTTATATGATATTTTCTTTAAGGCTGCAGTTTTGGCGTCTGAAAATAGAGTTGTTTTAGCAAAAAGAGATCCTGTTTTACATGCTGAATCAGTTCGAGCATTTTATCCTATCATAGTTCCTGGTAATACTATACAATTATCAGCTCTAGTTACAGGAGGATTTAACGCTGACTTTGATGGGGATACAATGGCAGTATTTCATCCTTTAACTATTGAATCACAAGATGAAGCAAAAAAAAGAATGATGATGGCTAGATCCTCTTCTTCATTTACAAGTATTACTTTTGAATTAAGTAAAGAAATGAGTGTTGGATTATATTTAATTACAAAAGATATTAAGGAATTTAAACCTCCTATTAGTGTTTCTAAAGAAGATTTAGAAAAAGCAATAGATCCTTATACTCCAGTTATTTATAAAAAACAAACAACAACAATGGGAAAAGCAATTTTTAATAATTGTTTTCCTTCAGATTTTAGATTTATAAATGATTTGGTAACTAAAAAAATTGCTAATAAATTAATTTTTGAAGTTATTGATAAATATGGAGATGAAATTGGAAGACAAGTTGCATCTAATTTAAAAAATGTTGGTTTTAGATTCGCTAGTTTATTGGCACCTTCTTTAAATTTAAACGAAATTACAATTCCTCCTGAGATTTATGAATTAAAGAAAAATATGGATAAAGCTACAACAGAAGAAGCAATTGAAATAATGGATAAAATGCGAAAAATAATGATTGAACATTTAAAAGATACAGGTTTATATAATTTAGTTGAATCAGGAAGTACTAAAGGATGGGATCAACCAATTCAAATTTTAGTTGCAAAAGGAATCATGGTAGATCCGACTGGAAAAATTCTTCCTCCTATTAAAGGTTCATTATCTGATGGTTTAACCACAACTGAATATTTTAATGCTGCTGGAGGAAGTAGAGCTGGAATCATTGATAGAGTTATCAATACTGCAGATACAGGATATACAGCTAGAAAATTAGCTTATCTTTTAAACTCAGTAGAATTAGATTGGGTGTTAAAAGATTGTGGTACACAATTAACCTTAGATATAAAATTAGATCCAGATATTATTAGTAGATTAAAAGGAAGATATATAGTAAAAAGAGGAAAATTAGAACTATTTGAACATTCTGGTTCAAAGTCTGGAGATTTAATTCATCTGAGAAGTCCAATTTTTTGTAAATCTTTAAAAATTTGTCATACTTGTTATGGAAAACTTTTAGAAATTCATAAAAGTCCTTATGTTGGAATTATTGCAGCATCAAATATTGGAGAAAGAAATACACAGCTTATTATGAGATCTTTCCATTCAACTGCAATTAAGATTATAACAAGAGATATATTAAAAGATATTTTTGATAATGATCCATTAGTTAAATCCGATCAATTAAAAATAAAATTAAAACAGATGGAAAATAATTTGTATTGCACACAGGATTGTTCAATGACTATAGATTTAGATAGTTATGAATTAGGTGATGATATTACTATAAATGAAGAAGAAAATATAGTTGAAGCAAATGGTTTAATTTCTAGAATTGAATTTTCAGATTTATCATTTGATATAGTTCTTGATTATCCAGTAATTATTAAATATGATAAAATAATTAAATCTAAAGAATTTATTAAAGTATCATTTAGAAAAGACGATGAAATTATTGAAGCTCCATTACAAAGACAAGATTTAAAAGAAATTGTTTTATATGTCGAAAGATTAATTTCAGGTAAAGAAAAATTTAAAAGCATAGATCATTTATTTTTAAAATTTTACAAAATTTATAGCGACATTTCAAGTATGGATTTAGTTCATATGGAAGTATTAATTAGTCAGATTTTAAGAGATAAAAATAATCCAGTTTTCCCATCAAGAGTTGGAAAAGATCCAATGCATCCTGTATTAAGAAATATTAAAAAGAATGTTTTTAATAACGGAGGTTTGCTTCAAGGATTAGCTTTTGAAAATACATCAGCTGCTATTAATGCAGGTTTAATAGCAACTACTGAATTAGAACCATCTATTTTAGAAAGATTATTAACAGGAACTTTAGTTGAGAGAAAAGATAAGGATAAGGATTAATTATGATACAATTTAAATCACTAAGACAATATACTCATGTTGTTAATGGTATCAGATTTCCAAATAAACCCGGTCAAAATTTTGTTGTTACTTATTTTTCAGAAAATTCTAGTTTACTTGAAGATTATTCATTTTTAAATTTAAAATTAATAGATCTAAAAATTAATATAGTTCCATTTACAACAATTCCTAGAACAAGATTAACACCTACTCTATTAAAATCATTTAAAAAACTAGGTTTAAATTCTTATCAATTAACTAATCAAGTACCAAGTGGAAGAAATGTAATATATGATTTATCTCAATTTTTAAATGCAATTGATTATACATATAATCCATCAAATTATAGACAAAGATTAAATATGTTTATAAAAAATATTACTAATAGATCTTTTTCCGAATTTAATAATTTTGAGAAAGTACTATTATATTCTATTAATTTAACAAAAGATAAGTTAAATAATTTTATTGACAGAAAATTTTTTCCAATAGTACAACAATTAAAGGATGATTCATTTAGTTTTGATCATTTAATTTTATGTTTAATCACGCCATCAGGACCAAGATATAGATTATTAGTTAAAAATAGATCCTTTAAGTTTGAAAGAATAGTAACAATATTAAAAACAATTAAATTAGGTAATACTACAGAAGAAGTTAATGACATAGATACAGAAGAAGAAAATAATGCAGAAAAACTTGCAGATGAAGTAGTAAATAATATTCAAAATAATATTCTACCTAATAATAAAGATAAAGTAAAAGATGCAATTAAAAATTATCTTTCTAAAGATAATATTACAAAAGAAAAAGTTATATCTAAAGAAGTATCTCCAAAAAGTATGAAAAAAATTGGAGTAGCATCTATTTTATATAAAGTAACTGGAGATTTAGATAAATCTAAAAAAATTACAAATAATATTTCTGATAAGAATTTTAATAATGCTCTAAAAACTATAGATAAAAGATATTCTGATCAAATGTTACAAACTCAAAAACCAATTAATACATCAACTGATAATTTTGTTAAATCTTATGATACACCAAAAGCTGTAATTAAATCTCCATATCATTTATTTCAAAAAAGGTTGATAGACTTTGATATAAATCTCCAGAAAGATTTAGCTAATTCATTTAAAGTTCTTGAGACTAAAGAACTTCCTTTAAAAGTTGGTGAAATACAAATTGTAAATAGAAAACAAAAAAATGGAGAAATTGAAAAATCTGATACTAATATAATTAAAACAGTATTGACAGATAAGGATGGTAATAATCATAACATTCAAATTGAAATTCCTAGAATTGATCCAAAGACTGGAACATTTAGAGTTAATGGTCAGAAAAAATGTTTAATCAATCAGATTGTATTATGTCCAATAACTTTTCCTAAAAAATTTGAATCAAGATTTGAAAGTTCATATTCTATTTTTAGAATTAGAAGTAAAAGAACAAGAAATACAAAATATTTAGAAATTTTTATTGCTAACTCTTGGTTACCATTATCTATATTATTATTTTATAGTTTTGGATTTGAAGAAACTCTTTCACAATATGGTATAAAATATAGAATAAGTTCAGATAAACCAAATAAAACTGACACCTTTTATTCTAAAATTGATGGATCTAATTTTATTTATTTTGATGGTGTAAATAATGAATTAAAGGCAGAACTAATTAATTCATTTATAAATACAAAAGTTGACACATTAAAAATTAAAAAACCATTTGCTACTCAAGAATATTTCAATGATATAATTATTAGATTAACAGGAAGAGTAAATTCAACATTTTTAATTCTATCAAATTTAGAAAATATTGTTGATCCTGTAGCAAAACAAGTTTTAATTAATATGCATCAACCATCTGTTTTAAAAGATATTATTTATTATATGTCTTTTAAAGTAATAACTGGATTTGTTCAAGATAGAAATGATATTTTAAACCAAAGAATTAGAGAATCAGAAGTATTAGTTCATTTAATACAAAAACAAATTTTAGCAGCTTATACGATTTATAAACAACAAATTTTAGCTGGTAATAAAAATGCAAAATTTGAAATTAATCAATCAAAATTATTAAGCGAATTTATTAGATCAGAAATTGTTGCAAATATGGAGTATGCAAACCCAATAGAAGAAATGGCAGTTATGACAAGAATTTCACCTGTTGGAAAAAGTATCGGTGGTATTCCTGATAAAAGAGCAATTCAAAATGAAGCAAGAAATATACACCCATCTTATTTTGGAAATATTGATCCATTAGATACACCTGAAGGAGAAATGATTGGTATTTCACAACAATTAGCTATCGGAGCTTCTATTAGTTCAGCAAGAGGTTTATTCTCAAAGAAACCATTTTTGGATAGTGAGAAATCTGGAATTTTATCAACATCATCCAATATGATTCCATTTATAGAAAATAATGATGGTGCAAGAATTATTATGGCAACAAATCAAGCTAAACAGACGCTCCCATTAAAAAATCCAGAACCACCAGTTGTTAGATCTGGTTATGAATCATTATTAACAAATATATTATCTAATAACTTTATTAAAAAATCTCCATGCAATGGGAAAGTTTTAAAAATTACAGATGAGTCAATTTTTATAATGTGTAGAGATAAAAGCATCAGAGAAATTTCTATAATTCCTGTTCATTTAAAATCAGGAATTGGAAAAGATACATTGAGTATTTTTAAAGTAATAGTAATACCAGGACAAATAGTTTTAGAAAATCAAATTATTGCAGAAGGAAGTTCTATTTCCAATGGAACAATTTCTCTAGGAAGAACTCTTTGTACTGCAGTTATGCCATATAGAGGATATAATTTTGAAGATGGTATTGTAATCAACGAAAATTTAATAAATCAAGATAAACTAACATCTATTCATGGAATTATAGATGAAGTTTTAATTTCTGAAAATGATAGAGTTTTAGAAATTGCAAAAATTGGAACCTATCTTGAAAAAGGAAAACCTATTTTAAGAAAAACTATAGGTGAAATTGAACAACTTTTAGGATTTTCTGAAGAAGAAGGCGAAGAAGTAATGGGTCAACAATTTATTAAAAAAAGTCCAGGTGGAAGAATTGTTGACATTGATGTATTTTCAAATTTAGATAATAATAAATTTCCAATTTTAAAAGATTTAATTGAAAGAACAAGAAGAAGATTTGGAACAACTCCGACTGAAAAGTTTTCTGTCAAAGGAAATTTAATTCAAGGTATTTTAATTAGATTTAAAATTGAACAAGAGTTAAGAATTAATCTGGGTGATAAATTAGCTAATAGATATGGAGCAAAAGGAATTATATCTTTAGTTGAACCAAACGAAATGATGCCCAGAACACCTTGGGGAGATTATGTTGATATCGTAGTAAATCCTGTTGGAATAATTGGAAGAAGTAATATTGGTCAGTTATATGAATTATATTGTGGTTTAATTTCTAGAGAGATTGGACAAAGGATAAGAAATTCTAAAAGTAAAAATCAAATTTTAACATTAATGAAGAGCGTATATACCATTCTTGATGCATCAAAAAATAAAGAATTTTCAACAAGATTAATAGCAAATATAGCTGCTTTATCAGAAAGAGAATTTTTAATTTTAGTTAATCAAATAAAAACTACTGGATTTTCTCCAATTATAATTCCGCCATTTCAAGCTCCAAAACAAGATCAGATTAAAATGGCGTTAACTATACTAGGATTAAAACCGGGATATAATTTATTTCTTCCATATTATGGAACAAAAACTAAAAGTGAAGTTCCGGTTGGTTATATGTATTTTTCTGCATTGGAGCATAAAGCAGATGCTAAAGTATATGGAAGAAGTACAGGACCAGTAACAGGAAAAACTCTTCAACCTACATCAGGAAAAAGTAGAGAAGGTGGACAGAGATTAGGAGAAGCTGATACATACTCATTAATTTCATATAATTGTCCAACTTTATTATCAGAATTGATGGGTCCATTAAGCGATGATTTATCTACAAAAAATGAAATCATTTCTGAAATTATACAAACAGGATCTGCAAAGTATAGAGATTCTAAAATATCTCCTGCTAAAGATCTGTTAAATTCTTATTTTGTCTCATTAATTTTGGAGAGAACATAAAATGATATTAGATACTTATTTAGAAGAATTAAATAAACAAGATTTAAACAATGTAAAAATTCACCCAAAAAGAAAAACTGCTATGTCAGTTGCAGCATTAGCTAATCCTGCAGATGATGTATTATTTGGTGCAATGGGTGCAGGATCTGCATTAAAAGCAGCAAAAGATGCATCTAAATTAAAAAAATTTGGAGCTGCTGCTGGAGGTATTGCTATTGGTGTTGCTATGAGTGCAGCTTTAATAGCTGGTTATAGATTAATTAGATCAAAATTTGATAGGTGTACAAAAGAGTGTGGAACATATACTGTTAATAAACCAAAAAGACAGTTATGCATGCTACAATGTAAAAAAGTTAATTTACAAAATGAAATAATTCTTTTACGTAAGGAAAAGAAACCTCAAAAAATTCCAAAGATTCAAAATAAATTAGCAATTGTTAATAGAAAGATTGTTTTAATGAATCAGTATTTAAAAAAGGGAACTAAAGATGAAAATACTAAAAGAATATCTAGATAGAATAGATAAACCCGATAAATATTATGTAAAGGATTTAATTCAACAGAAGAAATTTAAAACAGCTCAAAAATATTTACTAAAAAAAAATATTAATACTCCAGTATTACAATGGTTATATAACTTAGAAAAAATAGATAATGAAGAAGAATTAATTAATACTAAAAAAAAGATATTAAAAAATAATAAAACAGATAAAATTGAAGTTCAAGAAATTTTGGAAGCTGAAAAAATCCTATCTGTAAAATTTCATCCTGATTATCTATGGATTTTAAAAAGATTTAGATATTTAGATGATGATAAAGGGAATGTAATATCTGGATTATCAAAATATGATCAATCTGAAAATATATTATTTTTAAATAAAAAAATTATAGATCATAAAGAATTACCATCTGGTCATATTGTAATATCATATGATAATAAATTTCATGGATTATTAGTTTTAAATAATTTTACAGGTGAAGTTTTTTTATATAGTCATGATTTAAAAAATAAAAAGAAAATTTTTAATAGTTTAAAAGATTTTATAAAAATAATGTTTCATTAATTTTTAGAATAAAAGGGAACTAAAAATGAGTAGTTATGAAAAAATATTAATTGGTGAATCTATACCTTTAATGGAAGTCGATGATGAAGAATCTGATTTAAATTATGATCTGATTTCAAATGCTGAGATTGATGCAGATTTTTACGATATATTAAAATACTTTGGAACAGATGAATTTAAACCACTATTTTTAAATCTATATAATGAGATTATATCATTAGATTTTGAAAGACAAAGGGAGTTGTGTGAAAAATTAAACTCTAAAATTACACAAATTTTTGAATTTGAATTTTCTCCAACATTATCTTTTGACAATCAAGATGATATTAGTAATTTTTTAAAATTTATTGAATTTTTAGAATATGATTATATAGATTTTTTATCAACATTAATTTCAGGTTTAGATTTTGAGTTACTAAAAAAAGATTTAGATAAATTTTTAACTTTATATTGGAATACAATAATTAAAAGAGTTAATGAGTTTAAAGAAAACGAGTTGATTTTAAAATTTCTTAGAACAAATAATAAAGAGAAATTATATGAGTTTATACGATTAAGGTTGGAAAGAGATAAAATGTTAGTAATATTAAAATCATTAGAAAGGGAATTTTAAAATGTCTGATAGTATAATTATTAAAAAAGGATTAATGAAAATTTTAGAAACTGACAGAATTAATTTAATAACTGCAGAACAGAGTCATGACGGAATTGTTTTTACATTAAAAGGTGGAATTCAAATTTATTGTACTGATAATTATATGCCAAATCATACAAAAGATATAATTAAAAATACTTGTGATAGTTTCCCAACAGCAAATCTTGTTTTTGATTTAGCAAATTATAATAAACCTGTGGTGGTACAACCAACAAAAAAATAATTTTTAAATTCATTTAAAAACTACTTAGCTACATATATATATTTATGAATACTTAAGGAATACTTATGTTAACTTATATTTTTAGGGAAAAGAATATTATTCTTTTCCTCCGTTGTAATTTAATTTTTTATGAGAAAGGAGGATAATTTATTATATTATCAGTAGTGAGTTATTATGGTTAAGTTTGAACATTCAGACAACGTTAAAAGGATCAGGAGAAAAATTGAAGAAAAACTACGACAAGATTTCTCAGAAGAAAAAGTTATTGGACTTGCAAACTTGTTAGATATTGATACAAGACCGCAAGACAAAAACCAAAAAAAAGAAACAGAATAATCTTATTTTTATGCACTTTTATTTATTATATTATTAAAATTAGTATCGCTTCTGTATCGCTAATTTCTTGTTCTGCTTTTATTATTCTTTTTTAATGAGAGAATAATAAATCCAGATCCTGGATTAGCGATGCAGATAATATAAAACTGTAGTGGTTTTTGTTGTTTTTATAAAAGAACTCAATTAAGGAGATAGTATGAAACAAATATCAACAGAAAAATTTGTAGAAAAATTAGGAATAGATGTATATCCAATTACAATTATTAAATTTTTATTAAACAAGCGGAGGATCTTATCATACTTTAATAAAGCATCAAGTAAAAATTTTGAATTAAGAGGAACTAAATATTTAGTAGATAATTCTAATTGTGAAATGTGTAAAGCTAAAGTAAATGATAATATTCTTTGCAGACAACATACTTCAATTTTTCGAGTTTTAAATGGAGAAAATGTTGGATATGACATTGACACAGGAGCATTTTTCTATAAAAATGAAATCTTTAAAAAAATAGATAATAAACTAGTTATAATTTATTGTCCTCATCCAAAATTAATAAAAGTAATTGGAGAGGAATTAACAGATGTAAATGTAAGAAAAGTAAACCCCATTACTATTGAAGATCCAAATTTAAAAATGAAACAGTATAATAATGTTGTAAATTTTAATTCAAATGATTTATTAGATTCAAATATGAAATGTTGGTTTAATGATTTATTTTCTATTGTAACTATACCAGAAGATAGAAATTTTTCAAATTGGTGTTTAATTCCCAATGGAGTAAAAAATCATGATTTATAAAATAACAAAATTCTTAAAAATTACTTAAAAGGAGATAAAAATGAGTGGTATTGATTTTTCAGAGTATTCAGAACTTGTAGGAGAGGGCGGATTTGATGTAAAGGCGCCAGTTAATCCGGAAGATGAATTTTTTCATGCTATTTATATTTCAGGTCAGCAAAGACAAAACACTAAGGGTGAAAGCGAAATTCCAGGAAAGTTGCAGATTCGAGGACTAAGATCTAATTTAGATGTAATTAAGGTAATTATTACACATGTAAAACAGGTTTTAGTAAAAACAGTAAGAAATAATAATAGAGATACTCTTGAGTGCTTCTCATATCAATCAGGAAATCCTCCTTGGAAGAGCACATCAGGAAATATATGTGGAAAAAATTCAGTTGAAAGAGCATCAAATCCGTATTGTAATCTTTGTAGATCTCAGATTATTATTACGGGATTGTATATTGATGAAACAACTAATAAACCATTTATGGTTAATGAAAAACCAGTTTATGTTTTTATTAGAGCAAAAGGTATTAAATATGGAAATGTTGCAAATTATCTTTCAGATTTAGCAAAGAAAGAAGATCTAGAACCTATTGTAACACCTGTTACTGAAGAAAGTAAAAAGTTTGAAAAAGCTCAGGTTAACCATAAGAGATTCATCACATGTATTACAGTAGGTAAAGAATCTAGCGCTTATGGTATGAAAGATGTATTTAAACTAGAAACAGGTCCAAAATTATCAGTTGATGCAGTTAAAAATATTTTAAATAAATCCAAAGAAACAATGGAAAAGTTTAAAGAGAAATTTGATTGGTCTCGCGGAAAAGTTGCTGGATCAGCTGATTATTCTGGAGCTCAGAAACCAGTAGAAGATAATCAAAAATTTGATTTTAGTGCTGCCCAAGAACCAGTTGCACAAGAACAAAAACAAGAAACAAAACAGACACCTCCAAAAAGTGATTTTTCCTTTGATGACGTGAATTTCTAAAATGAAAATAAAAGAAAATCTAAAGAATTTTGGATATTGGTTATATCCATATTTTGTATCAATGAAATATATAATTATAATTTGCATATGTATGATATGTTTATTAACAGGTGTGGATTTTATAAATCAACCGTCAACATTAAGTGTTGTTTTTGGTTATTGTTTAATTGCTATATCATTTATATCAGCATTTAAATTAATAATACATTCTGAAAAAGAAAAGGTGGAAAAGAAAGATGAGACTAAAGGGAATTAATTACTTTGTAGCTGCAATTTTGATGATTTCTATTTTTATGGTCGCAGGATGTACTATTATTCCTCCAGGTGAAGTAGGAATTAAAATTAATCAGTTAGGCGATAATAGGGGTGTTCAGAATCTAACTATGAGTACAGGAATGGTTGGATATGTTCCATTTATTACTGCAGTTATGAAATACCCAACTTATGTTCAGACTGCAAAATGGACACATTCAGATGAAGGAAAAAAAGGAAAAAATGATGAAATTGTATTTAATACAAAAGAAGGATTAGTTGTAAAAGGGGATGTTTCTCTTTCATATCAGTTAGAAGAGTCAAAAGTTCCTGCATTTTATGTAAAATTTAGAACAGATGATCTTGATACTTTTACTCATGGTTTTTTATTCAATATTGCTAGAGATGCATTTAATGAAATTGGAGCAAATTATTCTGTTGAAGAAATTTATGGTGCAGGAAAAGAAAAATTCCTAACACAGGTTAAAGAAAAAGTAAATTCTCAGATTAGACCTTATGGAGTTATAATTCAACAGTTTGGTTTTCTTAATGAGTTAAAGCTTCCTGAGTCTGTAAAAGGAGCAATTAATGCAAAGATTCAAGCAATTCAGGACGCTATCAAAGTAGAGAATCAGATTAGAGAAGCAAAGGCAGAGGCACAGAAGAAAATTGCAAAAGCAGAAGGTGATTCAAAGTCTAACCTTCTACTAGCTAGTTCAATCACTCCACAGCTAGTTCAGTGGGAGAACTTACAAATTCAAAAGCAAAATATTGCAAAATGGAATGGAGTCCTTCCGCATATGATGCCGGGAAATGGTTCTTCATTTCTATTTAATGTACCAACTAAATAAATAGAAATTTAAAGTAATGAAGGGATTGTATATATTAATATATACAATCCCCAATAATGGTTATTATTAAAAGGAAAAGGTGAATTAAGTGGCTAATGCAACAAATGAAGAAAAGAAATATTATCAAAGATTAGGTGTAATTCCTATTTCGATTGATAATATAAAAAGAATTATTAAAAATAATATTAAGAATACAATCAAGTGTTGGAATAATGGAAAAGATATTTCAAGACAAACATTTAAAATTACAGGAAATGCAGGAATTGGAAAAACAGATGTCAGTACCCAATTATCAAAAGAATTAACAGAAGAATTGGGTATTAAATTTGACTGTATCATAATTAAAGCTCCTGTATTATCTAGAGATGATTTATTATGTCCATTCCCAATAATTGATAATGGACACTCAAGATTTAAAATGTTATATTCAGATTTTATTCCATTAGATCCAGATTCTTATGGTATATTTATTATTGATGAATTAAGTAGAGGAGATACTTCATTTCAACAATTATGTTGGCAGATACAAAATGAACATAAAGTTCATACATATCCATTACCAAAAGGATGGTTTGTTATTTGTTTAGATAATCCTGATGATCAAGAATATAGTTTAAATATGGTTGAAGATGCAGCTGGATTGAGAAGAGTTCTTCATTTATATTCAGAAGTTAATGCTAAAGCATTTTTAAATTATGCTATTTCTGCAAATTTTCATCCTTTGGTTGTAGAATATATTCAAATTCATCCAGATTATCTTTATGATTTTGATTCTCAGAAAATTGGAATGATTTATGCTAATCCAGGATCATGGGAAAGAGTAAGTAATATTTTATGGGGTTATGAAGAAACTATTCTTGAAAATTTAGATGATTTAGCTACTTTATTTTCTGGTCTTTTAAATCAAAATATGACAAGAATGTTTATAAGTTTTATTCGAGATAGAAAAGATATTAGTCCATCTGATGTTTTTTATGATTATAAAAAAGTAAGAAAAGATATTTTAGAATTTTCTAGAAAATCTGAAAATATAAAACTTGGTCAGTTAATGGAATCTTTTATTACTTTTCTAACTACATCAAAACCAAAATATAATGATGATAACTTAACTAATATGTCAGATTTCTTGACAGATATACCTTCTGATATTGGAGTATTATTTTTATCTAAACTATCAGCATTTGATGTAAAATCTGAAGAATTTAAGTATGTTACAGGTATTCATGTAATACTAAATTCAAAGTTTCCTGAATACAGAACAAAATTTTATGAAGCAATGGTTAATAAAAATCGTAAGGTAAATGGACAATAATGAATCAAGAAGAGTCTAACAATAGAATTAAAAGTTTAATAACAGACTTGATTTTTAAAGATAGTTATTGGGGTTATTTATTTTCAAAAATAAATAGATTAGAAAATTTAACTATTCCCTCTCCAATGGGAGTTTGTCCTGAAATAGACGGATCAATTACAATTTTATATAATCCATTATTTATTAATTTAATGGATGATGAATTTTTAAAAATAGTTATTGAACATGAGGGAATGCATATTCTTAATAATCATATTCCAAGATCGTTAAGAATAATCTCAGATGAAGTTGATAAAAATAAAAAATTAGAAAAATCAGAAAAATGGAATTTAGCAGCAGATTGCGCAGTAAATACATTAATTCCAATTAAAAAATCATATCCAATGGGAAATTCAACTTTTACTATAATTCATCCTGATCAATATAATCTACCAGTAAAAAGAACAGCAGAATTTTATTATGATAATATTCCATTTCAAAATAAATCTAAAAATAATTTAAAATCACAACAATCTCTTAATGGAAATGGTGAAAATAATTCTGAGTTAGAAGAAGAAGATTCTAAAGAAAATAATAAAATAGATGATCACGGTTCTTGGACAAAAAATAATTCAAATGTATCTGATGTAAATTCTTTAGCAAGTAGGATGGAACAATATACAGAAACTATTGTTGAACAGTCATATAATAATGTAAGAAAAAAGGGAAACCTACCAGGTTATATTGAAGAAAGAATTTTTGAAATATTAAAACCACCACAAATTCCATATTATCAAATGATTTCAAAATTAGTAAAAGGTAGCAGATTAACAAAACAAAAAAGAGCTTATACAAGAATTAATAAAAAAAGAGTTTATACTTTTTTTATAGATCGTAAAAATCTACCAATTATTTCACCATTTCCTGGTAAAACAAAAGATTTTAGTTTTAATATTTCTATTGTTTTAGATACATCTGCAAGTATGACTAAAGATGAAATATTAGAAGGTTTATCTGGAGTTAAAAATATAATTGAAAATGATAAAGATTGTAAAACTATAGTAATTGAAAATGATACAATGATTCATAAAGAATATGAGATTAAAAAGTTAAAAGATATTCAATTTAATATTAAGGGAAGGGGTGGAACTCGTTTATTTCCAGCTATTTCTAGATGTAAAGAATTAAATACAGATGTTACTTTAGTTTTTACTGATGGTGAATGTGATAATATTAATTCTATTAATAGATCATTATTACCAAAAAAAATAATTTATGTTTTAACACATAGTGGATCAACAAATAGAGTAGATCAAACAGGATATATTGTGAGGTTACCATATGAAGCTATGGTCAATAGGTTCAAATAATATTTATTTTACATCCTCAATTTTTCTTGAAGAAGCTCCATGGTATATTTTTGGACTACAAATTTTAATTCAATGTATTTGTTCATTTATACCAAATATACCATTACCTAAGATTAAAATTATAAGAGAAAATGAAGAAACTAATCTAAGAGTATGGTATGGGTCAATTTCAAGTCTTTTTCATATTTTTATTTGTGAACCAATTAGTAATTGGTGTTATGATAAAATTGAAACAAAATCTATTGAATTTCCATATTTTTTATTAAAAGAAAAATTTCCAGAGAGTTTTAAAGATACAGAAGAATATTTCAATGATGAAGATTCTGATAGAATAAAAGCTAATTTTGAACATTCAAAACAAATTGGAGAACAGTTTGAAGTAGTATATAAAAAAATTAAAAATATTTTTAAACATAGGGTTGAATAATGATTATAGAATATTCAAAAGAAGGTATTTCAATCTCTGATTGGGAAATTGAAAATTATATTTTAGATTGTATAAAAAATGAAAAAGATATAAATACATCAAATGAGTTATTAATTCTTGTTGCAAGAGTTTTTATAAAAGAAGAAAAACTTGATTATAAAACAACTAAATTTCTTTATGATGGTTTTTATATTCGTTGTGATAAGTATGGAACATTAGAGAATTGGCCAGATAATTTTTGTAATAGAAATGAAGATTATTTAATGAGAATAATTGATTGGATTGGGAGATAATAATGAGCCATTTTACAGTTTTAGTTATTGGAGATGATTATAAAAAACAATTGGAAGCTTTTAAAGAATTAGATTTATCAGAAGAAGAACTTAAAAATGATTCCAGAGCTATATTTAAAAGTTCTACTGATTCTTATATTAATGATTATAATACAGGTACTGTTAAAAAAGTAATCATGCCCGATGGAAGAACACTATATCCTTGGGATGATGAATTTCGAGTTAAAGATGAAAAAAATCATTTTTCAAAAACAGTAATTCCAGATAATCTTGAACAGAGAGAAATTCCATTTAAAGAATTGTTTGCAACATTTGAAGATTTTATGAAGGATTATTGTGGAGAAGAAAGACATGATAATGGAGAATATGGATATTATTATAATCCTAATGCAAAATGGGATTGGTATAGTATGGGAGGAAGATGGACTGGATTTTTTAAATTAAAAGATCCAGTTATTTTACACTCAGAAAAAGATTTAACAGAAATATCAATAAAATATAACATAGATATAAATTTACTAGAAAAATTATCAATTTTATTAAAAAATAATTTAAATGATCTTTTTGATTTTTGTGAAAGAAATAAGATTCATGAATCATATAAACTTTGCAATGAATTATCAGAATTAATTACTACAAGATATACTAATTCAAAGGTTGGATCTCCTGGATTGATGACAAATATTGCAAAAGATGGTTATGTTGATCAAGCTTTTAAAAAAGATATAGACTTTGAAGGTATGAGAAATGAGAGTGAAGAAAAAACTAGAATCTATTATGATAGAGTTACTGAACTTTTAGGTTTTGAAATTCCAAAAATCCCTACTAGTTGGAAAAAAATATATGATGATAATTTTGATCTTTCTCATGATAAAAAAAGAGAATTATATTATAATCAAAAAGAAGCAATTAAATTTCTGAATAGAATTAAAGAAATTACTGATAATAAAGATCTTAGTAAAGAAGATAGAGATATAATGACATGGTTAGATTTAGATGAATTTAATTGTACTAGAGAAGAATATATTCAAAAATCAAGAGATTCAGCAATTTCAACATATGCTGTTTTATTTAATGGTCAATGGTATGAAAGAGGATCAATGGGGTGGTGGGGTGTCTCAACAAATGAAAAAGATGAAAATGAATGGAATAAAGAATTTAATGATTTAATTGATAAACTTCCTGATGATACTCTTTTAACATTAGTGGATTGTCATATATGAGAACCTTTGATTTTATGATAAAAAGTACAATTAAAACTGAATGGAAAGAACAATTTAAAGATTATAAATATAAAATTAGAATTTATTGTGATAGAAGAAAAAGATTCTATAGAATGAAATTATATCTAGTTCCAGAAGAAATAGCTATTGAGGCGTTAAAAATAGCAAAACGTTATAATGAAAATTCATATATAGAATCAGTTAAACATTGGTCCACAATGAAGAAAAAAGTTTATAATTGTATAGTAAAAATAGATTATTATTAATTAAAGGAGGTTTATGACCAAATCATATACTCATAATGACATAAAAAGTTTAACAGATATTGAACATGTTATTGAATCTGCTGGTATGTATATTGGAAATACCTCAAACCCTGTTCATCTTATTGAAGAAGCTTTAGATAATGCTCTAGATGAAGCAATTTCTGGATTTGCAAAAATAATAGCTGTCAATATTAATACAAAAACAAGTGTATGTTGTATTATGGATGATGGTAGGGGTATTCCCATTGAAAATGATACCCCTATCTTAATCTCATCTAAATTACACACTGGCGCTAAATTCAATACTTCAAAAACAGCTTATAAAATTGTAGCTGGTAAAAATGGAATTGGTCTTATTACTATTCTTGCATTATCAGATTTTTATACTATTGAAATCTATAGAGATAAAAAACATGCAAAATATATTTTTGAGAATACAAAATTAAAACAAAAGTTAGTAGAAGATTTCACTGAAGTTCCGCCTTTTTCTACAAAAATTCAATTTAAACCAAGCAAGAAAGTTTTTGAATCATTAATACCTGATATAGAAAGAATTAGAAAAAGGTTAATTGTAGCTTCAGTTGAAATCCCAAATACAACTTTAGTTTTAAATGTTGATAATAAAAAAGAAATTATTAAACTAACAAAAGATGAGTTTTTTACAAAATATTGTTTATCTCAAAATGAAGCAACCTCAGAGATTATTGATATTAATATAAAAGATGAATCTGAAAAATTTGGAGTAAGATTTTGTCATTCTCTTAATGGTCCATTAGCACCAAGAGTTATTTCTTCAGTAAATTTATTACCTGTAGATGATGGTGGTACTCATGTTAATTCTTTTTATGATTTAATTAAAGATTTCTATATTTCTAAGACTAAAAAAACTGATTTTAAATTTCAACCAAATGATTGTCTATGTGGATTGAGAATATATTTTTCTTTAGAATTAGAAAAACCAGATTATTCATCTCAGAGTAAAGATAAACTAATTAATAGAAAAGATCATTTTGTTAAACTTTTAACTAAAGTTAGAAATGATCTAGAAAAATATTATCAGAGTAATCAAGAAGGTCTAACTCATATGTTAGAATTTTTTGATGAATATAGAAAAAGATTAGATTCAAAGAAGATAAAGGGAACAGCAATTAATGGAAAAAGAGCTTCAACTAAATTTACAAAGTTAAGAGATTGTACTGCGCCAAATGGTGAATTATATGTAGTTGAAGGGGATAGCGCTGGTGGTGGTTTTATTGTTGTAAGAAACTCAAGAAAACATGCAATTTTACCTCTAAGGGGTAAGATTCCATCAATTATTAATAACAAAGATGATATTTTAAAGAATAAAGAAATTGGTGAATTAATTGGTTCATTAGGAACTGGAGTTGGTCCAAACTTTGATATTACAAAATTGAAGTACGATAAAATTATTTGTACTACAGATCCTGATGCAGATGGAGGTCATATCTTTTGTTTAATGGCTATTGCACTTGCAATTTTAGTTCCTGAAATAATTAAACAAGGACATTTTTATCTATCTATAATTCCATTATATGCAATTAATGAGTCAAAAAAAGTTTTTATTCCATTATGGACAGCTGAAGAATTAACGAACGCTAGGAAAAATAATAGGAATATCACTAGATTAAAAGGTCTTGGGGAACTAGATGAGTGGCAATTAAAAATTTGTTGTATTGATGAAAAAACAAGAAGACTAGAAAAAGTATCTTTTTCGGAAGATATAGATAAAATAGTTCAACTTTTTTCTGATGTAAATATTAAAAGAGAATTATTAAAAGGATAAGAAATGGTCAATACTTTTATAGTAGATGTATTTAAAGAAGCAATCTATGGTCCTTATAGAAACAAAAGAAAAATGAATCGAGATATAAAAAAATTACGTGAAGATTCTGATATGTTTTTAGAATTAACAACAAATCTTTTTACCATTCATGGAGATACCCAAATAACTTTTAAAGAATTTTTATATTTTAAAGAGTTTGAGATATTTAAAGGAGTAGAGTGAATTGCCATATATTAAAGAAGAAACTAGGTTATGGTTTGATGATAAAATTGAAAGATTAGCTAAAGATATATTAAATCCAGGTGATTTATGTTATTGTATTTATAAGTTAATGAAAGATGTAATATTAAAGAATGGACCAAATTTTAAAATTATGTCAAGAGTTATTTCAGAAGTTGAATGTGCTAAATTGGAATTCTATAGAAGAATTGTATCACCATATGAAGATAAAAAAATTGAAGAAAATGGTGATATTAAATGAATAAAGTTGCTAGAAATATTTCAGTAGATTCAGGAACAATTATGATTTCTGATAGAAATTTTTATGAATATATAACAGAAGATGATTCTTTATTTAAAAAATTTAAAGTAGAAAATGGACGATATATTGTTACTTGGAAAATTTCTAAAACATGGAATGGAGATGTTTTAGGTAAAGGTTTTTTAAATGTAGAATCAGGAGAAATAATTATATCAGATCCGTGTTATCATTATGAAAAACATTGTGATTGGATAGAATTACTTAGTAAAACAGATTTTTTAAGAAATCCTCCAGAAGGAACATTAGTTCTTGATAAAATGGGCGGAGATGGAACTTATAACGTTTATTTTAATTTAGAAAAAATTATGGAGTAGAAAATGGGACAAGTAATAAATCTTGAAGATATGTTAAATATCTATAAAAACTATACTACAATTTTTGAAAAATATAATTTTAAAAAATTGGATAGTGGAGGAAAAAAAGCTTGGTCTATTAGATGGGTAAAGAATGAAACTTATATAGATCTTAGATACTCTAAATGGTCATTATATAATAAAGATGAAAATGAAGAAATGTCAGGATTTAATTCAACTTCATTAGATGCATATCTAAGTAAAAGAATAGGAGGTTAAATATTGGATACACTTATACCACGTTTATATAGAGAGTACGGTAAATATGTAAATCATTCTAGAGCATTTCCTTTAGATATTGATGGTTTAAAACCAGTTGAAAGACGTGTTTTATTATCAGCTTATACAATGGCTAGAGAAAAATTTGTTAAATCTGCTAGAGTTGATGGTAATACTTTGGGCAGATGGCACCCACATGCAAGTTCATATGGAACTATTTGTCAATTAGTAAGACAAGGATTTTTAGATGGACAAGGAAATTTTGGAAATGATGTTGGTGTAGAATCATCACCTCCTGCTGCAATGAGATATACTGAGTGTAGATTATCTAAACAAATTTTAGATATGTCTTTAAGATTGGTAGATTATGTAAAGTGGATTGAGGCGGAACTTGATGATGAACCTGAATACTTTCCAACGATGTTTCCTTTATGTTTATTAGGAAAAGATAGCACCACAGGAATTGGTTTTGGTTATAAAACTTTAATTCCTTGTTATGAAGTTAAAGATCTTAGAAACAGACTATTATTTCTATTGGGAAAGATAAAAGATAAACCAATAATTAAACCAATTTCAAATTGTAAAATATTATCTAATGATAAAGATTTTGAAAAATTATTAACAACCGGTAAGGGTCAAATAACTTTTCAAGGAATTTTTAAGGTAGATAATCTAAGATGTAAAGCTGCTATTAGATCATTCCCTCCAGGTAAAAAATTTGAAAAAATTTTAGAGAAATTTGAAAAAGAATTAAATAATCAAGATATTGGTTGGATTGATGAATCTTCTTCAGAGAATGGTGGGACATATATTGTTTTTGAAGTATTAAAATCGAGAAATAGAGATGAAATATTTAAATCTTTTTCTAAAAAATTATCTGATGTAATGACTAGTACTATTACATTTGATACAGTAGTTGTAGATAATAAAACAAAAAATGTTAAAAATATGAGTATTGATGAAATGTTAGTTAATACTTTTAAGATTTATTTACAAGTAAATATGAATATGCTGAAAGAAAATGAAGATAAAATAATTAAAACAATAGAAGAGGTACAATTATTAGAAAAAGTTAAACCATCTTTAAAAAAGTACATGAGTAATGAAGAACTTAGTATTGATCAAAGAATTGAAAATATTAGTTTAGAAATAAAAGAAGATAAAGATAAAATTAAAGATCTATTTCAAAAATATAGAATTACAAAACTTTTATCTTTTAAAGCTGACTTTGAAGATTTAAATTCGAAATTAAACACAGTAAAAAATAATATTTTAAATATTGGTGATTTTGTGGTTGGACAATATGCCTCGTTATAATGGCAAATATTATGAATATAATGAAAATGAAAATAGAATAATTCTTCCTGGTCTATCTGAGGATGAAACTAGATATTTTCAATATTTACTAACTAGATCATTTAAAGAAATTACAGAAGAAAAATGGAAAGATTTAACAATATTAAATCAAAAAACTTTAAAATTTATGTATGATAACCACAACCAAAAAATTCAAGAATCTTTAGGTTGTTTAGAGATTTGTCCATCTTGTAATGAAAGATCATTAAAAGCTAAAATGAGTGGTATGGGATGTCTAAATCCAAAATGTGGATTTTTGGATTGTTATTAAAATGAATAATAAAATATTAGACAATCAACAAATTGGAAAATATACATATAAAATTTTAACTACAGACGAAAAAACTATAGAATTAGAAATCGGTGAAGAAATATGTCAGTCTTGTAAAGGAAAAGGTTTTAAAATAAGAGAAATTAACATTGATATTAAAGAACGATGTTGTGATTGTAATGGTAATAAAACTATTTTTTGGACACAAAAAATATTTGAAAAACCAGTTCAAAGATATCCTGGAAATAATTGTTTTGAATACAATTTTTATACAATTATAAGATTATTAGAAAAAATGGCATATGAATCAGAGTATGATTTTAGATTAACTTCTATGAATCTTAACACTAAAGAAACAAAAACATATACTTTTAGAGGTATTATATAATGTTTTTAGTAACGAAAGTTTTTAGTTTTCCAATGGCTCATAGGTTAAGTAAAAATAACAGAGCGTGTCAATATTTACATGGACATAATATAATTGGAAAAGTAACAGTTAAATCAGAACAACTAAATAATGAAGATATGGTAATGGATTTTTATGATTTGAAAAAGATAATTTCAGATATAATTAATTCATGGGATCACGGTCTATTTCTAAATAAACATGATAAGATAATGCGTCCAGAGAAATGTAAATTATTTTTAACTGATTGTGATCCAACATCAGAAGCATTATGTAAAGTTTTATTTAATAAAATTGAAGAAGCTTTACCAAAAAATGTAGAAATGCATTCTATAACTTTAATTGAAGCAGAGGGATCAGAAGCAACATACACAAGGTAAAAAATAAATGATAAATATTAAAAAAACTTCAGGAATAATAATACCTAGGAGATATGAAGAGTGTCAATTTTACAATGAGATAAAACATGATTTAACAAGACATGTCAGAGAATATCAAAAATCTACATTTATTACTAATCATTATTATCTTGAAGCTAAAAACACATTAAAAATTCCAAGATTTTTTCCTATTGAAAAATATGTTAATGAAATTGAAGTTGTTCAAGAGATAAATGATGGACAAGATATTATTATAAATTGCAATATTGAATTACGAGATGAATTACAAAAAAATATTGTAAAATATATGATAACTAATACAAATGGAATAATTAAAGCTAATCCTGGATCTGGAAAGACTATAGTATCAATTTATTCTGTTTGTTATTTAAAAAAGAAAACATTCATTCTTGTCCACAGAGATAGTTTAGTTGAACAATGGATAGGACCTGGTACAATTGATAAAAAACAAGGATTTCTATCTTATTCAGATATAGATAAAAATGAAATTGGTAGATTAAATTCTAATAATTTTAAAAATGTATTAAAAAAATCAATTATACTTTGTACAGATCAAACATTTACTTCTCTTTTAAGAAGAGCAAAGAGAGAAGAATTTTTAATAGAATTAAATAACGCCAATATTGGAATTTTTATAGCAGATGAAGTACATACAACTGTAGGAGCTCCAACATTTGCAGAATGCTCATTACATATTCCTAGTAAAAGAGTTTTTGGTTTAAGTGCTACACCTGATAGACAGGATGGAACAACTAATATTATTAAATATCATCTTGGTGAAATTTATGTTCCTGAAGGCAAATCTTCTACAATGGATGCTAGAGTAACTGTATTATTATTCGATTTTGGATTTCTTCCAAAGAGTCGCTTTTATATATACTACAATGATTTCTTTCAAAAAACTAGATATTTAAAAATATTAAAAAATTCTAAAATTTTTATGAATATCATAGTTTCTTTAGTTAATAAATTTGTAAATGATAATAGACAAATATTAGTAGTTGGAGAAAGAATTAAACTATTAGAATTATTATTTTCAAAATGTAAGTCTAATAGTAAAGGAATATTTATGGCAGGATCTAGTATGGATGAAATTGAAAAACAAGTAACATATACTACTCCAGTTAAATCAAGAGATGGTGTAGATTATGTTTCTAAAGATTGTTTAATCCTATCTAGTCCAATAACTAATATAGATCAAATGAGCGGAAGAGCTTTAAGACCAAAAGCGGGAAAACTTCAACCTCTTTTAATTGATTTAGTTGATATTGGAATTTCTGATGTAAAAAGAACTTTATTTGGAAGATTAGAATTTTATAAATCTAGAGATTGGGAAGTTAAATTTATTTTTATATCTAGTAATGGTAAAAAAAATGAAATAAGTGAAGAACAAGTTATTGAAATTTTAGGTGAATAAAGAATGAAGATAAAATCTGATTTTGTAACAAATAGTAGCTCATGTTGTTTTGTATTAATTGGTTTTAAGATCCTTAATAATATAGAAAATGAAGAAAAAATTGAGAAATTTGATAATTTTTTTAAAGATATAAAAGATTGTTATTTTGGTTTTGGAGATGAGGGTGGCGCTCCAACAGAAGATGATATAATAATTGGAAGAATTCTAATAGATCATTTAGATGATTATTTTGAGTATACAGAACTAGAACTAAAAATTGATCCTTCTGATATAATTAAAATTGCAAATTATTTTGGGGTAAGTAATGATAAAATTAAATATATTTGTGGAAGAAGATCATGTTGAGGTAAAATAATGAGAATAAAATCTGATTTTGTGACTAACAGTTCAAGTACTAGTTTTGTAATTTCTTGTAAAGAAAAAATAGAAGAATTAAAAGAGTCTCCTCTTCTTGATTTGCTTCAAGAACTTCTAAATATAATAATAGTAAATTCAAATGGAGATAATTTAAAAGAACTTGTAGAACATTATGGATTAGAAGAAACTGATCAAGAATATATTGATATTTTAGAAGCAATAAATAATGGAGGAACTATAATATATCTAAGTGTTCCCTACGGTGGAGAAATTTATTGCGTAGATAGATTTTTAAAAAAATATGATGGACAAATAATGTTAAGTGATGATTAATAATGAAGATAAAAAATGATTTTGTGACTAATAGTTCAAGCACTAGTTATTTAATTTGTATTCCTAGAAAATTTGATGTTGAAAAATTTGTTGGAGAAAGACTTGTAGAAAATCCACATATTGAATCAGATAATAGTACAATTTTAGATTTAATTAAGAATAGTATTTTAGAGGGTTTTGCAATTGAAGAATATGATGCTCAACAAGAATTTCATAATTTAGCTGAAATTTTTAAAAAAGAGATAATTTTTTCTACTGATGTAGATTCTGAGCGAGGTTGTATTGATATAATTTTTACGGATTCTTTAGAAGGAGAAATCAAATCAATCAAAGAGGAATTCTCTAAATATGAAAATTAAACAAGATTTTGTAACTAACTCAAGTTCATGTTCATTTATAGTTTGTATTCCAGATGTGAATAAATTTTTAAATGAACTAGAGAAAGAATATGAACTACCAAAAGAAATAAAAGATAAATTTTTTAACCAATATGGTTATATAAGTTTATATGATTTAGAATATGATAGTTTTTGGAAATTACATCAATGTATAGATAAATTAGGTTATGTTATCATGTTTGATGAATCTGGATCTGAAAATGAGCCAAGATATTTAAATATTGCATTTAATAATGAACAAACCAAAAAATTAAAAAAAATATTAGGAGAATCATGAGATTTTTACTAACAGCTGATTGGCACTTTTCCTCATATAGTCAAGACAAGAATGATCCAGATACAAACCTACCTGAAAGATTGAGCGGTTTATATTTAGTAATCATGGAAATGATCCAATATGCAATAAAAAATTCAATAGATTATATTGTTGTTGTAGGAGATATTTTTCATAATAAGAGTATTATATATTCAACCGCTCAATCTTTATTATTAGATATAGTAAGAAATAATAGACAAGTAAAATGGATATTTATTTCTGGAAATCATGATTTATCTAGTATGACTGGAGAAGGAGTTTCTGCTATAAAATGTGTAGATAATGAACCAAATGTAACTACAATTCATACTACAACTAAAATTGATAATGTATTATTAGTTCCGTGGAATCCAAGAAGTATGATTCAAGATATTAAAAGTGGAAAAGCTGATTATTTATTTTCACACCTAGGTTTAAATGAAGGTGTTTTAAATAGTGGAATTTCTTTAGTATCCGACATAGGTTTAAAAGACCTGATTCAATATAAATCAGTATATCTTGGACATTATCATACTCCACAAAAAGCAGGAAATGTTAATTATATTGGAAATCCAACACATTTGGATTGGAATGATAAAAACCAAGAGAAAAGATTTATGATTTTAGATACACAAACCGGTATGGAAGAATCAATTTTAACAACATGTTATAAAAAACATTGTGAATTTAATTTAACAAATGAGAATAAAGAAGAAGTATTAAAAATGAGTATTCAATTACAATCTGAGGGTCATCATATAAAATTAAATAGAGTTGATAATACAATTGATATAACAGAACTTGAAAAAGAATTTAATGTTGTTGATAAGGTTGAAAAAGATATAACCAACAGAGGAATTACATCTGGTATGAGTTCATCTGATAAAATTAATAGATTTTTAGAAATAAAAGAAATCCCTATTGAAAAAAGAGATATGTATAGAAATAAAGCTTTAGAAATTATGGAGACTGTTTCAACATGATTAGTTTTGAAATAGATGATAATATGGAAAAGAAATTAAACATCTGGAGAAATACAATAAAAAATGATCCAAGAACTATTGGTAAACCAGAAAAATTTGTTTTCTACATGATTGGACAATCAATGATTTGTGAAGTAATAAAGGGCCCGCATAAGATAGATTTAACAGAAATTGAATCAGGGTGATAAATTTAATGAAAGAGATACAATTTTTAAAAGCTGGAATGCAAAATTTTTGTGGTTACACTGATTTAATTGAATATGAATTTAAAAATAATAAAATAGTATTAATTACAGGTCCAAATGGTGTTGGAAAAAGTACTATTTTTGATTCTATTCAATTTACTCTTTTTGGTGTAACTGGAAAAGATGGAAAGAGCAGCGATGTTGTAAATAATGTTGTTGGAAAAAACTGTAAAACATATATTGAATTTACATGTAAAATATTAGATAATATAGATTCATATAAAGTTATTAGATATGTTAAAGATACTAAACTTGGAGATACAGTACTTCTATTTAAAAATGATTTTAAGAAACCTTATAAAAAAGGTCATAAAGAAGTTTTACCTGAAATTGAAAAGATTTTAGTACCGCAAAAACTATTTAATAACACATTATTATTTGGTCAAAAAGTAAAAGAGTTTTTTACAGATTTACCAGATTCTGATAGAAAAGAAATATTTAGAAAAGTCATTCAGGCTGATGATTATGTTTTATATTATGATGAGACAAACAAAAGAATCAAATTAAAAAATGAAGAATTATCTGAAATTGAAAAAGGAATAATTTTAAATACTAAATTTTTAGAAGATACTAATTCTAGAATTGGTATAACTTTAGAAGATATAAAAAAGTTTGAGTTAAGAAAAAAGGACGAAATTAATAGTTTAACTATTAAAATAAGTGATTTAAATGACGAATTATTGGAGTTGCACAAAAAAGAAAAAGATTTTGAGAACATCAATGATTTAGAGTTAGATAAATTAAATCAAGAAATTTCAAATATTGAAAATGAAATTAATAAACTTAGTCTAGAATTAAAAAATAATTTAGATTCATTAGAAAATACAAAAAGTTTAAAATTATCTGAATTTAATTTAAAATATCAAGAACTTTATTCAACAGAATTATTATCTAAAAATGATAGTATTTCTAAAATTAATAAAGAGTTTCAAGAATATAAATTAGAAATTATAAAAAACAGAAATGAATTAAATAATTCTAAAAATAATTATTTAGTAAAACAACAGAATAATGAAAAAGAAATAGAAAAAACAAAACCAAAAATATCTGAATTACAGTTATCTTTAAATAAATCTAATGCAACTTGTCCAACTTGTGGAAAGTTATTAACAGAAGAATCTATTAAACAACATCTTACTAATTCTTTAAATGAACTGATAGAATCAAATAAAGAAAAGTTGAATGAAAATATTAATCTTAAAAATTTATTAGAAGAAATAACAAAACAAGAACAACAAAATTATAATCAAGAAACAGAATCTAAAAGATCTACTGATGAAAAAATAAAAGAAATTAATCAACAATTTGAATTAAAACACAAGACTATCTTACAAAGATTAAATGATGCAGAAACAAAATTAAATAATATTGTTTCTGAAAAAGAGAATAATATAAAAATTGAATATTTTTCCAATAAGAACAGTTTTATTAAAAAGTTAGACGTTGCAAAATCTAGAAGATCTATTTTATCTTTATCTATTCAAGAGAAGTTATTACTCAGAGATAAAATGAATAAGTTAAAATCTGATATATCATTAAATAATGAACTGCTTCAAAATAAACAAAATGAAGAATATAATATTTCAATTTTAGAAAATTATTATACAGAAAAAGATAGATTAGAAACAGAGAAGAAATGTTTAGATGAAGATAAATTGGCTCTTTTGGATGAGTTAGAGATTCTAAACTTTTGGAAAGTTGGTTTTTCTTCTACTGGAATACCCTCCTTATTAATTGATGAATCTATCCCTTTTCTAAATGAAACTGTTGGAAACTATCTTGAAATGATTGGTGGAAGATATAAAGCTAGTTTTGATACGATATCGACTACAAAATCTGGAGAATATAGGGACAAAATTAATGTAAATATACTAGATACTAAAACTAAAGCTAATAGTAAAAAACAATTTTCAGGCGGACAAACTAGAATTATTGATATAGCAATTCTATTATCACTTTGTGATCTACAAAATAATATTCAGGATATGAAAACAAATATTTTATTATTAGATGAAATTTTTGATAGTCTTGATGATGAAAATATTGGATATATTTCAAAATTGCTAAGAACCTTAGTAAAAGATAAATCAATAAATATTATTTCTCATAGATATATTGATACTATTGAATCAGATGAAGTAATAAGATTATTTTAGGAAGAAAATATGACAAGATCTGAATTTATAGAATGTTTAAAAAATATTAAATCTGAAAAAGAAGATCCAGTTGTGGTTATTCAAATATATGGCGGAGATTTATTAGAATTAATAAATGTAAATCTTGAAAGAGATACATATGAAAATGAACATGAAGAGAAAGTTTTTGATGAAATTATTATTATTTCATAATAAAATTTAGAAATATGAAAACAAAAATTAGATATGAAAATGTTCGGAAAAGAATTATAAAATTTGAAATTGATGATGATTCTTATGAAACAAATTGTCCAGAACGTCCAGATTCAGAAATAATGGTAGGAAGTTATCTTTGTACTAAATGTAGAAATTATATAGGTCAAATTGATGGAAATCTTCATTGTTTTGTATTTAAAGAATAGGAGTTTATATTATGAAAACTAAACAAGATTTTATTACAAATTCAAGTTCAACCTCTTTTATCATAGCAGATAAATCAGGAAAATTAGATAAAATTTTAGTTAAAATTAATGAAAATCCAGAAATAATTGTAAATATTTTTGAGATTTTAACTTTTGAAGATATTAGTCATAATGCATCTGATTATGGTAAAAATATCAAAGAAAAATATCATATTGATCAAATAGTTGATAATGGTGGAAAAATTTATGAATTTATAGCTGGCGACCAATCAGGATTATTAGAAGCTGGTTTTTGTAATTATGGAATTTACGAAGAAGAAATTTCTGAAAATAAGGAAATAATTGAAATTATAAAAGGAGAAGGTGGATATTGATTTTTAAATATGAGACAATCTCAAGGATTTAAATCAACTAGAAAATATAAAGATATTAGAAGTTTTATTTGTATTTTATTTGGACAACCAGATTATACAGATCATATTTCAAATGGTGTTAGTTTTAAATGGTATTTACATAAAGTTATAAAATATATACCAATAAGTCATAGAGGAAAAATTGTAGAATTTGCTTTACATTTATTATCTAATAAAAATATTAAAGCTGAATGTAAAATTTTAAGATACAGTAATGAAATAAATGATGCTAATTTATTAAGTCTTTATCACACAAATCCTAGAGACAGTTTTAGAATTTTAGTGAGGAATCAATGAAAACAAAAATATTTTATAGTATTGAAAATTGTGGAGATGGAAGCGCCTATCCAATATTTATGGAATCTGAAGAATTATGTATGATTGAACAAGAATTCATGGATGAAGGTTGGGGAGAACCTTGCATTGGTCATATTACAATTGAACATGATACACCAATTAAGATTAAAAATGAAATAAAAACAGTGGACGAAGTAATTGAAGAAACCGAATTAAGAATAAAAGAATCTTGTGTATCAGAAAATAGCAAACATTTTCTTAGAAAAAAATTAGAAGAACTAAATAAATTAAAAAATCAAATGGTAATAGATAATGAATAAGATTCATATAGTTAATTGGTTATTAACTAGAAGATGTAATCTTCATTGTGATTATTGTAGAATTGTAAAAAATTATAAAACAAAACCATTATTATATCCAGATATGAAATATTATATTGAAAATGAAATGTCTAGTCAAACTATTATTAATGGATTAGAAAAAATTAAAAATCATAATCCTAATGCATTTCATATTTTCTATGGCGGTGAACCTTTATTAAGGTTAGATCTTTTTGAAATTATAAATTATTGTAACAAAAATGATATTCATTATACAATAATTAGTAATAATACTGAGAGAGTTCAACCTTTAATGAAAGAATTATTAAGAAAAGTAGATTATATTGAAGGTTTTACCGCTTCTATAGATCCAATTATTTATGATAAAAATAAACATATGACTGATACATTTAAAAAGAGTTTAGCTGGTTTTAAAAAACTTAAAGAATATTCAGATATTATTAAGGATGTAGTTGCAGAAATAACTGTAACTAATGATAATCTTGAATATCTTTATCCATTAGTATCTGAGTTATCTGATTTTGGAATAAATAGTGATATAACATTTGTTGATATTTCTAAGTCTAAATATTATGATTTTTCTGATGTTGAGGATGATTCTATTTTAGTAAGAAAAAGTCCAGAGTTAAAGGAAATATTAGATAAAATTATTAGCGAAAAACTTAATGTTCATATGGCAGAAACTCTATTACCAATAATATATGAGAATCTTCCAAGTGAATATGATTGTAAATTAGAAAATGATTTTCATAATTTATGTGTAGATGCAAATGGTAGCATAAGATTATGTTTGAGAATTAGAGGAACTGCTATTCCAGAAAACTTTAATCTCTCTAATCTATTTGATGAAAATAATAATCTAAATCAATATCTTAAATATTCAATTAATTATGATAAAAAAAATTATTGTTTAAAATGTAATCATAGTTGTTACATGATGTCAGAGTTAATATCTAAGGGAGAAGATAATTCTAATAATTTAATTCATACAGAAGTAAGGAAATAAAATAATATTAAAAACTTAAAAAGAAAAGAGGGTATATGAGATTATTTAGAGTTTATAGATTTAGAGCTTGTCATTGCGATAGAGAAGAATTTCCAGAAGAAATATTAATTCAAGGAAATAGTCCAGAAGAAATAGATAAAATTATTGAAAAAAGAAGAGAAGAATATGAATATTCAGATGATTCTGAAAATTTAATAGATTTTGGAGACGAGCATCAACTTCAAGAAATTCTTTTCTTTGATGATGGTGTAGAAAATATTATTGAAAATGATAAGTTTAAAATTCTAAGTGAAGATGAACTATGTGAAGAGTTTCTAAATTTGAGAGATAAGAATGAGATCTGAAGATGCTCAAAAGATTTATCAAAAAAGAAAAGAACAAAAAGAAAATTTAGATAAATATCATCATCCAAAAGAAAAAATTGAGCAATTAAATAGATTATTAGGAGATAAAAGTTTTAATAAAAATTATAAGATTTTAGAACTATTTTGCGGTCATGGAAATTTAACAACAGAATATACAAAATATGGTATTGTTTCATCTTTTGATAAAATTTGTGGAGATGGTGATAGTTATAGTTTATTTCATGGTTTAATTAATAAAAAATTGGAATATGATTTAATTGATTTAGATCCTTATGGATATCCATGTAGGTTTTTTCCAGATATTTTTCTATTAATACATAATGGAATTTTAATTGTTACATTTTGTAAAAATAGTAAACCAAATGCATGGACTCAACAACTATTAAAGAGTTATTTTGGATCTAAAAAACCATCAAAAGATCAAATCATAAAAACAATTTGTAATGAAGGTTTGAAACATTGGAGGGTTGTTAAATTAATAGAATGTATAGATTTAGAAAAAGTATTTAGATTTGCGTTTTCAGTTGAAAGAGTTCATGCAGCAAAATTTTGCGGAACTTCAAATCTTGGAAGAAGAAATTAAATGAGTAAATTAAGAAAAATTTTTAACTATAAATTTTATAAGAGGAGTAAAAAATAAAATGGCAGAGACTGTAACATCTGCAATTGAATTTCTAAAATTAATTAAAAATGAAAAAGAAGTTCTTGTAAAGTTTGAGAAAAAAGATGGAACTTTAAGGACAATGAAGTGCACCTTAGATTTTGATAAAATACCAAAAGAAAAGAAACCAAAGGGTGTTGATCTTATTAAGATTCTAATGAGAATTCAGAAAAGTAAAATTCTTAGTGTTTTTGATTTAGAAAAGCAAGATTGGAGATCTATTCCTTTTGAAAAATTAGATTTTCTTCAAACACCATCTAATAATAAGATATATAAACTAAGTAAGCTAAAGTAGAAATTGGAGATAATTTATGATTACAAAAAATATCTCTGTTGGATCTTTGGACATAGATCCAGAATCTGGAAAAATATGGTTGAATTGTCCAAATTGTATTTTAAGAATTTATAATCTTAGATTTAATAAAGTTGAAGAAAAATTTTCTATGATAGATATAAATGGGCGTGATGCCTGGATGATACCTGGAGACTTAGAAACACAACCTTTTGGAGAATTTTTAGAAAAAATAATAAGTTTTATAATACCAGAACTTTCTCAATTAGAAACGAATGATGGAAAACTTTTACTAGATAAGTTATTTTTAGTAATTAAAGAGGAATTAAATAAATGACAATTTTAGATGATATGTTACAACAGATTAAAAATTCAGATTTAGATGAACAATTAAAACAAGTTTGCGATGAAATTATGAAAGAGGAGAGACCTAAATTTAAAAATCCAGTTTACGAACCAAGAGGGTCAAATATATTTTTAGCTGTTGAATATGAAGATGGAAATAATATTAGTTATTTATGTTTAGAAAGAGAATTTAAAGAAATATATATATTAACAATATGGTCAAAATCCAAATCATCTATGTATATAAAAAAGAAATCTTCCAAGGATATTAATGAAATTACAATACAAAAAATTCTAGAAACCTTTGCTAAAAAATTAAAGTATTTACGAGGAGAATAAAATGGTTGAAGATATTTTAATTAATGAGATGTATGTAAGAAAAGTTATTTCAAAAGATATACATGATTCTAATAATAAAAATATTAGTCAACCATATCTTGTTGAAGCTATAATGAAAACAAGCGACTTTGTTAAAAAATTTAAACAACTAACCAGTACAGAAAATCGTTTTATTATTCCAAATAATTGTAAATATCTGGATTTTTCACCAAGCGGTCAAAAAGTTTTAATAATTGAAGAAGAACCGCAAATAAGAACAGTTTCTTTTGATTTTGATCCATTTACAAATATTGAAGTTTTGAAACAAAATGGAAAATTTGATCTATATGGTTTAGAAAATTTTGAGATAGAAAGACCATTTAGATTAACACTGTCTTTTCCTTATATAATTTATTTTATAGTTTTGAGCAAAGATAATTTTTTTCAGGACATGTATTTATTCTTTAGATTACATCCTTTTACTAGTCTAGATGATTATTTATTAGAACCATGTCTTCCAAATGTATCTGAAGACTTTAGAGTTTGTCTTGGATTTAATAATCAATATCAAACCCAATCAATGGATCAAATAGTTAGATCAGTTATAGATACTTTTTGGTTTAATAAGTTTAATTATGATTATTTTTCACATTGTAAAAATTATTTTGATGTCCCAGAACTTTGTGATTATTTTACATGGGCATATAATACTAAAATAGATCCATTATTTATATTTTCAACAAAATGGAAAAATACAAAATATAATGTTAATCAAATTCTTTCAGAACGATGTAATAAAAATGCTCGAGATGATACGTATTATCTTCTTAATGTATTAAAAGAAGAAATAAAAGTAGAAGAAGTATATGATAATGTTGAAAAAGATAATATGTATCGATCTAGAGATTTATGTGAATCAATTTCTTTATCAGATGGAATTATAGTTTCAGTTGGTGATGAAATAAAATACAATGATGTAACTTTTTATGTGGATTCTATATTATTTAATTATAGTCATGTTCCAGAAAAATTATTTCTAGAAGATAGTAATGAGAATAAAGTTGAAATTGATTTGCATGATATCAAAGAATTAGAAGAAATTTGCAAAAATTTAAGCATAGAAAATCCAAAATCAATAAAAATAAAAGATGATTTAGAAATTAAAGAAAACGATTTAGTTTATTTTAATGAGAATGGAAGTATAAAAATTGTTGAAAAAATTTGTAAATGTAGAGATAATACTTATCATATAAAAATTGGAGAAGAGTTCTATTTAGAAAGTTGCTTTTTAAATGATAATCTTAAAAAATTAACTGATAATTTAAAATTTGACGATGAAGAATTAATCGTTGGAAAAGAATATTCTTTTATTGATTTAGGTAATTCATTATCTTTTATTGTTAAAGGTTATACTGGAACTTATCAAGGGTATTTTATTGATGAAGTTCGTAAAAATGATAAAAGAATTTATTTAAGATTTTTACTATTAAATGATGAAGAATTTTGTATTGAGATTACTAGTTACAATTCTATAAAAAATTATAAATTAATTAAAGAACCATTATTAATTGAAGATATATATTGTATAAATAATAAAATCTTTACAAATTTTGGACCAAATAAAGTGGGTTTAATTAAGAACCATGGAGTATTAATTCTTAACGATCAATATTTACCAAAAAAATTTAGTTTTTATGAATTAAACAATGTATTAAAATATAATTCTATTACTTGTAGAGATTATTTTACAAAAATTTGCATTGATAAATTACAATCTTTTACAATTAAATCAATTGATAGAGATTATACATATACTTTTGGAGATGAAGTAATTAATATTGATTGGTCAAATCCAGACGATATGTTAAAAATTAAAACTATTTGTGGATTTGTTGTAGATGATGAAAATTTCTATATTAGTTTAATAGATGAATCTGAAAATGTTAGTATTGTTCCATTACTAAATTTTGATACTGGTAATGCATCTTTTGAAAATTTCAGAAAAGTTTGTAGAGAAATTAATGGAATTAAAACAGGAACACTTGCTAAAGCTAATAAAAAAGGATTTCAAGACTTTTTATTAAAAGATCAATATGAAATTAAAGCTTTTGTAATTGATGATGAAGAACCATTAGTTTTATTTTCAAATTATAGAACAATATATTTCTCAGATTTTGAACGAGATTTTATTATCATTGAAGAAAGTAATAAAAATTATAAAAAAGGAATTTCTGAAACAAAATTAGTTATTAAAGTTCAAGATGGAGATATATTTAAAAATAGTAATAGAAAATTTATAGTTCTTTCATCTGAATCATATTATACTAAAAAATATGAATATATAACAGAAGATTCTATAAATAGAGATCTATTTATAACTAGAGTTTCTTATGGTGATTATGATTATTCTTTAAATAATAGATCAGGTTTATTATATCCTAGATATAGTGATGTAAAAATTAGAGATTTTCGTTTAAAGAAGTATATGCCAGGAATACATTGTAATATGAATAATAAAATTATTAATAATAAAGGTATTGGAATGAGAAAAGATTGGAGAGATTAAGTAATGAATATTTATATTCATGGAGTACATGATATCCCAAAAGATGAAACATGTTATATTATTGCAAAAAGCGGAATATATTTAAAGAAAAAATTAGATTTAATTGAAAGTTTGACCCCAGTTGATAAAATTTCATTTTTAGAAGATATTCCAACATTTGCAGAAATGAATATTTCAATGATTCCAAAAAATTATTTTATAAATATTATTGCATTTTTTAAGGAAGTATATAAATTATATAAATCGGAAGCAGGGGTTTTATTATATTACAATAGAAGTAAGAGAAGTTATAAAATTCATGTTCCAAAACAAGAAGCAAGTGGTGCATCTTTATCATATAAAGCGGATGATGTATTTAAAGATCATATTTTAATTGGAAGTATTCATAGCCATGGAAATATGACAGCATTTCATTCATCTACTGATGTTGGAGATGAATTAAATTTTGATGGAATTCATTTTACAGTAGGAAAAATAACTAGCGAATTCTTTGATTTGTGTGGTTCAATTGCAGTAAACGGAATGAGAGTTCCAATAGAACCAGAAAGATATATAACAGGTATTGAATCAAGAGAATTTACTCCATATTTTACTTCAATGTTCAGACCAGCATTTGAGGAAATTCATGGACAAAAAGTTTACAAAACTACAGTTAAATCAAGTATTGGATATGTGATAGAAGGTATTTCAGAAGAAGATTATAAATTTAATAAAAAATGGCTTGAAAATGTAAAAGAGAAAAAATATACCTATCAAGCTTCAGTTGGTTCAGCTAGATATACATTTAAAGATGGAAAATTAATTAGATTGGATGATAAAGACAATAATTTATTTATTAAACCTGACCAATTTTCCTATTTAGATTATGATTTCTCACATTACAATAGACCTGATACTTGTGTTTGTAAAGGTTGTATTCATAGATGCGAAAAATTAAAATTAGAAGATTTTTCATCAGTAGATGAAAAAGATTTAAAAGATGAACAAGAATTTTACGATAATTACTTTGGTCTTATTTAGGAGACAAATATGGAATTAACTATCATCGGTTTGGGTGGAATAGGATCTATCTTATCAAATACAATTTCTAGATATCTAAATACAAAAAACTTTAACTCTGAAATCATTATTAATTTGGTTGATGGAGATGATTATGAGTTTAAGAATATGGAAAGACAAGAATTTTTATCTTTTGGTAATAAGGCTGCAGTTAAAAAAAGAGAATTAAAACAAAGGTTTCAAAATATTATTTTTAAAGATTATCCATATTTTGTTGATGAAAATTCAATTACAGAAATTATTAAAGAAAATTCAATTGTATTTGTAGGTGTGGATAATCATAAAACTAGAAGGTTAGTTTCTGAGTACGCAAAAAAATTGAATAATATAATTATTATTTCAGGCGGAAATGAACTAACAGATGGAAATGTTCAGATTTTTATTAGACAAGGAGGTATGAATGTAACACCGAGTTTAACAGATTATCATCCAGAAATTGAAAATGCTAAAGATAAATCTCCAGACGAAATGTCTTGTGAAGAATTATCTAAAGCAGCTCCACAATTGTATTTTACTAATTTTATGGTTGCAGGTCATATGTGCTCAGCATTTTTTAACATAACTGAAAAAAATAATTATAAGATTTCAGAAGTTTATTTTGATTTACTAACTATGAATTCAAATTCAAAAACAAGAACACCAAAAAACAATAGAGTTTAAAAAAGAAAAAGGAGATTTATTATTATGGTAGACATCATTAAGACATCAGATCTAGAGGCAAAGAATGCAGCAGAACTCCGTGAAATTTGTAAGAAGTATAATATCGTTGGCATGAGCAAGGCTCGTAAAGATGTTATGGTTAGTGCAATTGAGGCTTATTATAAGGAAGTAGATCCTAAGGCACCTAAAACATCTTCTGCTACTAAGGCAGCTCCAGCAGAAAATACCAGCAAGCTCCCCTTTATTAATGCAAATCTTCATAGTTTTCTTGAGAGCAATAATTCATATAAGACTCTAGTATCTGTATCCTGTGGTGCATCTTCCTCAAACTATCCTGTTGTAGGAAGATCAGTTGGTTTTGTAAAGGCAACATACCGAGAAATTCTAAATGTAGACAATACCGCTAAGGGTGTTGTAAATGGTGACGAAATTGCAGATTCTTATATTCTCAAGAGCGGAGACGTTCTAGAGTTTGTACGAAAGGCTGGAACTAAGGGTTAATTTTTAAAAATGGGTGAGTAGAAATACTCACCCATTTTATTTTATTTTATTTAATGGAGAATATTATGGCAATAGATGTTGATCGGAATCTAGTAGAGGGTGGAGTAAAGGAAATTAAATATTATTATAGAAATTGTCCTATTGTTGGAAATATTTTTACAGTTTGTATTTTTCTATCTGAAGATAAAAAGATTCTAGCAAGAGGTGTTTCTATTTGTTCATTAATGGACACCCATCTTAAACAATATGCAAGAGAAAAAAGTAAAAGTAGAGCAATGGCTGCATTTTTTAAGAAAGAAAATTCTTTAAAAATTGCTACTGAATGGGAAGATAAAAAGGCTTTATTTACAGAAGTTATTAAATCATTTAAAATTAAAAATGAAGAAGAAGCAAATGAATTGCTCAAAAAAGTTGGTCAATTACAACTTGATTATACTATTAAAGATTTAGACGGTTATCAGAGAATGGATGTTTTTATCCCATATCTATATCCAATTCAATTTACAGGAAAAAACTTTGAGTACAAGTCAATGTTTAAACCAAAACCAACAGAAGAAGAAAAGAAAATGTTTAAATTAGTCTAACATTTTATTTATGCGGAGAACTGAGAGGAAGAAACAGTGACGATCCATCCTGATGACGATTTGGACAAAATGGTGTTTTATGTCACTGTCCTCTCGTCTCCTATTTTTGAAAGGAAATTTTTATGGGTTACGACCAGGAAAGAGATAAACTAATTAAATTATTTGAATTAAAAAAGGATAAAGGTAGTTTACTTTGTTCTATTTTTTCATATGATGGTGGAAAAGCAAAAATTGGATTTACAAGAAGTTTTGAGAAAAAAGATGGAACCATTGGATATAGTCAGTCAGGCAGAATGACTTTAGAAGAAATACAGTTTTTAAAATCTAATTTAGATGAAATTATTGAAATTATGGGTAAAAATTAATAAGAAATTTTCTTAAAAGTATAGAACAAATAAATAGATCAATCATCTATTACGGAGGATTTATTTGTACAGCGACATTTGTTTGATTGGTTTAGGAACTTTAGGTGGTTTTCTAGCTAAAAATTTATCTGAACTAGAAACCACAAAGAATTTATTGTTAATTGATTATGACACTGTAGAGACTGAAAATATTAGAAACTCCATTTATACTGAAAAAGATATTGGAAAACTAAAAACAGAAGCTATTTCAAAAAAATTAGATAATAGTTCGTCTCTTGTTCATTATCTTAATGAAAAGTTTATTGAAGGAACAACAAAAATTCCAAAATTTGATTTAATAATAGATTGCAGAGATTTTACATATGAAAGAAAAAATTTAATAGATGCAAGATTATATATTTCTTTTAGAAATTTAGTAATTGATTGTAGAAAAAATGTTAAATATTCAAA